TTTATTAAGCGTAAATTTCAATCATACGAGCCAACTCTTTATCGGCAACGGCAACACCTGCTTTTAAAGCTCCAGCGGCCATATTTAAACCACGGGATAGCTTACGAAGGTTTGATGATTGCTTACTTTTTCCTTTTCTTAATAGATCAACTACTCGTTTACGTTCTGTTAAATCAAGAGTTAAACCTTCTTCTAAAGAAATCTTACCGACAATCTTATCCATAAAGTCGTAAATTTCGCCTTCGGTTGGATCAATATCAATAATAAATGCTCGAGTTCTTAGTGCGCCATCAGGATCAAGCTTGTTCATCTTAAGGTTAGAGATAAAGATGATCTTGCCCGTGAATTCAAAGTAACGTGGAATTAATCCAGCATCAAGGATTTCATCGTCAGTCATTTCATCAGGCTCTGCAACATTCTTACCCATCTTGTTCCAAACGAGTTTACGAATCTTTTTGGTATCGGTTGCAGCTTTTAAAAGGTTACGGCTTTCTTGGTCTTTAAGAGCATCGTCACTATCATCGAAGAAGATAATTTCATTCTTATATTTAAATAATAGAGAATACATTCCAGCCGCACTAGCAGAACCAGTGTTCTTAAAGTAACCAGCTCCATCTCTATAACCCATTTCACCAAGAATCTTTTCTGTAGTAAACGTTTTACCAACTCCGCCACGCCCAGCAATAAAGATTGCGTTCGCTGCGCCATTAACGGTTAGTTTCAATAGATTCTCAAGATCTTCTAACTGAGCTTCAAAACTTAATCGTTCTCTATCATTTAAAAGCTCATCTGCATTTGAATTATCAGCATATGTTTCTTTAGCACTCCCTTTAGTTACTTTACCTTCGTTAGCGCCAATCATTTCAAGAATTTTAGATTTATCTTTCTTGATCTTTTGTACTACTGCAGGCTTACCGTCAAATACATATTTAACGCCTTGCTTGGTAATGTTCTTTGGATATACTTCTTCAAGAGCTTCGAATACTTTAACTCCAGCACTTTTATATTTCCTATAGATCTTCCCTTTTGAAAAGTTAGGAGATACAATCATATCAACAATATCATCAAACATTGCTGGAACATCACCAGCTCCCGCTGCTTCTTTTAAAAGAATGGAATCTGTTCCATATGCGTATCCTTCATTTAAAGGAACTCCATCTGGAATAGTATAAACTACTTTACTGTTTGAACCTTTGTTATTAATGATTTCAGCAACAATAGGAAGGATTTTAACAACGCTTGTCATATTAGCAAACTCAACTCGTGTTGATGGTTTACCGTCTCCTAACCAAACATCAAATCCGGTTAATGCATTCGTTTGAGCTCTTGTTGAAGAGAAGTTTAATCGAACGGATATACCATTCTTATTAGCGAACAAACGTAAACCAAATCCTTTACCAGCAGATCCTTTATATTGCTCTAGCTCTGGCATTGCGAAAAGGTTTAAACCCGTCTTCTTTTTTAAATACTTAATCATTAAAAAGGTAGCTTTCTCAATAGAGCCTGATGAAATACCTTCAGTTAATACGAAATCCTTAAATCTTAGTTTGTTAATATCCATTTAGTGTAATAGTAATTTTAGTTATTTATAAAGTTTCAAACTTTAAAACCAGAGAAGTCTACGTTCTTACCAATGTTATGCATGGCATCACTATTACCCACTTGTGCTCCTGCTATTTTAGAATCATCTAATATATCTTGAGTTGGGTCAGCAACATCATATAAACGCATCTTAGATTTATCTACTCCAACGACAAACCGTTTATTATTACTTGGATCATTATAACGATTCTTCAATTGCTTTACCATTATTTGATTCATTCCTTCTAACTGTTCATTACTAATTAAAGCAATCATTAAGTCAGCTGTGGCAGGTAAGCCGAAACTTTCTGATGTATCAGTTAAGTCAACATCGGAATTATTAAATCCAGAACGAGTAACCTGAGTAGCACTCCAAATTGGAACATTACACTCAACGGCCAATCCTCTAACTTCTTCAGCAATACTTTTAATTAAAGAATAGGTGTTAACGCCTCCGCTTAAACCTTTAATTCTGCTACTAGCACAAATGTTTAGATAATCAATAAAGATAACATCTGGTACAAATTGTTTCTTCATTTTAAGCTCTGTTATCAAAGCTCTGAAGTGACCAACATGAGCTCCAGCAGTTGGGTATTCCTTAATAATCAACTGACCTTTAACTTTATCAGAAACTTTCTTTATTTTAGAATTAAAGTTTTCACGGGAAAGCGTATCAAGTTGATCAATCCTTACATCAAACAAATTAGCATCAATACGTTCAGCGATACGCTCTTCAGCCATTTCCATTGTTATATAAAGAACATTCTTTCCTTGAGAAATTCCATCTGCAGCAAGGTGGCACATAGCCAAACTCTTACCAACACCAGTTCCTGCAAGGATAATGTTTAATGTTTTATTAGGTAAACCACCGCCGGTGATTTCATTAAACATTGTTAAATCAAATGGTAACTTCTCTTCATCTCTATTATAAAAATCAAATCGAGATTCAGCATCGCCAATATAATCATGGCCAACCGCCGTATCAAATGTTACGGAAAGAGCTTTACTTAAAATCTCTGGAATAATACCTTCGTTTTTATCTGGGCTCTTTCCATCAATAATAGAAATACTTTCCATTACTGCATTATGAACTGCTCGATCTTTACACCATGTTTCAGTACTTTCTAACAACCAATCTTCATCGCTATTATCAGCTTGTTCTAAATTAGTAATTGTTTGATATATTTCATTTACATCGCTACGATTACTATATTCAGAATTCTGAAGTTCAATTAAAAGAACGTTACTTGTTGGCAGTTTGTTATACTTAGAAATAAAGTTAACGATTAAATCATAAACTGCTTTTTCTTGGTTATCAAAATATTCTGATTTAATATGAGGTAATGATTTTCTACAAAACTTCTCATTATTAATTAAATTTGTTAATATAATTTCCTCGAAAGATTTATTCATGCTTATCTGTTTGACCTTGTTCTATTAATATTTTATCTAATATAGTTCCAATATAAGATGTAAAATATTGGTCTTTTTCTAAGGTTTCTTTTTCTATTGTTTCAGGATGTTTATCAATTTCATAAATGAACTTTAATACTGGCAGTTCCATACCATCAACGTCCTTTAATTCAAATGAGATTTTCCCATAACTATATTGGACGCCTTCATATTCTCCTTTAAGAATTTTAATTGAAGCATGGTCTTTAATTTTACCATGGGAAACAATTTCATAGTCTGATCCTTCTTCAAGCATCTTCTTCAATAGTTTCAGTTTCAAGAGCGGCATCTACAACCACTTCAGCTTCATCACCTGACATATCATGTAAACCAATCGTAAATTTGTTTTTAATAAAATCGGCAAAGTCAGTTTTCTCAAAGATAGGTTCCCAAAACTCTTTATTAAGAGTGTCGGCGGCACGACGGTTAACAGGATGCAGTTCTTCACCCGTCTCTGGGTTATTTGCCATGTACCATCCGTTCTTTGGTTTTGTAGCATAACCTCCGTCAATCGCAACATCAAGCAGGCCACTCCATTTTTGAATTCCACCTTCCCAACTCACTGTAATTGGAATACGGCTTTTCTCTTTAACAAATCTGCTTTTCTCAACTACAACGTTAAAGTGATAACCTTGAATCTCTGTTCCTTTTTTATCTTGTGAACGACCAATAATCCAAATGGTATCTGCTGAATAATAAATTCCAGTTCCTCCTGATACAACCGCTCTTGGAAACAGCCCCATCTCTTGATATGTATGGTTAACTGCAATCAGAGGAATGTCTTTCATTGTTAAGTAAGGAGTAGCCATTCGGAATAAACCCTTAATGGATTTTGCTCGGCTCATATCAGCGACACTCTTTTCGTTAATAGCGTCGTCCATCTCCTTCTTAGATGCAAGGTTACCAATCGAATCAATAATAACAATAACTTTATCTTTGCGATCTAGATCTTCAAATTGGTTAATCATATCGAACTTCAGTTCTTCGACATTCTTAATAGGAATATGAAGTACTCGGTTAATATCAATACCAAAGCTTTCAAAGTATGCTTGCGGAGAACCAAACTCTGAATCATAAAACATTAGAACCGCGTCCTTATGTTGTTTTAAATAAGCACTTGCCATTAGTAGAGCAAATGAAGTTTTAAAGTGTTTAGAAGGCCCAGCCAATACGGTTAACCCGCTTGTTAAACCCCCATCCATTTTTCCACTAAGCGCGACGTTAATCATCGGCACTGGTGTTGGAATCATATCCTTCTCCGCGTAAAATTGGCTATCGGCTAGGACGTCGGCTTCTTTTACTCGGCAGTTCTTTTTTAGTTTATCTAGTAATGACATATAGTTTTATTTTGTTGCTGTTAATATTATAATCTATTTTTTAATGAATGTAAATCATTAAATATTATTATTATGTGAAGTCTTCTAATGAAGCGGTTTCACATTCTTGTTCAGCTTCCCACCTCTGCCTTTTATTATCTTGTAAGATATATGTGGTATTTACTTTATCAAGATCACCTTGTAAATATTTTACAATTTGGCCCATCATATCTTCGGCTGTCTTAACAGGAACATTTTGACAAATATGATTCCATTGTTTAGTATTAAGTAATTGAAAGTCTTTAGGCAAATACATAATTTCCATACACTCGCGAACCGTTAAATAACGATCTTCAGTTGGATGAGTAAGCCATTGTGGGAGGTGGCCAACAAAAGCACCAATATAATCCTTGGGCCATGTAACAGTTCTTCTCATTACTCCTTTGCCATTTTTAATTTTTTCATTCATTCGACCAATTGTAGCAGCCCAACGATCTTCTCCCTTTTCTTGTAGCCATGGGATTAGTTTATCATATGAATCGTTATTTTCAATATAATGAAACGCATTTGATGATTTTTCTAAATGCTTATCTACAAACTCAGCATGAGAAATACCGCCATGAATTTCATTGAGAATATAATTATATAAACAAAACTCTGAAGGAATATCTTTATTAAGAACTTCGCTCATAGGATCTTCCGGATCATTTACAACGGCGTTTAATAAATCTTCAATTTTTTGATTTGGTCGATGGATATAATCAAAGAGTGGAACAGAATCGTCTTTCCAAAAGAAATAGAACGTCCTATCACGAACTTGAGAAAAACCTTGCACCAGACTTTTTGTTTTGTAAATGCTAAATGTATAATTAAATTTCTTAGCAATTTCTTTTAATTTATCGACAACCGGAGCTCCTGTTGACATCGCTAGTCTTGGCGCGTTCTCTCCCCAAAATACTTTTGGTTTAATATTTTCAAGAACATGCTCGGCCGTATGATACATCCAATCGTTTGTAGCACTCTTAGCATTTGATGTTGGTGATAAGGATGATAAACCTGCGCAAGGGCAAACCGTATTTACTACATCTACTTGTTTTGCTTTATAACCATGAGTTTCATCAAGAAATACATAATCTCCTTCATACCCTTGGTTTCTAATATGATTCATATAATGGGCATCATTAGCTTCAAAAGCTCGATATGACATTACCCATTCAGGATGTTTACCATCAAGAACATTTTGAATTCCTAAACTTTCTCCTCCGATTAAAGGCACGATACTGCCATATGTTATTTCACTTTTCATTTTATTTTAATATTTTTTTACTTAAATTTTTATTATGCTTTGCCTATCATGATCATCATGATGTAATAGGCGTGTGTTTTATATAATTATATATTTGATTTTATTACTCGGTCTCTAAGATCTGACGAAGAGAATGAATGTTTTCTTTTATTATAATGTACAGGGCATAAGCCCTTTCCTGTGTGATCCGTGTCTCGATATTCTTCGCCAACAATTCTGATGTCAGGATTTATAGTTAATATGATGTCAACTATTTCTTGCTCAGTCGTGAAAGGTATAACTTCATCGACATATCGGCATGACGATAATTGTACGTACCTTTCAAATGGAGATTGGATCGGTTTGTTTTTAGAATCAGGGCGGTCAACAGTTGGATCAATTAATAGACCACATACAAGATAGTCGCATAATGATTTTGCTTCTTGCAACATCACAATATGACCGGCGTGTAATAAATCGAAGGTTGAACAGGTGAAGCCAATCTTAGCATCATTTGGTAGTTTATTTTTATCTAGGAACATGTATTTCTTTATTTATGATTCTGTCAAGCTGCTTTGCGACCGTATCATATAACGGTGACTTATCTGTAGGAAGGTAATGTAAAAATTTTGGAAGTTTTCTAATTCTGTCCATTGTATAATTTGGTTTAAGAAGGCCTTCGTATAGCTTAAACTCATTTCTTGGAAACTCTTTTACAGCATAACCATTCTCGGTTAACCACCTGAAGTAAACAGCATAGACGTTTTGTTCCATGATCCAATACTTTCCACCAATTGGTCGATGATGAATATTACCCAGGTAGTTCTTCTTTGATTTATACTTCTCGATAGCTCCACATACGACATTAAGTAAGTCTGAACAGAACGCTCTATCAATAAACTTGAATAGATTTGGATTTTTTGTATGTATTACCTGACCTGAGTTTAAAGTAAAGTGGGGCTTAGTATTCATTTTATGAACATCCACAAGATCACTGTAGATTCCTGTCATAAGATTCTCGACAGCAACAGACATGCGACCAAGTACTCTTTCATTATAGAAAACATAATCATTTTCGAAGTAACTATCAATAGGTTGAATAAGGAACGTGTCATCGTCCATCATACAAACCTTTTCCATACCTAGTACTTCATGAGCATATAAAATAACAAGAAGCTTAATTGACAAACGGAATTTGTCAAGGATAATCTCCGCGGTCTCAGGATCAGATAATCTTGGAACCAATTGCTTAACCGCATCAGACGCATAATAGATGTTATAATTATCCTTAATAGTATCACTAAGATCATATGTTTGATAACGATCATCGAGTATTACATTTAGAACTATATCAGTCGGTTCATTGAAAATGTTGTAATATTTAATGAACGATTCGAGCCGTTCAGGTTTGTTACTTATTATTAAAATGTTGTTCATAATACACATATGTTTTTAACTGCTTTAGAAATGATTTGGTTATTAGGATGATATTTAAAAACTCGAATGAGTTCAGCCGCAATAAGAATTTTAAAGTCGGTCTGATTAATAGAATTAAACATAGATAATGTTGAGATCGAGTTATTGACTATGTCGTTATCATATTGATTCACGATAAGGCTCGCACAGAATTTAGCTGCATCAATTTCGGTACAGCCAAACACATCGGGAATAGGGTCAATTAAGTAAAGAGTCTCACTCTTAAATAACATATTTGTAACTCCAAAGTCGCCATGAGAAAATGAACGTTTAAGATTTAAATACTTAAGAGAATCACATATGGTATTAAAATATGACTCACCAGAAATATCAGAGTGCGAATAAATCCGCGCAACATAATCAGAAAATTCAAGAGAATCTTCAGGCGAATCAATCTCCTTTAAATCTTCAAGACTTTCTTGAATAATTCCGATTGCACGGTGGAAATTATTCTTGAAGAAACTTTTGTCATGTTGTATATACTCAATTGTTAAAGTTTCACCAACAAGTCTTAGAACTTCAGGTGTATTAATATAGTTCTTTACTTGTGAATACCATTCATTAACTTTGTGAGCATTCTTATCTGTTTTATGAACATATGTTCCATCAGTAAAAATATCAGCACCAGACAAACCTCCATCGAGTTGTCTAATATCAGTCTTAAGGAAAAGTTCAGGAGAGATACCTTTATCGTCAATATAGTATGCAGCGAGTGGTTTGTCAAAACTTAGAGACCTATACTTGACTCCGTTTTTCTTTAGCCACTTTTTGATTTGGCCGGCATACTTTTCTTTAGCTTCTTCTCGAGTTTTACAAGAGATAGATCCTCGTGCCGTAAAAATATCAACCTCCCACCCATCGTCATATAAAGAATTAACCTTTTGAATTAACTCTATGTTTGGTTCAGCATGTTCCCAATCGCGATTTGTTGTTAAAGCGAGTGTATCATCAAAGTCTAAAACTATTCTTTTGTTATGCATTACTTTTATTTAGTTCAGTTAATTTACCTAGGATCAAATCATTGAGATAACTCCCATCATAATACTCTTCTTTAAGAATATCATCTAACTGATCGCGAAGTTGCTGATAAGCTTTAGGGTTTTCTTCAAGGAATTTAATTTTATTAAAAAGATCTTTAGAATCTTTTACTCTAATAAAATCAGGTACATCCAAATGTTTTTGTTGATCATAGGTTGGATGCAGGAATGGTATAATTCCATAATGAGCCATTTCCCAAAACTTTGCGGTAACCCAACCCTTTTTAATTGGAATACAAAAAGTATATTTAACTCGTGGCAACATTCTCATTAAATCGTTAAACTTCTTAGGTCCTTTGAATCGAGAGTCATCTCCAATTGTATCGGAGTTCCATTGTCCGTAAATATCAACATCATCGACATGTTCTAAAATATATTTTTTCAAATCAGGATAACGCGATGGTTTGCCCTCATTACAAACAATCATAAAGTTAATATCTTTTTCAGTTGTCTTTTCTTCAGGCTCACCAAAGAAACTATCTAATGTGTTTGGTGCTTCTTGAATAGATTTACCCTTTTCTTTTCCAATTAAAAATGTAGTTTCAATACCTTTATATAATTGTTCTATTTCTGTTATTTCCCTAACAGGGCTATCATATTCAATACTATTACGGTGTAAACACTTTTGATTATATTGTGAAAAGATCTTCCTAGGAGGATTCATTAGGTCTCTCATCTTCCCAGGATAAAGGCGAGGATCGTTTAATAACATTAACCAAGGTACTTCTTTATACTTATTAAGATAATGAATTGTTGGTCCTGCGTACTTTCGTTGAACATCAAGTGGCTTTGCTAATTGAGTATGATCTGTTTGTTTACGAGCCCAACCCCCAACATTAGAAGTTGCAACTTGACCGCACATAAAAACACCAGCATCAATTTCAAATTTTGGATTTGGAATAATAATGTTTTCCATAAACTCTTGCCTATCATTTGAAGGGTGTTGAGCTTTAGATTTATCCCATTGATTTTTTCGCCATTCGGAAAACCCAGAGAAAGCATATATGAAATTACCATGAACGTTAATCCGTTCTTGCTCGGCAATAGATAATCTATCAAAGTCACTAGCGCCAAGCATAACAAAAGTATGCTCAGGGTTTTGTGTTATTAGGTGTTCATATAAAATAGGAGCTTCATTGTCACCGCCAACAGCGCCCCAATTTTTACTATTGAATAATACAGACTTACCAATCTTGCCGATGCCGATTCTCATAATATATCTATTTGTTTCCGTTTCGATTTAAAAAATCTTTATTAACATCTTGGCCATCTACGCCATGTCTCATATAAGCTACTAAGAACGACGCATAGTTAATAAGATCTTTACCAGAATCTTCAAGAGATTCAAAGTTTGGCTCATATCCAGTATCAGATTCCATAGCTTCTAGAACCGAATACATTCTAAGAGTTTTGGCGTAAATAATATCTAAGATAGATGCGATGCCTCGTGGATAATAATCAGCTTGTTTAATTCGGCTGTTAGGATTTTGATAATCTCTTGATTTAGCAGTTTGTAATTCGGCACACTCTCGTAATACCTTAATACTTTCTTTAGCTTCCTTATTCATATGATTAATTATACCACATATTAATAAGAATGTAAATCTTTTTATTTAGTTATTTTACGGCTCATCTTCAAGATAATCGCAAAATGTTTCAATCTCAAATTGCTCATCTTGTGTCGGATTATTATCCATAAGAGACATAAGCTTTGCTAACTTAACGACCCAAGCTAAATTATTTTCTTTTAATCTGTTAACATACTGTTGATATGTTTCAAAATAACCAATTTCAATTTCTTCAATAGCATTAAGCATTCTTTTAGTTACCCAAGATTGCTCTAATAAAAATTCACTTGTGTAAGAAGTGGTTGAAATAACGTCGTGTAACCATGCAACAATAATTGCTTCAGCGGTGTTGCTATTACTATTAGATTTAATTATGTTAACAACATCTTCAATATGATGAATGTAAGGGTTTCCATTATGGCGAGTTTGACCAATATGGGCGCGGCGAGCTAGCTCTTCCGCTTCTCTGCATATTCTTTCAGAGTATGATTCTTCTTTATATCTAGGCGAAATGCTTACATCTAAATTTAAGTTATTCAGCATTTCCAAAATTTCATTTTCTGCTAATGTTAAATTTTCAGAGTCATCGCTATGTTTTTTGATATCTTTTTTTATATGTTTATTAACATTAGAAGATGCTTCCCCATTTTTAATTTTTTCATTAATTTTTTTGATTCTTGTTTTAAAAGAATACCATTCATCAAATGATAAATTGTTTTTTTCCACATCTCTGGTTTTATATTCTAAGAAAGCATCAAGCGCGTCATTCCAATCGTCATATCCTAGTTTTTTAATACTGTACATATTGGGTGGTGGGTTTTTAGAGGTTGTTATTATATTGTTTTTTAGTAATCTCGTGTTCTCCTGTTTTTAAATAATGGTCTAGTAGGTAGAATTGATTTTCATATACGTGTAAGCTACCAGCATTCCAATGAATGTTACCTTCTTTGCAATTTAGGTCTTTTGCTAACTTGTTAAGAACATATTTCTGCCAAGCGTAATCGTTTCTATAACCGGCCCAAGCATCGTTTGATCTCATTTGGACAATTGCAGACAATTTGTTTTTACGAATAACATATTGAACAGTATTTGTACAAACAAAATCTGTCATACCTTTCCTTTTAAATTGAGTATGCATTTTAGGATTTGTATAAATCATTATTGCTCTGCGCGAGTTAGGATCCTTCTTAAGAGTTTCTAATACATTCTTGTATTGGTAATAGTTATCTTTGTGATTTATTAGATATCCATAATTTGAATTTATCTCTCCTTTTGGCGATGAAACAATTTCCCAGATCTTTGGAACCTTACCTTTAATATCATTTACATTACGAGACATACTTCTATACCACATTAATTCTCGATCAATATAATCTTCATTGGCCAAACCAAATATAGAATCAGTATTTGCTATGAAAGATGCTCCAATAATTTCAACAGTTAATTGTTTATTAACTATGACATATTCTTTATTTTTATGGAGATTTGCTAAGGTGTCTCTTACGGATTTAATGTTCATATTGTAATGTTAGTATAATTATGTATAAAGATATTATACCATATTTTACCAAGTTTGTAAATAACAAATATGGCTTCTAGAAAAATACTAGAAGCCATATCATGGTTTAATTATTTACGTGAATATTAATAACGTCCTTTAAATTTATTTTTAAACTGGCTACCCCATTCGCCTTTTAATTTCTTAATCTGGCCCGGAGTTAGTTTTTTAGGGCCTGACGCTTTAGCTGGTGCTTCTTTAGGTGGTTGAGCATCTTCTGCAAAGGCTTCATTAATATCAGGAGTGCTTGGATCATCTCCAACAAACTGGCCTTCTTCGTCACGAGCTCTTTTGTTTTTCTTTTTCATATAAATTTATTTATAATGTTTAGAGTTTTATTTCTTGTTTCGTATTGCTTTTGTTTTTGTTAATATACGAACGGCGCCGTAAAATACATATGCCATTAATATCCAAAAATCGTTGCGCCCCGCTTGTTCTTTAGCGTTTTTAAGGAACATGCGATCGGCTTCTTTATAATCAATAACACCTGAAACATGTTGAATATCATGTAGCATACAACTGCTATTGAATCGTTTACTAAGAATCTTACGCAAACCTTTTGGCCATTTATATAAACCACAATAATACTCATAGTCAGCTGGAAGTTTTACACCAGTATCCTTTTGTATTTTATTAAACTGGCGTTTCAGTTTGGTTTCAATCTTCATAATATTATTTATTAATTACGCATTTTGAAGTGCAAAGGTTAATGCGCGTTCTGCTTCAATATCTAATGGCCTATTTTTATACCAGCATCCAGTATCCATATCAATATCTTTAGCAAGCTTTACAATTTCATTAACAGTAATTGGGTATCCTTTATGTATTGCGGATCCGGCAATACTAACCATAATTGAATATAATTTAGAATACCAACCAGTTTCTGAAATAACACGATATTCATTTACTAATTGTTTATTTACAAATGGGCAATCTCTATATGAAGACCAAGTAATAGAGGTGTTGTTAAGTTGATTAGATTTATACTTCATCAGCTTAATTTTCATTTCTTCACTTAGTTTACTTTTAAATGAATTTTCTTGAGGTACTATAAACGGATGCTTTTTCATTATTAAATCAACATCTAAAAAGTCGGCGTCATCGTTACAATGAATGAATGAATAAGCACCTGGATATTGTGCTGGGACGTAATACATCCTTGATAGATCCTTCGTTTGTGGATCGCCTAATGAATTAAACTCTTTATTCAGAGCAAACCATAAATGCTTTATATCATCCTTTTCTATAGTCTTTGTGAATGGTATAATAACTCTGAACTTTGGCTTTTCTTTTGTCGAGCTTGCGCTATTATAAACAACACATTTGATATCTTTAAAAACAACCAACGCTTGTTCGAAATTACACTCATAATCGTCAACGTCAATTGCAGCCCAACCACCCCAACATAAAACATTTACATTTCTTCGCTTTTCATCTTTATCATATACTGCTGGGCTGATAAGAGGTGAACCATCTTTTCTTTCGTCTTTCTTTGGTTTATAACCATCTTCTTTACTAAGGTTTAAAAGAAGTTCTTTAAACTCATCCCAACCGTCAAAGGACATCTTACGATGAGTCGAATTATCAAAGATTGATTTAAATATAGTTAATGAATATTTCATACTTTATTTTCTGCTCTAAACTCTTTAAGTATAGCAAAGATTAATAGAGCGGCCCATCCCACAACCGTAACGCCAAAGAATAGGTTAGCTATAAAAATAGGAAGAGCGTATTTATGTTTATTTACGACCGCCACAAAAGTGGGTATTAAGTAGCAAAGGCTTGCCACTATTAAAAGCATGATGAATAGAAGTAAATCCATAATTAATATTATATACTATATTTACTAAAATGTAAATCTTTTATTCGTTTAATTTAGGAAGAAACCCGTGATTATCAGAATGATCTGGCGCGACCCACCCTTTAGGCTTTACTAAATCTGGAAGACCTAGTGGATTGTCTCGACCTTCTTTAACGCCGACTTCCTTATTCATATTAGCGTTATGAACTGCTTCCCACGCTTTATGTTCGTCAACTCCAAACGCATTTAACGTTCCAATAGCGACAACGCAAAGATCAATTAAACCATCAACCACTTCTTCGCAATCAACGTCATCACAATGTAGTTTACCAACTGCATTTTTTGTTTCAGTAAGTTCTTCTTCTAGGAAGTCTAAACGAAAGTTTAGAAATTCTCTTAGGTCTTTACTATCTAACTTTTTAAGCGCGCAATGAACACCATACTTATTATGCATGTTATCAATATCGCTTGGCCAATCGGTAGATGATGCTTGCCATGTTAGAGAGTCATTTTTAGGAACAAGCGTTACCCAATCATCAAGTGTTTCTGGAATTAGTTTTATCACGTCTTCTACTGTTTTATTATTTTCCATATATTTTAATTTCTTTTAGAATGTCTCTGCTTTTATTAGACAAAGGAGTTTCCTCTGTCGTGTGAAAGTAATTGTTAATCGCATTAAGAACTTCGATGGTTCTTACGGTATCATCAAACTTTAAATAGTCTTGTTGTAATTCGTTAATAACGTTTGTCAGGTTTCTGTTTAGTTGGTTCATTTGTTTTTTATTGTGTGAGTGTCATACCTTTGTTTTATCTATACTTGCCCAAAGAAGTCTTCCAAACTAGCTTGAGGTTCTGCCGACCAACTAATAGCATGTAAGATAAGATTAATTGGATCAAGGAAAGCTTTTTGGAATTGAGTTTCATAATCAATGAACTTATCTAAACCAAATTCGTGTGGCAACTTATCAATAAACCCAATTACGTTTTCTCCAGTTGGGTTATGCTTTTTAAGAAATACAAACTTAATTTTATTGCCGCCTTGGATTTCCCTATACTTATTAGTTAAGTTAAACTTCTTTAACTGATCGTTATATACTAAGGCCGCGCGGCAATGCATTGGTGTTCCTTTACAATATAGAGTTTGTGAATCATAATATTTTGTAACATTATTAATTCCACGAGGACTTGCGATTTCATGGGCCGGCAAAGAATTAAAGTGGTTATGAAAGAAAGCGATCGCTTTTTGAGTTTTATCTTCATCCCCGCTCATCATTACTTTAAACATTTCCTTCATAGCGCCTCGACATACTTTTGGAGTAGAACTCTTAATAGCTTCAATACCCATGATCTTAATTTTCGGCTCAGCATATTGAACACCTTCATTGTTAAGAACATTTAAAATATATCGTTTCTTTGCAGTCCATATAGCTTTATCAGCAATAGCTTCTCGCGCCATCACCATCGTATTCTTATATGAATTTGTAATACCGCCTAACTTATTAAAAGCTTTTTCCAATGCAGGAACCATACCTTCTTCACCAAACTTATCAAGAAACTCAACTGGACTTTTTGGATTAAGCTTATCAATTACATCTTGAACATTAACGTAAATGGAGTCAGTGTCTGCTGCTATAACTCTATCAACTGGCTTCTCATCTTTAAGGAATGAAGATAACCATTTGTTTGCATGTTGTTCTGCCCAACGAATAACAAGTTGACCTGTAAGAGTAATTCCTTCAGCAACAAGAAGATCAAAGTAACGGAACCATCTGTTAGCCAAAGCTCCATACAGGCTGTTCATTAGAATCTTGATCGCCATTTGTTCAGTTTCAAGTCTGGCGATTTCTGAGTCTAATATCTTACTTTTTTGCTTTTCATTCTCTTTCTTTTTATCTAGCATTTCTGCTTTAATCTTCTTACGCTTATTATAAAGCTCTTCAATAATCTCTGGTAGAAACCCTTGCTTATGTCTACTAAATGTTGCGCCATTTGCGGCAACCGCCAAATTACTGTCAGGGGATATGTTTGTTTGATCTTCGAGTACTCGATCAGGTGTAATATTAGGCACTGTAGAATGCCTTACGAGGGTCTCAGGACTCATATTATATTGTATAATAAGGTTAGGATACAAGCTGTTCAAATCGAAGCTCATTACCCAATCATACATCCCTGGCACAACTGGCTTAACAAACCCTCCAGCATATTCTGCTTTAGCACTTGGTTTTGATGGAGGAATCGCTATTTTCTTTTTAGCAAGATTCCTAAAGATTATACTATCCCATATAGAAACAGTACCGAGCGTATCTGTATAATTAACTCCGCCAAAATATGCTAGAGTAAATACCAAATCAATTAAGCCAAGTTTCTTTTCAAACAGTTCAATCAATTCAACATCAACGATATTATAATCAACAAACTTCTGAAAATCTTGTTCATATAATTCTTTTAGATCGCCTTCAAAAGCTAGCTTCTTTTGTTCAAGAACAACCTCGGCAATATTATCTAGCTTATATGATTCTTGTTGGCCATAAGTATTAAGAGTAAACTTTTTAAATAAGTCAAGGTAATCGAGTTGTTGAATACCCATAATGTTATAGCTGGTTTGCTCACGGCCAAATACATTTACGGTTCTATCTGTAATTTTTTTCCAAGGAGATAATCGCTTGGTTGCATCGTTGCCCAACATACGAGCTATTCTATTAACGATGTAAGGAATATCAAAGAACTCTGTATTCCAACCAGTGATAACATCTGGAGTATTAATAGGATCACTCCACCAATCTAGAAAATCATTTAAGAGTTCGGTTTCAGTATCAAACTGGCGATACTCTTTTCTAAGATGTGGCACTTCACTTTTAGAAAGGTCATAATCCTTTAGTCCCCAGATGATATAAGTATCACAACGGCTACTCTTTACTGCGATTGTAAGAATCTCTTGTTCTGCTCGCATTGGTTCTGGAAAGCCTGTACCAATAGCAGTTTCAATATCGATGTAAAGAATGTCGACCATCTTTTTATCATACTCAATTTCGCCAGGCCACTGGCTTTGGATAAATGCTGGAACATGCTTTTCATTTCCATATATTTTAAACGAAGGAACATCTTCATAATGTTTACAGAACTGGCGGCATTCGCTCATAGTGCCAAACTGCATTGGGCCTACAGGAGTTCCATCAATCGCTTTCCATTCTGAGTTACGGTCTTTGCTATTTACATAAAGCGTTGGCCGATATTTAAATGAATCATATATTTTTTTGCCATCATGATCGTATCCTCGATACTTAATCATGTTCATGTGTCTATCGACGCTGGTGTAGAATCCACTAATGCTGTTCTTCATGTATATATTATATCATCTTTTATTATAGATGTAAATACTAAAGTTAATAAAAAAGGGCTCCTCATTTCTGAAGAACCCTTTTATTATGTTTTAACTGCAAAGTTTAATCTTCGTTAATAAACTCTGGAAGAATAGTAAACTTCTTAGGTTTCATTTCTTCAGGAATTTCTTTCTTTAGTAGAACTGAAAGTATACCATCAACAAGCGCTACTTGCTCGACACGAATGTGATCGGCTAATGTAAACTTCTTGATGAAACTTCGAGTAGCAATTCCTTTATGAAGATATTCTTTATCTCCATTAAGCTCAACGCAATCAGATTCAACGATAAGTTGATCTCCGTCTTGTTTGACGGAAAGATCTTTATCACTGAAGCCTGCGACTGCTAGTGCGATTTCAAACTCATCCTCATTATGCTTCACAATATTGTGAGGAGGATAAGATGCTTTCTCTCTTGATTCTAATCTATCAAAGATTGAATCGAACCCAACCGCGAAAGAACGCGGCAACGAATTTAGTGTATTTGTTATTGTCATATTTTGAACTCCTTATTAAGCGAGTTATTTTTTATTAATTGAGATCCTTTCGGCACCTCTTTATAATACGAAAACGTATCGTATTACAAATCTATTTATACTCGAATTCCGAGTTTTTTTAAATATTTTTCAGCTTCAGTGTCAAAGGTTTTTTATTAATTACTCTCTGGTAATTTTCCTTTTAACTTATGTGATCGATAAGCAGTATTTAATTTTGTATTCTTTAAAATATCTTTAATATCCTTTTTAAGTTTTGCTGCGTCCTGCTTATTAATTTTACCACCTTTTGTGATACGTCTTGCGCCACGCTGTTTTGTCGCATCCCCGTATGTTAAGCGACCTCCTTGATTATTATCTCTACCATAATGGAAAATATTTGTTCCATTACCAACATCTTTGGCAATTTTTGATCCAAATTCTTTTTTAATATCATTTAAAATCTTTTCAGCATCAGGAACATCTCCATCATAATAATAATCTGCCTCGGGATCTGTTGCCGTGACATATAAAGAGATTAAACTATCAAGCCGTTCTCTATTTTTACCTGCAAGTTTTGCTTCATCCAGACACTTCTTCTCGTTTGGCAACAAATATTTCTCAGTACTCATGATTTTATTTATATTTTAATTTAATTTATACTCGAATACCGAGTTTTTTTAAATATTTTTCAGCGTCATCTTCAGAATCAAAGAGAGGACCTTCCATTCTACCTTTAACAAAGATAGCGTGACCGCCTCTTGTCTGAGACCATTTAATTGAAATCTTTCCAGCTTTAAACTTTTTCTTAAGATCTGAATTCATCGCATTTGTCCTTTTATCCATCGCTTTTTGTTGAGCTGGAGTATAAGCAATACGCAATCCCTCTAAATATTGTTTAAAGCTTTTCATTTAATAATCAAATGGTGGGCGGGGATGGTCTTTTTTACTGATCGAATACCAAGTGCCGTTAACCATCCAATAAAAACTTTTATCAGATTCTAAAACCCAGAACTCACCTTTTGGAATTGGAGCAGATGAAACTTTTTTAAAAGTCTTAGTTACTGGAGCACCAGTCGGCCAATTTTTACTTGCCTTTTCGGCGGGTCTTACAGAAGATTCTCCATTATTATCTGCTTGATAAACTTTATAACTTTTATCATCGCTTTGGAAATCTAAATAGTCAGATGGCACTTTAGCTTCAGATAATGTTTCTTCATCTAAACGCTTCTTCTCGTTTGGTAACAAATATTTCTCAGTACTCATGGTTTTATTTTTAAAAATTAATTATCGTTACTCCCTTGAGTATATAAATTAGTAAAGAACCAGTAAGCTAATGTATCTTTTTTAAATGGATTCTTTGGTTCTTTATCACCATTATATCCAGCACTATATGCTTTATCATATGGTTTTTCATACATTAAATCTTCAAGTGGACCTACTAAAGAAGTGGATATTTTGTTCCATAGATTATTGGTATCTTTAGAAGTTGCTTTTGTTTTAGGAGCATCCTTAATTAGTTTCAGAACCTCTTCTTTTTTCTTTGGAATTGTAATAGATTCGTATAAACGCTTCTTCTCGTTTGGTAACAAATATTTCTCAGTACTCATGTTTTTATTTATAATACTAAGATTTTTTCTTTACATTACCAATATTATATTTGGAATTAAGAGTCCAATTCTTCTTCTCTTTGAATGGTACAATTTTAATTTGTTTTAAGTTGGTCTTTTCACTAGCATGAGTATAGTTTACTAATTCTAGCAAACCCCAATCAGATAAGAGAGTTGTTATAGTGTTCCTTCTTTTAAAATCTTCTTCAGTAAAATTAGAAGGTTTACCATCAAGTAAAAATAGTTCTTTAAAGTGTAGAATAAAGTATCGCCCTTGCTTATGAAGAATATGGCAACTTTGAAATAAAGTGTTTTCTTCCCTTTGAGAAGAGACTCCAATTCGAGTAAGGGTTTCTTTTACCTTAAGAAAATCGTCTGGCTCAGACAAATAGATCTCAAGCATTTCATCAGGAGACCAACTTTTTATTTTTTCATTATCAATGTTCATTATAATTATTTATTATGCTTTTCCACCTTTGTCATGATGACGATGTAAAGCTTTTAACTCTTCTTTATTAAATAAATCCAATACATCGCGCGCTTTCTCAGAACTATATCCATAGTGATCCATGATAATTTTAATATCATTACTGTCAGGAATTGCTTTAAACCATTTACTAAATCTTTTACGAGGACGTAATACGTTCTTATAAAAATCATATTGCATTCTAGCAGGGAGATGATAATTCATATTCATCTCATTAGCAAATAGAATAGTATCATTAAACTGAGATAACCCTCGGTTAATCATAAATGGAGTATAAGCTTTCTCAGGACTATCAGGGTCTGGTAAGGTTTCACTAGAATCAGCAGTTACACCTTTAAGAATATCCGGAGCTTTAGAACCAGCATTAATATTATTTAAAATATCAAAGAAGGAAAGTTTTTTAACTTTGCTCATTACTTCCATTTAATGTTTGCCATTAACTCTACTAAACAGGCAACCATGTTGATTTCTTTATCACCACAGAACGCTGCTTTGTAACTATAATCGGCAATGATTAAAACTGCAGAAGGAATAGATGAAGGATCTGCATAATCATATAATGAATCGTATATCTTTCTAAATACAACAGTACTATCAAGAGATGTATTATTGCATACCCATCCTCGCATTCCTTTAAAGTCTTTTGACTTTAGGAAAGTAATAACCTCAGAAATATTAGAATCAGATACTCCAAGTAAAACAGTTGGCTGGATTTCACCGCCTGCTCCATATCGTTGGCACTCACCAATAATCCTTCTCCAATCTGGAGCATATCTAATAATAAGTTCGGCTAGTATTTTATCTTCATACTTAATGCCTTCCTTATCTAATATAGTTTTTAAACGCGATAGGAACTTACCAGCAAGTGTGGCAAGATCCTTTTTATTTGTATTAAACTCAATGACTGAACACCTGCTATGCAACGGCTCAATGATTCGATTCTTAAAATTGCAAGTTAAGATAAACCTACAGTTATTAGAAAACTCCTCAATGAAACCGCGCAAAGCAGGCTGTGTACTTTGGGCGTTAAGATAATCAGCCTCATCAAGAATGATTACCTTTAAACCGCCGCCAAGACTAACGCTACTAGCAAACTGCTTAATCTTATTTCTTAATACATCAATACCGGATTCTTCCGAACCGTTGATTAACATATAGTCAAGATTAAGTTGATTGCATAATGCTTTTGCTACAGTTGTTTTTCCAAGACCAGCTGAGCCGGTCAATAACATGTTGTGAACCTCTCCTGATTTAACAATAGAATTAAATGTTTTCTTTAATTCGTTAGGAAGGATACAATCGTCAATCGTGGTTGGGCGATACTTTTCGCACCAAAGTGTTTCAGTCATAATATAAATTTAAGTCAATTTTTGTTTAGGCTTCTACCGGCTCAAGAATATCGGATTCAGCGGTTGCTTCTTCGCCTTCAGCTTCTTCGCCTTCAGCTTCTTCGCCTTCAGCTTTAGCTTCTGGTGCGGGAAGGAATGCGCGCATATAATCAAATACTTGACCAACGGTTGACATTTCTTCTGCTTTAATCGCGCCACGCTCTGTACATGCTGCGATTACTCTACATACCATTGCTACTGCTCCAAGGTTAATTTCGACAGTTTCAGGGGTTTCCGTTGCGGTATTTTCTTCGTTTTCCATAATTATGTTTTGTTGTTTTGTTGTTTTTACTTTACTAGTTTAGTTGTAAGTTGATGTTTTTTCAAGAGCGATGTAATATTTTACAGGCACTGATGTATTTATCCACTCACTGATTAGCTTTGAACTAATTTTTACATTATAGTCTCCGCTAAGAACTTTTAAATTCGCGATGAGGAACTGCAGATCAAAGGATGATTTGCATTCGTTGTCTTCATCGAGAATGATTGAAAATGTGTTTGCTGTTGGGTTCTTTGGATCAACTACGGCTAAAGTAACTACGCCATCTTCACCTTTTAGCGAGACGATAGCATGGTTCATAACACGAGCCGCACTCCTAATTTGAGTTAAAGTATTACCACTGATTGATACACTTACTTCAGTTGATGGCATTGTGATTTCGTTTTGAGGCGAAGTGAGAATGCTTTCATCGGCGAAGCGATAAGATGCTTTAGCTTTTCCATTTTGTAGAGTTACTGATTCGCCGTTAAAGGAAAGCTCAGGTTCATCTACCAAGTTAACTACATTGATAAATTCGTTAAGATCATAGATTCCAAATTGAGATTCAAAGGTTTCTGTAATTTCAGCTACTGCAAAAATATTCTTTGCTTCGGCGATTGTGCTTAGAGAATTCCCAGGCTTAACAACCAAATTTGGATTGATATCTGAGAAGTTCTTTAGGATGTTTAAGGTGTCGTTTGATAACGTTGTCATAATGATATTATATTCTAATTGTAGTGATTTGTAAATAAAAAAAGTAACCGTGTCAGGACCACCACAACCCTGACACGGCACTATTATTACCGTCTATTAACGTTTTGCCTTAGGACTAACTAGGGTGTATCGCTTAACGGTAGTACCGCCGCGTAGGCGGTGAGAGTTAGAGTAAATCTTAACACCTCGCTCTGTGCGAAGGCGATTTACGACACGGCGGGGATCGCCAATGCCAGCCATTTTTGCATCTTCAACTGAGAACTCTTCGCCTCGGTTAAGACATTCGGCAACAGCGTCTGATTGAGTGTTGCGTTTAACGAGCGTGCGGAATTTAGCAATTTGTTGTTTATTCATATTTGTTGTTTTTGTTTTTGTTGTTATAGCCGTTTGTTGTTTATTAGTGTTGGCTAGTATCACTAGAGTTTTCGTCAGTCGAGTTTTCGTCAGTCGTGAAATTCATATCTTTGTCAATTTGATTTGTATCAATCTTGGTATAGAGATCGAGGAAAGCTTCCTTAGTCTCATCTTCGAATCGGGTGATACACATCTTAATTGCTTCAAGGCGATTGTTAAAGATTGAAAGAGCTTTAACAATGTGGCATAGTCGGCGAGTTGAGATTAATTCGTCAACGCCTTCACTTTCGTAAGTCTTACGGATAACTGCGCCCCAGCTGACGAGTTTATCAGCAAAATCATCGTGCCCTCTGACATCGCATGAAGTCATATGCTTCTTAATAATTTTTAGTTCGACATTATATGCGGGGAAGGGCTGATCGATACTTGCTACGAATCGTTCTACGAAAGCATCATCAATGATTTGTGCGGCAGAGTATCGTCCATCATCGGCACCCCGCCCCTTAGTATTCGCCGTTGCAATAACGTTGAACCCAGGAGCGGGGTGAACTACGCCACCCGTTTTTTTCACCATCACCGGCTTACCTTCCAAGACGCCTTGGAGACACATGATCTTATTTGAACCTCGGTCCATTTCGTCGATCAATAGTATACATCCAGCTTCCATGGCTTTTAGTACCGGTCCTTTTTGGAATACAGTCTCACCATTGATGAGACGAAAACCACCAATCAGATCGTCTTCATCAGTTTCTGGTGATATCTGTACTCGAACATATTCGCGCTTTGCCTTTGCGCAGGCTTGTTCAACCATCATTGTTTTCCCGTTTCCTGACATTCCACTAATGTACAGAGGGAAAAATTGTTTTGAGTCGATAATCTTCTTAATCTTTGAGAAGTCGCCCCATGAAATAAAGTTAGGATCTACCTCTGGGATATAAACATCGTCATTGGAAACCGATTGGACCGAAGTGGCAAATTTGAAATTCTCATCAGCAGAGTTACTTTGCTGAGGTTGAGCCACCGAAGCTTTCTTTTGCGTAGGCTTAGTTAGGCAGACATTGCGCATGTCCCATTCACCTCGCTTTGGGCCGGAGTGCATAAAGGTTTCTTTGGCACTATTGTAACTATAACCGTGGGCTCTAGCGTGTGTGTAAATATCCTTCGTTTTAACGATTGGATATGTTGAGACTGCTTGTTCTAATTCTGACATTACAGTGTCATAGTTGGACTCAGGCTTCTGCGTATTTGTGGTGTCTTTTTTCATAATGTAATTTGATGGTGTAATGGGAGGTACTTAGCGAATCCGTTCCCTTCCTTGTAGATATATTATAAACTAAATCTTAGTGAATGTAAATAAAATAATGATAGAAAATGCATTTATTTTCACATTTTTTCCTATTAAATCACCGTGTCAATGAATTTATTAAGGAAAATTCGGCTCTGTCGTTTAGTGGTATTAAACTTCTTAAAGGAGGTTGCCAATTTACTTCTATTCGCGGCTTTGTTAAGATCTTCAGTATCAACGGTGTCTGGCACTTGAAATTCTTCTTCATCATTTATTTTTAAGGATTTAAGGTTATCAATAACGAAATAGGTATCATAGTTATATCCATTTTCAATAGCATAACAGTTGCTTTTTAGTTTCTTAGCTTCATTTTTACACTTGTCAATATATTCCCACTTACGTAGATTTTTAATATGAGCCAATGCGCCGAATGAATGATTTCTGCCATTTGCCGGACTTGAAGTTAAGAAGAATCCAATCATCTTAGAGCCGGTGTCCTTCTTAATACTTTTTACAACATCAGAATATGCATTCGGGTTTTGGCGACTAATATCAACAGTATCTTTTCCTATTTTAATATATCGGTAATTTCCCCAAGGGTCTTTAGAATTTGAATACATTTGATTTTCTTCATCCTCTACTTTTGGCTCGGTAGAATGAGAGTGAGGAGTTTGGCCTTCGCCATCTGTTAAAAATACAGTTGTCATTTTTTCAACATTATGCGTTTTCCTGAAATTTTTGATAAGGCCGTGAGCCATGATTAAAGTTTCAATAAGAGGAGTGCCGCCCATCTCTTCTAATTCAGAATTCATACAGTTATGTTCCAAATATAGGTTAGTCTGATATGTTCTAGTGCCATACGGTTGATTTATTTGAATGGATAGCTTATCATATTTATCTCCATCTGAAAATATTGCACCGCTTTGAATATATAATTCTTTTAAAGCAGTTTCATATTTAGATTTCTTTAAAGAGGAATTCATTAACTCACAAACCTCGGTAGTAAAGATATCAAGGTTATTTCCGTATTGGAAATTATTTCTAAAGAAGTCGTTTTTATTTTCGTATTTTCTAATATACTTACCATTTTCCAAAAAGGCTCTACCGGATTTACTGGTGAAACTATAAACAGAGAACGGAATATCAACCGTCTTACAAAACATAACCAATTGAATAGTCTGTTTAATAACATCGCTGATGCAATTACCCATGCTTCCTGAGTTATCAATAAAAATATTCATTCCGTGGTTTTTAGAATCAGCAAGGTTGGTTACCGATTTAAAAATCTGATCATCATATTGGTAACTATGCAATTTGTTTACATTGATGGCTCCGGTTCTAGCTTGTGTAGATCTTGAATATGAATGTGCGGCTTTTCGCCTTTCAAATTCTTTACAAAGGATATTTACATTTTTCTTTGTAGAATTCTTAAACAAGGCCCACTTTTCGTGAACCATTGGATCATTCATAATAGTATCATAATGAATACTGGCTTTACGCGCCGTGCGAACGTCATCGAGGGAGTGTACTAAATTTCCCACATTTTTTTCAGGAAATTTATTTAGGATAGTTTCATTGGATGCCATTTCACCAAGATCCTCAAGGTGTTTATCTAATGAATCTTGAGTTTCTGATTTAAACGCTTCTGAGGTTTCTTCTTCTTTACTGTGAAGCTGTCCTCCAGAGTTTCCACCATGTGATGTATTAGTATCTGGAGATGAGTTTTTATCTTCTGAGGATTTTGAAGAGGAATCGCCATCATCATCTTCTGATTCTAAATCATCGTCACCTGATTCTGAATCGTTAGACATTTGGTTATCCTCGCCGTCATCAGAAGGCTGTTTTGCCTTTTCTTTGGGGTTTTTCTCTTCCTCTTTCTCAATAAAATCAGCAAGCTCTTGAATAACGTCCAATACATCATCATAGGTTTTACACCGGTTAACCTTATCAAATAATACGGTTTCCTCATCGGAGAATTGGACATCAATAAGATCTCTTAATTTACCTTTAAGGTTAATACGATCAATGAATCCTAAAGCATTCACATCCTTATCTTTAATTTCAAAAAGATCGTTTTCTTTAAAATAGGAGTATCCATCATTAAAGGATTTAATAAGGCCAGGATATTTAAATTGGATCATCTTTTCAATCCTAATATCTTCAACAATGTTGGCAATGTCAAAAGGGAGTTTTGGATAACGCTCTTTAAATTTAGTAATTCCATCCTCAGGAGTAAATAGAGCATGACCAACTTCATGGCCAACCAGCAGGTCGGAAACCTCTTTAGTATCGGTATTCCACGCAGGCAATCCAAGAACTCGATTTTTAACATCAAAATAGGCTGTCTTAAAATTGCCAACAGTCACTTGAATATCTTCAGTGGCTAATAATTTGGCAAGCTGTTTCTGAGCGTCTATATTAATAATAGTGCGGTCAGGCTTTGGTTTAATAACGTGTGGTTCTTTAATCATGATATAGTGGTGGTTGGCTATTCTCGTGCCGTCCTTGTAGATATATTATACTCTAAAAAGCATAGAATGTAAATAAAATAATTCACAAAATGCACATTTTGTTCTGGAACCCCCGTAGAATAAGGGTTTGTCGTAAAAAAGACCGTTTAAAGAGCCATTTTAAAACTGTTTGACGTATATATTATAGGAAATAAGAAGAATTGCTCTCTAATGCCCTTTTTACGTTATTATCACGTTTTATGCATTTTAACCTATTAACCATTAACGAGTTACGTGATAGATTTTATGCTTGTGAAGTTTTGGCGTCTTTGAAACTCAATCTTACGATCAAATTTTCCTTCAAGGAGGTCTTGCTTATGGCTAATAACAAAAACACGAGTTTCATCATCAAGCGAATGCATTATCTTTAACAAATTATCAATGCCGTCAAAATCAAGACTAGCATCAAACACTTCGTCCAATATAAGAAGGTTTGTATTTGCTGAGTTTTTCATTTTGGCAATTTGTCGCCATGCAAATAAAAGACTTAAGTCAATTCGTTGTTTCTCTCCTTCACTGAATGATGCATAACTAAAGTCATCACGATGGCGGCTTCTAATAGTTTCATTAAAGTTTTCATCCAATTCAAAACTAACAAAGAAGTCAAGCAACTGCAGATAATTATTAATTAACTTATTCATCGGGGGAAGGTATTGACGAATGATCTTCGTTTTAATACCAGTATCCTTTAGCAGTTCACCAATAACATCATTATAATGTTTTTCTTCAATTTGCTTTGATTTTAAATCGCTAAGGTCATCCCTAGTAGTTTGCATATCAAGTAATTCATTCTGCGATTTCTTTAAATCGTTATCATCTGCGGTTTCATTCTTTTGAGCACTTAATTCAGATATCCGCTTTGAAAAGTTTTTAATCAAAACATTATTACTAGTCATTTCATTATTAAGTTTAAACAACTCTTGCATTTCCTGATTAGTGGTTTGTAGTTGTTCGCCGGTAGATTTAATGTTGTTCTGTAATTTTTCAAAACCATCAGTTAGTTCTTCTTGTTTACATCCACAAGATTCTAGTTTGTTATCGCGTATAACCGTATCAATAGTTTGGCTACATGTTGGGCAAGCTGAGTTAGACTTGTAAAACTCGGCTTCCTTTTCAATAGCATTCATTTTACTTTTAATCTGAGATTCAAATGATTTCATTTTATTCAAACTACGATTTAAAGTATTAAGCTTCTTTTCAGTATCACTATGCTCTGCTTTGTAACGAACCAAGATTTTTTCGTTACTTTCAATTAAAACGTTTTGTTCTGATTGAATATCTGCAATCTCTGATTCATATTTAACTCGATTAGATTCACTGATATCTGATAACTTATCAATATGCTTACGCTGTAAAATAATCTTTTCTTTAATCAACTTCCACTGATATTCATTATCTTTAATTTGATCTTTCAGCTTAGCATTATTATCTTTAAGAATAGTATTCATCTTAGAAAATATACTAATATCCAAAAGATCTTCAATAACATTGCGCCTTTCATATTGGCGCATCTGCATGAATGGAACAAAATTGCCATTACCTAATACAACAACTTGGTGAAAACTCTTATGGTTTAATTTAAGAATGTTTGTCTCAAGTAACTTTTGAAAATCGCGGGAATGAGATTCTTGGTTAATCATTTCACCATTAACCCATATCTCAAAAATGTTTGGTTTAAGTCCTCGGACGATTTTGTAATTCTTATTACCAACCGAAAAGGTTATTTCTACTAAACACTTTTTACCATTGATACTATTAATTAATTGAGGCTTATTAATAGCTCGGTGTGGTTTACCAAACAAAGCAAAGCTAAGAGCATCTAGCATTAAACTCTTACCAGATCCATTATGGCCAACAATTAATGTTGATTTAGTTGCTTCAAAATCAATAGTGATTGGTGTATCTCCAACTGAGAGAAAATTTGAATATGTTAAGGTATGGAATTCTATCATAATATTTTATAGTGCGTCTGAAGATTGAGCTTCAACAAAAAGTTCTTGTAGTTTTAATTTTATTCGGTCAGAGTCTAATTCAGTTTCAACAGAATCAACATATGTATTCAATAAGCTGACAGTATCAGTTATTTCAATCTTTTCATCTTCAACATTTTCTGAAAGATATTCATCAAAGTTTTCTACAATCTTTAAATCAAAGGGCTCTTTATTAATTATCTCATCAATATATTTGTCAAAAAGAAACGGGTTCTTCTTATTAATAACAATTACTTTTACATATGAATCTGGTACACAACTAAAATTACACGACTTAATCTCTGTGATAATATCATCAGACGCTTTACTATCATCATATACTAGTTTATTATAAATTGTAAGCGGGTTACGAATTGGCATTAGCTCACGTGTCTCTGTATCAATAACATGGAAAAACTTTGGATCATTACAATCTGCCCAGGTTAATTCAAAGGGAGTTCCAAGATAATGAATATTTCCTTTATTGCTTTTCGTATGAAAGTGGCCGCTCATTACAATTTCAAATCGAGAAAAGATATCAGACTTCATAGCTCCAGAACTAGCTTGAACTCCTTTCATCATATCAAATCCTTGAAGTTCTAAATGCCCACCTAAGAATGGAGCTTTTACATTTTTAACAAAGTTAGTTACTTCATCGTAATTCTCAGAATTTATCCAAGGGATTAATGCAATATCCAAACTACCATAACTCACGACGGTTGGTTCCATGTGTAGATTTACAACATCTTTATAATGTTGAAGAATCTCTTCGCAACTTGATAATGAATTTGTATTTTTATAAAATACGTCGTGGTTTCCTGGAATAAGATCCATGGTCATTCCATGTTCTCTTAACTTATCAAGAAACATTTTCTTATTCCTACTAAGAACTTTAAAATTTACCACTCTTCGATGATCAAAATAATCACCAAGATGAAGTATCTTAGTTATACCATTTTCTAAACAATAAGGAAAGAAAACCTTATCATAAAATCTTTCAGAATAATCTAAGAAGATATCACTACCATTTTTAACACCCGCATGAGTGTCTGTTATTACAACTAACTTCATATTACTTATCGAAAAAATCAGTTAAAGGACCGTTCTTAGCTTTCTTAGCAGGACGTCTTCCTCTACGCTTTGGCGGTAACTCAACTTCTTCAGGAGTTGGGCCCTTTTCTTCTTTAAAGAATGGGTTTGTATTTCTCATCCTATTAATTACTCCTTCACCAATTTGAGCAGAGTCTCCACTAAAGTCAGCAAATACATCAACAGCAGATGTACTGATTATTTTTTGTTTGATCTCAGTTTGTTTCTTTTCTTTGGCAATCCTTCTTAGAAAAGCAAACCAACTAATTTGTGTAAAGTAACTAAACGCGTTTGGCTTTCCTGTTCGCGTAGGTTTATCAATATCATAATTATTAACATACTTAATACAATTCTCAACTGCATCCATAACCATATCCTCTCGATATGTATAGTTAATAAAATTACCACTATGAGAAAGACCTTCTGCAATATTCAAAAAACATTTACCAATATAATCAGTAATACCTCTTGGATCTATACCGTTTTCAATATCTTCTTTAACACCTTTAACATGTTCAGATACGGCTTGCCCGAATAAAGCGTTATCAATATAATGTGGGCCACGTTTCTTCGCAGTCTTCTTCTTAGCAGTTTTCTTTTTTGCCGTCTTCTTCTTAACGGCTTTCTTATTGACTACTTCATCTGATGTAGGTTTATCTTTATCCTTCATATGTATATATTATACCATAGATTTAGTCTAATGTATATAACAAAATGCTATCAATCTTTTTTTATTATTATGAATTTTATTATTTACATACTATTGATTTTATAGTATAATATTCTATAGAATAACAAAAACAATAATCAATTAAACCTATTCCTCCAATTAAATAAGGTATCATCATTAGTATCCTTATTTTTTTTATTGATTTTTTTTGGAAAGTTAGATTCAATATCCATTAAAGTATTACCTAAACAATGTTGAATGTAATTACTTAAAGTTGATTCACTATTAACTGATGTTTCAGTTTCAATAATCTTATCATATAAAGTTATTATTGATGTATTCATTATTGAATCTTGATGTATGGGAACCATCCCTTCGGGATTAGAAGGGTCCATTAAAAATACATTTTCTAATTCAACTCCAATATCCGATACATTAATAAGTTCTCCAATTAAGACTCTTCCAGAAATAGTAGTAAAGATTCTAACATCAAGTTTGTTTGATATGTCGTTATTGTATTTCATCTAAACTTAATGGTATTTCGAAGATCTTGTATTTGAATCCCTCTTTATTATATATACGGATTCTTTCCTGAGCATGTTTAAACGTATAGTTTTTCTTTTTACGCCAACTAAGGTTATCAGAAATATCAAATACAGTAGTTTTTCTTCCATCATCTGATTTTCTCAATCCACGACCAATACTTTGAAGAACTTTAATTTGAGATTTTGTTGGACTAGCGAATATAATATTATGTAAGTTCTTAATATTAATTCCTGTTGAAAACACACCAGTACTTGCCACAATAATTGCTCCGGTGGTATTTGTTACTTTATCTGGTTTCATATGAATTGTTTTCTTTTTTTAATATTAATCTTTTTCTATATTCTGAATAACTTATCTTATCTAAATCATTCATTCCTTCATTATTAAAATCTATGTCCTTCTTATTATAACCCTCCCAGGTACACCAGAACATCCAAGTCTTTTTACTTTTATATTCCCGCTTCACGCCATCGAGCCATTACCCAATTTTCTAATACATCATCATCTATTGTTATTTCACACGCTAATTTTTCAGATCCATCTGTTAATGGAACTTTTACGTTTTGCCCGACAGTGATCTTTTTTAAACCAAATTTCATTGTTGTTGTTAAGGGATTAGTATCAACAATACTTCGAATGTTTTCTCTGTCATCCGCTTTTACTTCTCCACTAACATAAAAGATATTATCTTTATCATCTGCGCTGTCTTGAATCATTTTAAACAAAGGTTTACCATGTTTCTTAACGAGATTAAAAAGAACAAGTGTATTACCATTTTGATCAAGCGCTAACTTTGATATAAATTTATTTCGGTTTGGGTGTTCAACAATGGTTGCAATTTCACTTTGATAATCCATTTTAACAACTGCTTTCTTTAGAGCATCATCATGGTTGCATACAATACATTTAATTTCAAGATCAGCGAGTGTCTTTGAATCAATTAATTTCTTAGTTGAAATTACGTTAAACGTTGGACCAAAGTTTCCAATTAAAACCAATTCATTACAAAGACTTCCATCAAGAGTTCCAGTAGTACCAATTCTATAAGGCGCATTAACTAACATCCCCATAATCTTATTAAGACTCTTGGCTTTAAAGAGGTGCGCTTCGTCTCCAATGATCATCCCATATTGTTGGAACCATTCAGGCCGAAGGTTTATAGCGCTTTGCCATGTTGAAATAATAACACGAGCATCAAAGTTTTCTTTTTCTTTACCAGAATATATTTTATGTATTTCGAGATCAGCATCAAAGGAATCATCGTGTGAACTATAATCGGCAAAGTCTTTACTCATTTGTTCAACCAATGAAGTAGTTGGAACAATGATTAAAACATTATCATCATGATTTTCTATATACCATTTGATATACATGTAAATTATTAAACTCTTACCAGAACCAGTTGGTGAAACAATTAATGATCTGCCCTCAGTAATTCCATGAATAAATGCGTCATACTGATAATCACGAAGCTCAATTTTTTTTCCTCCAGCTCTTAGCTCTTGAGAATTTGCAAATTTATCAAGGTAATCTTTATCTATAACCTCTTTGTTTTTAAGAGTAGAGCAAAGGTTAATTCCATATCCACTATCCTTTGCAAAACTAAGTGTCTTTGGTAATAAACCATATGGCAAAGTATTATTGCGCATATTCAGTAAACGAATTTTTCCATCCCACATCTTATTTCTGTAACTTGGCATAAATTTATACCCGTCAACATAAAAAGTATAATGCTCGCTAAGATCCATCATAGCACCAGAATCATCCGACTTAATATGAATTAAGGTTTCATCTACATGTGATATGTCATACGTACTACTCATTTTTAATTTCCAGATACAAACTGGCGATGCGCGATTATATTCTTAATAGTTAAATGTCTAAAACGAACATTATCAATTATATCTTTACAAGTATCGCAATAGGTTTTTAAGTATTCAACTCTCATTTCCATCTCAACTTTATTTGGGTCAGCATCATAAAATTTATTCATGTCGCCTTTAAGCGGTTTGGCCATTCCATTAAAAGGATCGTAATTCCAACTTAACGCATCCATTTCTTCTTTAGTCATTTTACCATTGTAATATAACCAAAGGTCTTTATTCAAAACGGCTAATTCTAATTCTTTTTTCTTTAGTCTTAGTTTAGCGTGAGAATGTAACTCAAGATATTTACTATGCAGCTTCGCGCTGTTAATACTTGTATCATCTAAATTAACATCGTCAATTTTAGAATCGGTTTCCCACAGTTTTAGTAGTGATTCTAGATCCATCATATAATTTATATATAATGCTTATTTCCTAAACTCAAAAGTATCATATCTAAACGATACTTGGAATACCGCATATACTGGTTCGCCTTCTGCTTGTATATTAAAATCAACACCCCCAAGCGATGTTGGAAATGCATCTTTAAAATGTAATTGCTTATTTAAATTATTATGGCTTGATTTAATATTAATTGTAATATCTTTAAAATCAATTAAACTAGAGTTTTGATCATTGGAATCTTTGTTTGGATTGTTATTATCATTCATCCAATTATAAACTTCTTCATATGCTTCCATAGTTTCATCACAAATAAATGAGATGGCCAATGGTTCTTTACTTGTTGTTTCCGAAACAGAAAATCCAGGCATATTCATATAAGGAGTCGCAATCTCGTTATTGGTAATAGCTGGTAATGAAAACGAAACAATGTTTTTATTCAGAACTGATTTACTTGCTTGCGTACCAATATGAACAGTAAAGTTATCGGTTGTCGGTAAAAAATTATTCTCAATCATATTATTATTTATAACAAAAAATGAGGGACCGCCATTTCTGACAGCCCCTCATCGGGTTTGTGTCGTCCTAAGGTAGTGGACGAAATTTAGCTTTTGCTAATTAAACAGCAGGGTTAGTACCATTGATATTGGAAACGGTAAACCTACGGAAGTAAGGGTTGTTAGCAGTACCTGCTGGCTTACTAGTTGGACCAGCAATAGGATCATGAGCCATTGGGTTAGCAGCAAGACCATAACGAGTCTTAAAGCCGATCTTAGGCTGGAAGCTGTTCTCGTCAACGGCGCGAACCATTGTAAGAGGAACGTATGGGCAGTAGTAAATACCAGCATCATACGAGTTAGCACCTTTGTAACCAACGGTAGCGTAATCATCAACTGCATATGGATCAACATATACCTTAATGCGGCCATTGATAAGACCGGCGAATGTGTTACCAGTTGTGTCAACGTTTAAGTTGGACGCGATAGCTGGAGCATAGTCGAGAACGCCTGCAGCTGCAAGAGCAGAAGCAACGTTTGAAGAGCAGATAACATAGTTACCTTTTCCACGACGAGTGCCTTTAGCAATCTCATTGGATTCAAGCTCAAGTTGGAAGAGAAGTGATTTGAACTTCTCAACAGCCCAACGGCCGTCTGCATCAACGTCAAGATCAAAGTTACCTTCATCACCTGTACCAGTAAGTTGGTTGGTGAAACCTAGAACCGCTGCGGTATTAATTGAATCAATAACTTCGCGGTTGATTTCAGCAAGGATCTCAGTGCTAAGAATATTAGCAAGTTCTGCTTCAGCATCAAGACCGTGAATGGCCTTGAGGTCTTGAGCGAGTTCCATTGAGTACTCAGCTTTAAGAGCACGTGTCTTAGCTTCAACAACAACTTTCTCGATAGTGAAACCCATGTCCTTAGTAATGTTGCCTTCACCAAGTGCGGTAGAGGTAGAAGGAGCGAATTGAGTAGGAGCATTGAAAAGAGCTTCGTCATCAGTTGTTTCAACAGGAGATGCATCAACGCCATTATAACGAGACTTCATCGCGAAGATGAGACCAGTAGGACCGGACATTGGCTGAACACCACAAACATCATAAGCGATAAGGCTTGGCATTGCACGACGTACAAGGCTGATGAGTACTGGATCCCAGTTATCGGTACCAGAAACAACGTTTGAAGGTTCGCCTGCTTCATTGAGGTATTGCGATTGGCCACGAGCTTCGGCAAGTGCCTTCTCTTGGTTTTCTAACATAACTGCAGTTACTGCTTTGCGATGGTTATCGGCGAAGGCAGGTGCATCGGCGCTCTCAAGAATGGGAGCCCACTTTTTTTCTAGTTCTTCTGAATTAAACATAGTTTTAATTTATAGTTTTGTGTTTTGTTTTTTGTATAGGAAATGCTTTACTCGGAGAATTTCTTCCCTTTGCTAATAGCACTTAAATAATTTTGCATTGCTTTGGAAACCTTTGGCTTATCAGAGCTGGCAGATTCTTCAACAATAGTTTCTGTGGTTGAATAAGAATCTTCATCAGACTCTTGTTCTTCCGTTTCTTCATTAATTGACTCAGCGCCTTCAAAGTAGAAGCCCTTAAGAGTATTAATACTCTCACGGAATTTATCTTCACCTTCAAAATCAACGCCCTCAGCCAATGATTTTAGTTTTTCTACTTGAGTTTGAACAAGACCTTCGCATGACTCAACAATAACCTTTTCACGAGTTAATGCATCAACCTTATCGGCCAATTCGTCAGCAATTGCGCGTGTCTTATCAAAGTCCTCTTTAACTTGGGCAACTTCACTTTCCAATTGCTCGAAAAGATCAACCTTAGTTTCAGGAACTTCAATATAGTTCTCAACAAAGAGAGTCTTAAGTGAAGACATGAAGTCTTCAGCAATAGAAGTACGTAGAGAAGTTTCAATAGCAACTGAATTTTCCTTAGCCCACTCAGATACTGCGTAGGTTAAATACTCATCAACTTGCTCTGATAAAGCTGAGCTCATTGTCTCAACTTCTTCAGTTAGTTTCTCATCATATTCAGCTTGGATCTTCTCCTTAGCTTCAGCGATTTGTGAACGAACTTCAGTTTCAAAAATAAGAGCAGCCTTGGCTTTAAAGCCTTCGGTAAGGTTTTCTTCTGACTCAATTAAACGTTTAATATCGTCGGTTTCAACCGCAATAGCATCTTCCTTTTTAACTTTCTTTTCGGACTTTACGTCTTCTTCTTCTTCGTCTTCGTCTTCTTCGTCGGAATCCATTTCTTCTTCGTCGTCGGAATCTTCATCAGATTCTTCTTCCTCTTCGTCATCGGATTCTTTCTTAGTAGCTTTCTTAGCTTCTTCGATCTCTTCTACTTCTTCAGTAGTTTCAACTTCTTCAGTTTGTTCAGCAACTACTTCTTCAGCTTGCTCAACAGAACCTTCAACGATTTCTTCGGTTTCCTCAACGGCTACCGCTTCTTCGCTAATTTCTTGTTCTTCCATTGTTTCTTGTTTGTTAGGATGTTGTTCACTTATTTCCATTTCGGATTTAGTTCGTGCATTTCTGCGTTGTACTAAATAATCTTCAATCTCATTGACATCCTCACTAATTTCATTGCTTTCATTATAGATTGCAATATCTTCAGCGTTTTCTTCGGTTTCTTCGACAGATTCTTCAATAGAATCATCGAGTGTTTCCTCAGAGTCAGAGGCTTCTTCACTTATTTCCAAATTAGGAACTTCCTCTAACGTGTCAAGAGAATCTAAGTCAGCTTCGACAATGTCGAAAACATCATATTCTTCGTTTAATATATTATTAGACATATTTAGTTTTTCTTAGTTTCTTTTAAGTTGGAGAGGAAATCATAAGCGATCTCAGTCTCATTAATATTCATTATTTCCCATACTATAAATTCTCACATTAACCATAATAAAAAATTTGTTTATAAATCAATTGAAATATCCTTAAGAAAGGATGAGAACAGCTGCTGCTGTTGCTCTTCTAATTGATTTAAAGAAAGTTTGTCAGCCTCAGCTTTAATATGCTCTGCTGCTTTTGTAACGATTTGGTTTCCTTCAAAGAAGTACTCAACGCCTTCCATAATACCATTTACAAATGCGCTCGGAGCTGAAGGATCTTGTACAATATCAACTGTTGCTAAAATAAAGTCTTCGTTAACAACATCAACGCCTTGGCGATTTTTTGATACACTGCCCATTCCTCGTGAACTAACACCAAGTTGGCAACCGCCTTCAAGTAATCCCTTAACGATTGTTCCCATTGGAGTATCAAGAATCTTTGCTTTACCAATAACATTGTTACCATTCCAGCTAAGCTCTGTAATACGATGAGATACTTTATCCAAATTAATTGAAGGGCCTTCAGGATGGTTTAATTCACCAACTGCGCGACCTTTTGCAACGTAATTCTCAACGTATTTTTTAACCGAACCTTCTAGAATTGCCTTTGGGTAAATCCTTTTATTATGATTAAGCTGATCGGCTTGCATAAAGATACCTTCGATGATATGACTCTTTTTGCCATCCTTTGTTTCGGTGAGGTAATTTAGCTCCTCGTTGTGTTCTGTTATTAGTTTCATATTATGCAAATCTTGTTGCTTCATTTATCGAACTTGAATTATGTTGTACAGAATCTAAAAGTTTTATAATATCATCGTAAACATTTTTAAAAGTAATGCCGCTTCTCTTAGAAAAGGCTGGCATTGTATGTGGTTTTCCACGATGCATAATAACAATATCTTCTCCATCTATAAAGACCTCTTTCTTATTTGAATTAGTAAGTTTATGGAAAAAGGCTAAAACTTCATCACGTTTTTTATTGTAATCACTTAATTTAAAATTATGCCAAACCGAATAAGGCTTACCATGTAGAGATTTGAGATTTACCGTCGATTCTTCTAAATTATCTTCTTTAATACCAAGGATTTTTTTAGCAGCTTCTTTATCAATAGTTGCTTTGTAAGTCTTACCGTTGAATTCGAATTCCTCTTCGCCATCAATAACTGCTTTAGCAGCAGCTTTAGTAAATTCATTACCTTCTTCTACTTCTTCTTTACTCTTCTTCTTTTTCTCTTTGCCACAAGCTTCAACAACATCTTCAGCATCAGTAAAAATGTTATTTGCTGCAGTTACTCTTTGTAAATCAATTTCAGTTTTAACTTTATCTTTTAAAAGAGTATTTAAAATCGAAGAAGATTGCTTAGTATCGCCTGAAACTATGCTTTTTATTAATTCGTTTGTATTCATTTTAATATTATTTATTTATATAATTTTTTGTTTTAAGCATCTATTTTAAAACTCATCATCATCAACAGGATCTTCTTCAATTTCAGCGTCGATTCTTTCAACATCCTCGTCAGTGAAGTTAAGAACATTAGATCTTACCCACTTCTTAGAATAATACTTACCAATAAATGGCTGTATTTGTTCTAACATTGTAATGCGTTCTCTTAGGATTTCAAAGTCCTTTAACTCTGAAAAATAGTTATCTTCAATAAAGTCAATTGCTATTTTCTGTTCAATATCATCCCATTCTTCTTCAGTACAAATGCGTTTTAGCAAGCACTGTACTCTAAGCATATTAATAAACAATACCGAAAACTTACGGCGAAGTCTATTAATAAACTTTTGGAATTTTACTTCTTCTCTTGAAATCTCACTAACTCGTCCAGCGTTATAAGTGCTTTCAGAATCAATCCTACTTAACGGAACATTTAATGAACGATATAGTTTCTTTTGGAAAAAGATAACATCATCAATTTGAGAAAGATTCTCACCGCCTGGGAGCGTAGTAATCTCTGTTCCTCGACCACCTTCACGGCGTGGTAACCAAAAATCTTCGAGCATACTCATGCTCTTACTTTCATCCTGAACTTCTCCAGTTCGCGCATCGTAAATTAACTTATTACGATACTTAGACATAATTCCTTGAACATATTCTTCGGCTTTACCTTTAGGAAGGTTACCAATATCAATATAAAATATGCGGCGTTCAGGAGCTCGTGATATTCTGTAAATAACAAGAGCGTCTTCCATTACACGCAATTGGTTTACTAGTTTTACACTTTTATGAAGATATGACGTTGAAATTTTTTGTGTTTCGTCTGTTGTTCCCGATGGAACATATACAATAACATTTGGGTCGATTTTTAAAGCCTGGTTTCCTGCAGACATATCTTGCCCATAAAGGTAATACTCTTTAGTAACACCAGTGGTTTCTTCACCGGTTCTTTTACTAACTTTCTTAGTAACTTCTTTTACTTTACGAATATGTAAAGGATCAATTAATCGAACATCTTTAATACCTTGTTTAATATTTTCAGAATCAATCATTAAATGGTAATATAGTTTACCATCAATATACCACCGCCTAAAGACGTCATGTGAATTAAAATTAAATTTTAATAGTTTAATAATTGTATCAAACTCATCTCTAAATTTCTTTTTAATACCATCCGTTAAATCTACATCGTCAAGAACTAAATTTACAGGAGCAGTATTAGAATCTCCAACAATAGCAGCATTAACAATATCATTAATTGCGAGATCGCACTCAGGTTGAGCTGCCGCCGTTCTATAACTTTTAATTAGATCTTTTTCGTTTTGAATATTTAAATTATCCAAATCGAGAACTTGCCCATAATAACCAGACGCCGCCCCTGATGAAAAAACAGCAGAGCCGTCATCATTTAAAGGCGGAGCAAAACTTTCAATAGAATCCTTTGCGTCACTTTCATCGTCTAGTATATTTGCTTTCTTTAGCTTTTTACTTATGTCAAATCCGAATACATTCATATATTATATATAATGCTTAGAATTACCCCAAGATCAACTCAGGGTAATTCTAAGACTTAATTTGTTTTAACTAATTATAACGATTAGTTTGAATCTGATGTTGCAGCAGTGGTATTACTTACCCAATATTGGTAATTAAATTCTACTGTAAACTCTTCAATCGTATCGTTGGTTTCATAATTAAGATCAATTGCACTGATGTTTGTTGGGAATGCATCGATTAATTTATAACCCTTAATCGCAGCACCAAGTCCGGATGAGAGTCCATGACCTGCGCCATCACGACCAAGTTGCTCAACTTCTACAGGGCGCATATAGTTTAGCGCTTCGCCTGATTGGCTGTACTGAGACGTGTTTGCTTTATTATCGTTAATAAGATCCATCCATGTTTCAAAGGCATCCCTTATAAGCATGTTTTCGTCGTTAATAACTGTAATCGTCCATGGTTCAAATGTACGGTCTCCTGCAACCTTTAACTTACGACCTAGGTAAGGAACTTCGACGGGTGCTATAACACTCGATGGAAGTTGCGCTCCTTTGATCATAAAGCTACCAAGCTTAGTCAACGTATCTGTTGAAAGCTCAGGCGGAAAAAACACTTTACATTTGAATAGGTTTGGCCTTGCGCCTCCCCCTGTTAATTGTGATTTAAAATCTGATATATTACTCATTTTTTTTATTTTCTACTGTTTATATTAATATTTATCAATCCTTTATTAAACCAGCTCTTCAAAAATAGCACCTGTTCTGGTAGCTATAAAGTTAAGCGTGATAAAGTTAATTGAACGTAACGGCTTGATGTAAATATCAGCAACGAATCGGTTTCCATCAACAACTTGTGATGTATTATTCGATGAGTCACACACTATCTTAAAGTCTTCGATTCCTCGACGACCTTGAACATCTCGTAAGAATGGCGCGATTGCATTAACAAAAGCTGATCTTGTAAACTCGTCGTTAATTTCAAATAACTGGAATTTAGCAGATGTAGCAATTGCCTTCTCAACGGTCATAAACAACCTACGAACATTAATGCGATCAAACGCAGAAGGACGTGCTAGGGCTGTCTTATCACCATATAGAACGATACCTTGGCCAGGGAAAGAAACCACTGGGTTAACTCTTTTCTTGTATAATTCATCACGATCGGCCTGCTTAGGATTGTAAGCAAGTTTAATAACACTTTGAATATTACCTCGGTTTAATCCAGCTGGAGAGAACCATGGCTCTGAAACATTATCTGTATTTGCGCAAAGACCTGCAATATGACCGCATAAAGGAATCCAAACATATTGGTCTTTATAACGATTATAAACATAAGCAGGAGTACTATCAAATACTGCATAACTTGTAGAAGTAACACCTCCGGAGCCAGATTTACCTTCAAATTTCCATAATACCTCATTCAATCGGTCGACATCATTTGTGTATTCTTTAACCTTTAAAGGAGCAGAAAGGAATGCCATACAGTCTTTACGTGTATTAGCAATTTCTAAAAGTTTATCATCAACGGTTTTGGTTTTTGACGTTACATAATCGTAATCAAGAGCAAGCTCTGTAAAGTTCTGTGCAAAAATCAAGTTAACATCAACGGTTTCATAATCGCCAAATAATTCGATTGCCTCCACTACAGGATCTGCAGTATAATCGGCGTCGTCCATTCCATCTGCGAGATCAACATAATATTCTTCAAAACCTTCCACTGGAACTGTCACTGTGCCGGTGGTCTCTGTAACCTCTTGTAAAATACTATTAATTCCAGCATAAAAATCTATAAGCGCTCCTTGAACAAGAATAGGCTCTTCAGTAGGACGAACGGCCCAAACATATGAACTTCCTCCATTTAATTTAGAAACCCAATAGTTAGACTCACCAAACTCATCTTTTGCATTTGCTGCCATTGATAAACCTTGGTAAATTTCAAGAATGCTACCTTGATCTCCAGAAAATGCACCACCTTGGTCTACAACCAATACGTGAATTTCATCTTTTGCAGTTGTATCGCCTAAAAGATTTTCCGCCCAAACAGTGTTGGTTGGTTTATATCCTAATTGAGCTTTAATGGTACTATCTACTGTGTCCCAATTGTCTTCTGTTATAAAATAAACACGCAGTGAGTTACCTAAAGAACCCGCATATCGTGCAACGATATTCGAATCAATCCCAAGTAATTCAGATGATAATCTATCTAAGTCGTCTTGTCCATTAATTACGCCTGGGTCATAATCGCCAGTGAAGCCGGCTGGTGCTGGAATAGTATCCATACCTGCGCCTCCTGATGTCGCGTTATAAGAGCCATTAACGGCCCGCGCTACTTTTAATGAATTGCCATATTTTAAAAAGCTAGCAGCAGTTAAGAAGCTAACTTCGATTTCTCCCTTGATTTCTGGTGTTCCAAAAACCTTAGCGAGGTCTGTTTCTGAGCCTACCGTGACTAAACGTCCCGACGGTCCCCAACGAAAGTACCCTGCATATCCACCAATAGAGGTGGATTGTGCTGGCACTATATCTGTGAGATCAGTTTCTTTGATCTCAACTCCAGGTGATACTAAAAATCCCATAAGTTTTTCCTTTCAGTGTATTTTGTTTTACAATTTATAATTAGCATAATAAGAATATTCTCAATAACAATATTTATTTTATAACGGCCCTTAAAAGGCCGATTTCCAATCTTTAATATTATCTACTAAGTTACTATGCTCATCGTTTCTATTATCTTTAGATCCATGCATATAACCAAATGGAGGTAGATCCTCTTCCATTTCCAGAATCCTTTCTTTATATAGAAGATCTTTAATTTCTATATCAGTTAATGATCTGAAAAAGTCAGTACTAACAAACCATGCAAATAAAACAAAGTTCATTACAGAATCATCGTGTGTTCCACTTGCACCCGAATATGAGTTACCCTTTGGCTCAAACGAACTAAATTCTGCTATTGTATTGGGATCAACCAATAATAATTTACCGCCTTCTAACAAATCTTTTAAGTTAGAACAGCCCATTCGTTTAACTTTTGCAGACATTGTTACGCCAATACCATTTGATTTTACTGTGCTTGTTGTAAAAGTATTTTCATACTCATGTTCATAATAAACAGCATTACATACTACTTGTCCTGCATCATTATTCTCTATAATTACAAGCGCATCGTTATATGTTTTTGCTGCTCTAATAATAACATCTGGGAATAATAGCGGGGAAATTGTATTATTTCTATATGTACAAACTTGTTTAAATGGTTGGTTTGTTATATCAATGACAGAAAAAGTACTATAGTCTTGTCCTCTTCCCTTTGAAACATCTGCAGTTAAAACATAAGTATGACTAAGATTTGGCTCTTCATAATAATTAATATCATGTTGAATTTTTTCAGGATTTCGTGAATTCATTCCTAAAAGAACATTTGTATCAATTAAAGTATGAGAGCTACCAATAAACTCAATTTCAAATTCTTGTTTAAATTGAACGGCAGATGTATTAGCAATAGTTTCTTTTTTCCAAGCTTCATCTCTGCCTGGAACATCCCACCAACTAACTGTGTATGGCGCAAAGTTATTAGCTTTTTGGACAGCGCCTTCCCATAGTTTATAAAACATATTACCAAGTCCATTTGGAGTGCTTGTAATAATTACCTTAGTGTCTTCACCAGAAGTAATAACTGGATATGTACTAGTGTAAAACTCTTCCGACCTTTGAACGAAAGCAAACTCATCAAGGAATACAACATTCAAACTCAAACCACGAATACTACTAGAACTAGTAGCTCCGGCAATAATCTCAGAGTTATGACTGAAAATAATATTACCTTTATTTAAAACTTTACAGCCAGGCTGTAAAAAGAATGGTAAATTCTCTAACATTAGAGTTAGCCTCGCAAGCATTTCTCTTGCAGTTGCTCCTTTATTGGCAAGAATACCGATCTTCTTATTTGAATTAAATACTAAGTAATGAAGTAGCCATGCTATTGACGTGATACTTTTACCACTTTGACGGCAAGCTAAAACAATACTAAAACGATTATCTTTATAATGGTTTACAAGATCTTCTTGGTACCCTCTTAATTTAAATGGAACTAATCCTTTATCTAAACTAATTACCTTAACATATTTTTCGCAGAAGTATGAAATATTATTCATACATTTCTTATATTCAATTACTTCTTCTTTAGTAAAGCTTTGTTGTACTCCATCCGCTTTAATAAAGGTATTACCATTATAAGAATTATTTTTCATCTTTAATCAACTTCGATTATATTGTCAGCGTTATCATCACCTTTTAATAAATTTTGTAACTCTGTTGTAGTGCCAACAAAAATACTGTTATTTGTAGTGGTGGACGCTGCTTTATTTTCGTCTTTAATTAAAGCCTTTCGTTGTTTTTGTAAATCTAAAAGCTGCCCATTCATTTCTGCGGTTTGCTTTATTAAAGCACCAAGAACTTCAAAAGCACGAGGATGTTCTGCGTCAGCTGCTAAGTTATGCATCTGCTCAATAGCTTCTCCACTAGTATCAATTAAACTTTTAATTTGTTTACGAGCTATTTCAAAATCCTCTTCAGCATCTGATATAAGGCGGTCTTGAGTTGGCTCCTTTTTTAAAGGGCGGAGTTCCATATTATTTTTCATTTCACTTGGAATATTATTCTCAAGTGATTTTAAAATTTCGTTTTTATCTTTACTCATAATATAATTTATTTAAAAATTGCCTTAATCATCTGGCCAAATATCTCTATCAGGATCAATGATTCCTAAGTTAACAACACAATCAAAATCATCTTCGGTTTGCGCTCTCAGTGCCGTTTTAACTTCAACGCCGCCAAAGGCATCTTTGCCTTCTTCTTCCATAATACTTACATCAATAGCTTTAATTAAACCGCCGTTATTACATGGTATTAAAGGCCCTGCAAACTTAACCTTAACGCCAAAGCTCAATGTATATATAATAGTTCTTCGTGAATCTTTAATACCACCTTGATACGAATCTTCATGATCAAGGGAGTTTAGGCTTATTGGAATATCTGTTATACTCTCAGGACCTTCTAAACCTTTTACTGAAAGCGTATATGAAGGGCTAAAGAATGGTAAAATTTGTTCAACGATTTGAAGAGCTTCGTCTTGAGATCTAGATAAAACATTTAAATCAATTGTCATGTTATAAGGTACTGCTTGAAATACATTAAAGCAATTTCCATCAGCGTCCTTTTGTATTGTTTGATTAAATTTTGTTAACTTAGTAGCAGCGTCATATGTAATATCAGCAATCTCAAATGACATTCTTGGTAATTTAATAGCAATAGATTCATCAAGGGTAGATTCATTTATTCTTGCCAAATATCTTTCTCTTGGCGCATAGGCTAAAGGAACTCGCTGAACGCTTGTTAACGCGCCATCAACTCGCTTACCAATATAGATATCATTAAATAATGAGCCAAACACACTAATGATCTTTCGAACATTGGCATGGTAAAAATAATCGTGTCCTAGCATAGTTTTTTATTTATTGGAAATTAAATGGTTCACCGAATGGATTGCTCTCTGAAAAGTCAATAAATTCTAAACCGTTAGCCGCATCAGCAAACGTTGCATTACCTGCCCAATGATCTGAATTAAATATATCAGAGTCGGAATCGTCAAGGCTTCTTAGTTCACTTATAATTAAAGAGCCCCCGCTTTCAGTACCTAAGAATGATGTGTTAGCCTCAATATTATGGAAATATCCGTCATCAAACGTTAAAGTGCCAACTCTCATTTCTTCAACAATTGGGTCACTATCTGGAACTATATTATATTCAAAGAACTCTGTATTACCAGTTATACCGCCGGGTGTAGTAAATGTTAATGTTTCTCCATCAATAAAATTTGGTTCTGTTTTGGAATCAATAACAAAAGTAAATCCTTGAGAAAGTTTTTCTTGTATGTCATCAATATCGTCAATGCCTGTATCAATTTCTTGTCCTTCATATTCAAACTTCTCGCATGTAAGAGTAAATAATGGTAAGTCTTGTAATTGATAAAATGGTTTTTTAGAATCAGAATAACGAATTTCAAAAATAGATTTATAAAGAGGCACATAAATTAAATCGCCCTCTCTTGGACGCACTGCATCATCAGCATAACCGTGACGCTGAATAAGTTGGTTCCATCGATACTTAGCGACGCGTAACGTCATTTCATCTCTAACTTCTAAACCAAACTTTTCATAAATTTTAGAATCTCCTTCAAAGCCCTCCATTTCCTCAACATACATTTCAACTTTGAATGCTTTATCAAAGGTTGAAACCACGTCTTCATTTAAAACAAAGTCCCTCTTAATAATCTTACGAGGAATATAATAAACGTCAATGCCATGAATCTGTATGGACTCTATAACAAGAGACTCATATAAGTTTTGTTCAGACTTAGCGCCGTTTTGAAAATATTTATTTAAAGCCATTGGTATTATATTTTAACCACAATAAAAATCAACGGGTGCTTCATATTGTAATTGCCATCTTTCTTTAAGTTCTTTTAAATCTGTTACAGCGTCATCATAAATTGGCCTCCCGTTTATTGTTACGCCGCCCGGTAGTTGCATTCCTTCAAATTTAATTAGATTTGCACCCCATTGTTTTTTAAGAAGTAGTGTTAATAATTCTTTTAAAGCCATATCATTATATACTTCAGGATATGAATTTGGATCTATTGTTTGGTAACATTCAACAAGAATAAAATTTCCAACGCCGGCATAACCTGTAATATCGCTATGTATTTTAATTGTATTTTTGTGGCGACTATATGAAACCTGTTGAGAATGACCATTTATAATATCATCAATTAATGAAAGGTTTTGTTTAGTCATTTCATAGTTTACTAATCCTCCGCCGTTTGATCCATTCAATCCAGCAACATCATTAAGGTGCATTTGATATTTAACACTAAACATTCCACCAAGACTTGATGAATTTAAACCTCTGATTCGAGTTACGCTTAATATTGAATCTGGTAATTGAATTTCCCTATTATCAATAGTATCTTGCGTTATCTCATGTTTAACAAAGGTTCTTACTACTGCATCTGAATGGTACTCCTGATAAAATTGAATAGCTTCATCAATGCGATCATCGATTTGATCTTCATCAAGGTTAATTTCAATGACAGGAGCGCCTAAAGCTCTTAAACAATATTCTGCTAATTGGTCTCTTGTTTCTGGTCTAGCCATACTATTATTTATATAAACTTATTATATATAAATTGTATGAATAATGAAATAGTATACATTAACAAAGGCGCTCGGGAATTATTTAAAAAACTCGGATGTGGAGACATAGATTATATCATGATCTATAAAAAAGAAGGCAATGATATTTACTTTTCTGCCGGAGATAAAGGAAAGTTTAAATCCGATCAAGAAGAAATAAACTTATTTGGCGTTTAAGAACGAACCGTATTTTAAAGCGATCAGTAATAGAATATACCCTTGCCCCAAAATAATAGTAGCAATAAATATCTTATGAACCTTCTTAGCTAATAATTTATTTTCTGCAGGTATAAAAGCTTTTATATGGCAATACGCAGCTAACAATGTCATCCCTTGTCTAAAAACAAGGTTAGGAAAAACACCAAAACTAATTAATGCATCAACAGGTTCTTGCATTTGTAAATAACCAGCTCCCCAATAAAAAGCCCAGTATGTATTATCAAGAATATTTCCAAGGAACCCAATAAAAATTCCGGTAAGAAACCATCTCATTTTTTCTGAAGAATTGCTGGCACCCTTCTTATTAGCATTCTTTGCAGGCTTAAAAGCTTTAAAGACAACAATGATACATAGGGCCAGCATCGGCAAAGTCCAAGCTATAGACTGTAATTGAGCAAAAGCTTTAAAGGTTTCGTAAGGCGTCATATATTTTATGTGTGTGGTGTTTAAAGCAGAAATAAATCCTAAATCTCTACTTTATATAATATATTTATAAAAATATATCTTTAAATAATAACGCTAATTAGCATTTCTCTTAAACTCACGATCGAGTAAAATATCAACCTTTGTTTCAATAGCCTTTACGTCTTCTTTAATTACGCTTACCTTTTCATGAATTGGAGCGGTTTCTGCTAATATTTGAAGTTGTAATCGTTCTTCTTTGATATGAAATACCTGATCTCTAGAATGTAGTTCATGAATCTCTGCTACTTCTTCTAATAATTTTTTAGTCCCAGAATGTGCTGGTAATTGATGGTGAGTACTTACATTATTTAAAAATATAATACTTGACCCAACAAAACCAGATAAAGCAATACATGCTAAAGTAACTGCCAACCACCCTTGAATCGTATTTGGTTTTTTAAATCGTATACCAGTGTCAGTCGCATGTAACTCTTTGATAGTTTCAGCAACGACAAGTTTCATTTCGCGCGTAAAGGCATCTTCGTCAACTTCTGTGTGTTTCATAACAAATGGGTATAATATAAAGGTTTGGTTTACTTATTATAAACTTATTTATAAAATAGTATTTTTAATTACCGATTGCTTGCCAACAGAATCCAACGCCGTTACTACCAGCGCCCTGAGAATTATCAATGCCGTCTGGCCGATCTATAGTAAAACCTTGACGGTTATATGAATCATATGACATAGTCGTACCACCGCCCCCTTGTTTTGTAATATGTATAGTAAACATATTATTTGGAAACTCTTCTTCAAAGATAAACGTTTGGGCGCCATCTATGTTACTCATAGCAGTTCCAAACTTCATAATTAAACCACCAGGTAGTTGTACATGGCCACTGCTGCCGATTAAGCTTGTGCTATAAGGAGCTCCAGGAGTTGGAATTCCGCTTAAAGTATTTGGAAATATGTCATCAGTTCCAATTGTTAATTTCTGGCCTTGCTTAATAACAGTATCTCCGGCTTGAGTTACTGTTAAATCAAGGTCTGATGAAGTAAGCGACCCTTGGCCTCTAAATCCAATTCCAGAATTATCAGGTCCTTGATCAATAAATCCCCAATCGGCATCTCCATTACTACTGATAGCAATTCCGCCGTCGGTAATACTTAAAGTACTAACTGGTGCTACAGAATCAGGTCCAACCCTAACTAGGCCATCGCTTTGAATCTTTAAGCGTCTTGGTGATGGGGTCCCATCACCGGTATGGAATTCCAGTCCGTTATCCTCTTTAATAATGCGACAATCAAAATCTTCAGCACTTCCGGCCGTTTTAAAGTCGATGAACGGGTTGTCACCATCGGCTACTGACTCTATTAATTCAATACTTCCAGCGCTGCCATTAATAAGAACGCCACCATCGTCGGCATTTTGGCCCTGTGTGAAAAGGCCTTGTCCAACAACATGTAATTTTTCAAGAGGATCAATTGTTCCAATACCAACATTTCCATTTTGTATAACACGAAATTTAGGAATATCAGTTGTATCTGTGCTGTTCCAATCACCATCGGTATATATACTTACAGAGTCGTTGCTGCTTAATCGTAAATCATCCTTTTGTCCTAAATCTGTATTAGGGATTTCAGTGGTTCGAGTTGCGGTAATTAGTGCTAATGGCCAAGTGTTGCCAGACCCAGCCGCAGAATAATCTGATCCAAGGAAGAGGCTATCAGCAACATATAATTTACCATCTATTTGAGTATTACCAATTACTTGTAACGGGCTGTTTGGCGTTTCAGTTCCAATTCCAACGTTACCACTTCCAGTAACACATAAATCCAAGCCCTGGCTAGCATTAAAACCAGATCCTCTGAATCCAATACCTGAATTAGTAGTACCTTGGTCAATCATTCCCCAATCGTCATCACTGTTAGAATCAATACCAATAGTTCCGCCTTGAATAGATAACTTCATTGGAGGATTTGTTTCACCGGTTCCAATACCGACATTACCATCATCAGTTATTCTAAACCTATTAATTAAATTAGTAGATTCGCCTATTGCGTTAAACCCTAAAGGTGGCGTGAATGGCATTTGTGATTCGTAGGTATCAATTCTAAATTCGCCTGATGCAATTCTAATTCGATCGGCATTACCGCCACTGCCCGGGTCATTACCTTTGTAGATAAGTAACTCACTTTTTTGATCTGCGGTTTCATCATAACGGCGTTCTCCTATAAAGGCGGCGTCTGGGTCTCCATATGTTCCTGCAAATGATATATAATTACTTGCATCATAATCGGATACATCTGTACTATATCGACCAAGAGCAATATTACCTCTAACATCTAAAGCTTCTCGGCCAACTACCAAATCATGACCTGCAAAGCCAGTAATTTCATCATAGCTGATAACTTCACTAGTTAGGCGCTGCCCAATTACAAATTCGCCAGATTGAGAAAAATGAAATTTACCACCAGTGCCGCCATTGCCACCGGTTACAATCTTTAATGCGTCACCTTGTTTAATTATACGGCTACTATAATCATCGGTTTGTTGGTTTTTAAAATCAATATATGGATTTCCCCAACCAGGCTCCTCGGTATAATCATTGGCGCCGTCAAATAATTCTATACCGCCATCACCGGCAGATAATAATATGCCACTCGTATAATTTTCTTTTGCAAATATTACATCCTGCCCTAAAACATCAAGTGCATAATCCTCACCACCCGGCGCTCTTCCAATTCCAACGGCGGTTGTATTTTCAAAAATTGTTGAAACTTCAGCATATCTTGCAACTTCTGCATTACTTGTATCTTTAAATATAAGTTTATCATTTGCAAAAATATCAGCTTCAGTGAAAACAGATTCTGTTATACTATTGCTTACATCAAAGATAAAATCTTCTAAAGAAAACTCCCCAAGGTTTTCATTATATCTAATAACTTGGCCATCTTGCGCACCTTCAGGCGCAGTCAAATCGTTTATTTCATGTATATGATATAAAGGTTGACGCTGATTAATTAATCGAAAATCCTCTGTATCAATAAGTTCAGCATCAGTTAATATACTATTAAGTCCTGATAAAGTATCAATATCAGAAGGTTGAATTGCAGAATCTGCTTTTTGTCCTTGAGCGGTCGTTACTGGTAATGTAACTGTATTACTATCGGAGAGTGTTAATTGATCATCAACAATTGATAAGTCTTGTAAATTTGTATTTTGTGGTAATGTAACTGTATTACCTCCATCAATTGTTAATTCAAAAGTTTGTGGATCAAAAATTAAACTTTGCATTCCTCCAATAACTGGCACTGGAAGTTGAATACTATTGCCTCCACTAATTTCAATACTTGTTCCATTTAATGTTAGCGTTTGGTCACTACCAATCTGCTTACTTGTAATAGAACCGCCAACGTTTAAATCAATAAACACGTCGGTTGCATCTCGCCTTAACGCAACATAACCTTCAGGTAATATACCATTAACGGCACTTCCTGGATTTTCATCGCCAGTTATTGGAGGAATAGCTGAATTGGTTAAACTTAAAGCGACTTGCCCATCAGGGTGAATTCTTATTTTTCCATTTCCTGCGGCATTTCCAACGCCAAGATCTGCAAAGGTTAAAGCAGAATTAACTTCATCTTTTTTAGTTAATAAATGCTTAGCTCTAACAACAGTATTATTAGCAGGGTCGTTTCCATCTGCACTCCAAACTTCTGATTGTGTTGAAAACTCTACGATACCTTTATCAATATCGGTTGCCGCACTAGAAGCTGGTCCTGTTAGACCCACAGCACCAGTTGGACCAGTTGGGCCGGTTGGACCAGTTGCACCCACATCACCAGTTAATCCGGTTGGACCAACGGCACCAATTAGTTCTCCAAGATCTGTCCAAGAATCTGCAGTTGCATTATATACATATATGTGAGTATTAGTCCACACTGGGCTATCACCTGTAGTCACTCCATATAAAACTGCAACGGTTACGCCGGTTCTTTGTAATGCAGCTGATAAAGGATTACTAATATCACCCGCTGTAGGAATTTCATCTGCCCACTCATAAACTGCGACAGGACTAATTCCAAGTCCTGTCGCACCTCTTACATCACCTAAGTTTTTGGTTGTATCTCCACTATAATATGATACAACTAAATTTGATTTGTTATTATCACCAGCAACTAAATTAATATCTGATATTAAAAAGTCGCTATATTCATCCCTAATAACTGCAGCAATATCTTCATTAATGTTTAATGATTTTGTTATTAAATCTCCAGATTGATCTTTCCAAAACAAAGTTGAATCTGTCGCATTAAAAGCAAGTTCTCCATTAACAAGTGACGCAGGATCAGGCTCTGCTCCACTATTAAACGAATGTTTTAGTATAATTTTTGTTGGTGTAATTGCCATGATTTTAAATATTTATTCAGGTTTAAACGTAAGTAGTTCTAACATATCGTTGAGCTGATGTAAACACTGGATGAATAGCTTCGTCGTGTGATGTCGCTCTAGTTCCCTGTACCCAACCGGCTACATATAGTCTTCCGCGTTCAGCATCAGGATCACCACCATCTTTACATAATATAAACATAACATGTGGGTTACCTGTTGCAATTTGAACAATATTCATTGGATCTTCTGGGAAGAATATTCGACGCCACCCATTCGTATAATTATTAGCAGAATCGTGAGTTTCTGCTCCTGAACCCATATGCCAGCCGGTTTCATGATAATAGGTATATCCATTAACATATAGTTGTGCTTGAATACCACCTGCTTCATCTGTGACCGATCGTGTAACTGCAAATTGTTGGTTTCCAGTATTGCCTTGCCAAGGAACTACAAATAATTTTTTACAAGCATTATTACCGGCTGCGCCGATTGTTACTCGTTGAAGAGATGTTACGCTTTGAGTTGTATTTGTACTTGAAATTGCTTTAGCAAATCCAACTCCTCCGGAATTACCGTGATATCCTGTAAAAAATAGTGCAGCATTTTTTCTAACAAAGTTACCATGACCAGTATTGTATATTTGATCAGTATAACCTGTAATCTTAGCAGGAGATCTCCATGAACCAGTATTACCTTGTCCAGTTTGTCCATGGTTATTTCTTCCCCATGTCCATAAGTCATGATTCGGATTGGTCCAAGTAGAAAAGGTTGAAGAGTTCTTCCGTAAAGCCCATACAACGTTTTGTGTTGTATTATTTTGCCAATGATTAATTTGTAAATCAACAATTCCTGTTAATCGAGTTTGATAATTTGGAATAAAGGTACTTGTAGTTGCACTAAGAGTATATGATGTTGCATTTGTTGTTCCAGGACTATTTGGAAACAACCCGTTCTTTAATGCATTTGTTCCAGAATATGGATATACTCTAAAGCGCGTATTCTTTCTTTCGTTATTACCATCGCCAAGAATTACAAAATACCAATAATTATTTGGTAATTTAATAGCATCTAGGTTTTTAAGGCCATGTGGTTGAGAATCTTTCCTTCTAAAAATTCGTGTATTACCGCCATCATTGACCATTGGAGAACCAAGATTTCGATTAATTCCGTCATGAACAGGTACCATAAATTGATTATTTACTCCACGCGTAGCTTGGTTACCTGATTCATAATATGCGTTTATTCCCCAATGCCATAATTCATTAGCGTCATCGTCGCCTTCTTTTCCAACAATAACAAAATGATCCCAACAACTAGAAACGATTTTCTTAATATACCAAGGGTAATCTGAATCATAATTTGCATTTTCTGGAGTATAGAAGTTAAAGGATTTGTTTCCTGGAGACTGAACTCTTTCTGGCTCTCCGTTAGGACTGCCTGTTAATGTTTGAGTTGAGTTTCCATATTCCCACCAAAGAACGGCTCCCATTTGAGTTTGCCCCGGCCCCCAGATTATTGGACCTCGTGCGGTCGTTGCATTAGCGCTGTTAGCAGATGCGTTTTCATACCAATAGTTAGCATTAAGATGACCTCCAGAAATTACACGACCACGTATTGTTGGTTTGTTTATTCCATCATCTTCGTTATTGCCTGTAAAGAATTTAGCATCATCTAAATCATAGCCATCTTTAGTAATAACATGAAATCCATTTCTTCTCCACCAATAATCACCTGAGAGGTAAGTATCATATGCTACTTGTTTTATTCGAATATAATTACATTTATTAGAACTGAATATCGCGGTTGCGTTTGGAACCATACATGGTATCGGCGTATGATCTGTAATTTGATCAACAGTTAACCCGCTTGCACTATTTGAAGTCCAATTGTTTTCTGGGTTTATATACGCGCCTTGCCCGCGTAATCCATAATAATTTGATTGATAACCCCAAGCATATGGAATTCCATCTTCATCAATCATCATCGTGCGATGACCATTTGGAACGATTTCTTTTGCCTTTGCCCATGTTCCAGTAATTGGAGATAGCGCTGCAATTGGCGCGCCATCGGTATATTTTTGAGTTCCATAATCATAGTCATCACTATGAACTGTTGCCATCTTATCATCAGATGTAATATACATCCAATTTTGATTTAAATTTGACATTGAGGTTCCCCAAAGTTTATTACCGGTTGACCCTGTTAGATATACTTCATCCTTAGAATTCTGATTACCTGAACTAGTGTTAGCGTTTTCAAATATTGTCAAGTTACCTTCACGTGCAGGTAATTTCCAAATACGGCCAACGTTTTCAAAAACATTAATTCGATCTAAAAGAATTTGGTTTTCAGCTTCAACCGATGCAAGAGTATTTGAAAGAGATGTATTAACTGTGGTTTCTAAAGTATCAACCGTGGTATTAACAACATCAAGTTGATTTTCTAAATAACTTTTACTTACAGCATCTTCATTTGCAACAGGCCACTTCGTTCTTAATTGGCCTGATGTTGTATAACCTGCAACGAAACCATTTTGAGTATCTGCAAAATACGGATCAAAGGTGCTTCTTACATTAAGTTGTCTTCCACTATTTGTAAGATCTATTGTTTTACTGTTGTAGTTTACTGCAATAGATCCGCCATTAATATCAAGATAAGATTGTTGAACTCCAGCAGCATCGAAGAGTTTAATTCCAGTACCTCCAGATAAGTCATTTTTATTTCTCAAACGGAAATTAATAACTGCGTCCTCCGCGACTTTCATTATATATCTTTGACCTGTTGGAGCGGTTTCAAATAAATCTGTGAGAGTTACTGTTCCAGAGGTTTGGCCAACTAAAGCTGGATTAATTAACTTAGCAATTTTTTCATAAGTTGTATCATTAGAATCAAATGAAACTTGTTTAACTCCATCTGGAACCAACCATGTTGAAAATTCAGCATCTTCAACATATGCAAGGCCATTTCCTTCATCTGCTTGATCCCAATTAGTTAATACATCAGAATCAACTGCAATGATTGTTCCAACCGGTAATAATTGTACTGGAATTGAAAAGTTAGCTGCGGTTAAACTACTTGAAACAGCTAATTCAATATCATCTGCAAAATCTGTTTTTGTTACCCATTCTAATGTATCTCCGCCGATGTCCCAACTTAGAATAGAATCTTCAAGCGGCTTACTTGTAGGAATTTCCCAATCATAACCTATGCCTGGGAATGAAAGAATAGGCGCCGTTGAATCGCTAAATTCAATTTCATCGCCTTCAATAAATAAATTGTTATTAAGAGTTGCATTTCCATTTTGAAATAATGTTCCTCCACCCCAAACGATTTCATCAGTTACAATTAATCCTCCGGCTGTAGTTTCAATATCACCCCCGCTTACTTTTAATCCAAGACCATCTTGAAGGTAAGAATCGAGTGGGCCCCAACTTAATCCACCGTCGACCGATAAGTTACCTCCGCCATCGACACTGAAACCATTTGCTTCAAGTTGTCCGCCAACTACTAAATCACCGCTTCCTCCAATTTCTAAATTACCATCAGTAATTAATAAGGTAGATGGCGAAGCCGACTTTAATGTTAGAGATACAACAGGATCTAATATTGACTTTTGAAAAGTAATATTTGGATCATAAAATTTAGTATATGTAACCTCTGGTTGATCCAGTTGGCCAATAACTAAATTTCCTGAAGCAATACTAACGGAATTTAAAAGTCCGGCAAAAGATGCGCTTGCAAAAGAACTAGGTCCATCAAAGGTTTTGTTTCCAGTTATTGTTTGGTTGTTAGATATACCAACGACGCTGTCAATAGTTGGTATTTCCGTTATGTTAATTTCGCCAATTAACTCATTACACTTATCAGCCCATTGCTTAAAGGTGTCTGTGGAAATTACTGTTTCAAATGTTTTATTGTTTAAGGGCATCTTTAAAGTATATACTATTTAATTATTATTTATATCAGATAAAATATGAGTTTCTAAAACAGATATTCTATCATGGAGCTGTTTAATTTGTTTTTTTAAATTAAGAATCTCTCGGTTCTTTTTCTTTTTAGCCATCGCCGATCGATACGCATCTTTATCTGTATTAACAATAGCGCCGCTTTGGTAATCTTTAACCAAAGATGCTTCATTTTCTAATGGTTTAAATCTAGCCACTTATATTATGCAGTTGCGATTATTCTTAGATCTTTAACAGTTACAATATCAGTATTATTTTTACCCCACATAACAGCTTTTATAATGAATGAAGTAAAGTCAATATCAGACGTGTCTTCTTCTAAGTTCTTTCTAAATAATACGTCGGAATATGTTTTACCATCAGAGTTAATAGGAACAACCTTTGGTTCAGTTGGAGTAATTTCCCACCATTCATTTTGGTCATTATCATCAGAAGGTGTTATATCAGGGTTTATTCTAACGCCGTCTTCATCATCAAACATTTTAATAAAGAATTGAATTTCTGATGTTTCAGTTGGACGATTTATCGCAGCATAAACATCAACTTGATCTGAAGGAGTTTCTAAAGCAATTTTCTTTGTATAATATTGAGAAGTATTTTTCTCATCTTCATAACCGCCCTTTTCTTCAATAAAGTAACTTCTTACTTCTAAAGCGATTCCATTCTTCTCAAGCATTGGCGTAACTCGGTTATCGCTTGTTCCAATAATAATATCAAGTGTAGTGTCTTCAGCATTTCCAGCATTAACACTATGATTTACATCTCTTAATTCAATTGGAGTATTACTCTGAATATTATATTTCTTATTATTTAGTGTAAGCTTATTAACGATTGAGGTTTTACCAGATATTGACATCGCGCTTTGATTAAGGTTTGCCGCTGCAAATTTTATCGTTGGTAAGTAACCAACAGCAGTAGCACCTTCGCCTCCGCCAATGTCTTCTATTGTAATTGTTGGTGGAGAAATATAACCCTCACCTTCATTAGTAATAACAATATCTGCAATAGCACCGGTATTCGCATCAATGACCGCGACGGCTTCTGCCGCAGTTGAATCAGGAACATCAACTAGAACGCCTGCACTATTTAGTTCTTGTGGAGCCGATATTAATACTGTGGTTGATGTAGTATAACCAGATCCTCCATTAGTAATTTCAACAGAATCTAAATATCCGCCAATTCGTGCTTGAGCTTTAATTGTAGCTCTACCAGTTTTAAAGGTAGCTCTTCTTAACTTGAATTTTAAGTCTCGGTTTTGCTCAGCGGTCCATGTTCGTTTATTACTACTTGTAAAGAATGAACCAACTGCAGGCTGCTTAGAAATAATTTGGTTTGTAATTAAATCAACCTTGTCTCCACCCATTTCAGCAATATACACTGTATATGATGGATCAACTGAGAATATAACAACAGCATACTCGGTTTTACCATTGAGGTAAACTGGTTTTTTAAACTCAAACTTAGTTGCAATTGAAGAGTTATTCGAAGTCTTTATTTGGCTTGGCTTTAATACTCTTTGACTGCCAGGAAGAATTTTGTTTGTTGGGTAACCATTCTCAACAGTAACAAGATAGGCTCTTACATTTTTACGCCCTCTTTTTTGGAAATACACATCCACACTTGAGGCATATATACCGGTTGTATCTCTAACAAAGAATGTTTGAGCGACAGGGTCCCACCTTCTAACGTTCACCGCTGTAGATGAACTAATTTGTACCTCTTCAAAAGATGAATCAACACTTTGTGAGACATCCGTAATAGATGTTCTTACTACAGAACGGTTTGCCCGTAACGGTCTAACTACTAGTCTTGGAACGCTTGTACTTACAATTGATTCTTGTTGAACCGCACCCAAACCATTTGAAATATATCTAGCAATTGCACTACTAGTTTCTTCAGATTCTAAATTACGAGGAGAATCTGTAAACTTAAGAGTTTTTTCACCAGAAGCAAATTTAAGAGATGGCGTATTAGGAACAATAAATACCGCTTGTAATGTTCCATCAGAATCTGAAATTAACAATTGCGGATTTTGTCCTCTCCAAGTTTTGCCATTACTAGCTCTTAAGAATCTTCTATTATAAAACCTAAAGCTTCGGTTAGTACTAGCGTTTGGATTAAAATCTAAAACATCAGCACCTCCCGTATATCTAGTTACATATTTAGTAACATCAACGTCATCAAAGAAAGCGTAATACCTTGTATTTGGTTTAAGATCTTCAACTCTAACCCACACTTGGCGTGAGCGCATGAATGGCTTATATGATACCGATGTTAAGAAGGTTCCTAAAGATTTATTAATAGAATCTTCTGTTAATCTCGTAAAGGTACCAGTTCTAGTTTGATCCAATCGCCTAGTTTCAGACTCAATCGTTTCTGATAGCGTTGTAGTTAAAGAGGTATCAAAAACATCAGTCCTTTGAGTTGTAATATCTGTTATTCCGACACCGCGCCTAAAGGGTTGCCTTTGAAAATCGGTAATAGTAACTTCAGTTCTTTCATCGCCAAGAAGAAGCGAACTTTCGCTTAATATGTTTGTTTCCGATTGAGTACTAAGCAAAGTGTTTCTGTTTGTCTGCCATGAGTTCCATTCGGTACCAAGAACTCCTGCTTCACGTGCAAGGTTTGATATTGTAGTATTTAATTCATTAAAGAGATCAGTTTCAATTGCAGGATCGGTTTTAGTATCAACCCAAGTATCAACTTCTGGATTAAGCTCCATAATTCCTGAACTGTTTATTGTTTCATATGGCTGAACACTAATAAATTGAGTTCCAAGTTTTTGGTTTACATAATTAGTTTCTTTATATGGGAAACCAATAACGCGGCCGGTTGAACATGTCTTATTAAATTCTGAATCTGTACCAATTTCAGATTCGTCAACAATATCAAATGGTAAGTTGGAACCAAAGTGGTATGGGTAAAGTTTACCTTCCCCTCTTTTAACCGAACACTTATAATATTTTTCTGAAATATTACCTACGGTGTGGCCTCTAAATCCATCAACGATAAATCCGTTTTTAAATCTTTCTTCGCCGTCAGTTCCATAGACGCCTTTATCTTTTGCTGATTTTTCTAAAAGAGAAAGAGCAGTATAATATTCAACATTAGAAATTCTAGAATCAAGTTGCCCAATATCACGCATCGTGTATCTTCTATTATTTACACGATCTTTAATTATGCCGCCTAAAGTAAACGTATAAGGAAATAGTGTTAAGTTGAATAGAATCATCGAGTCATCAGGAACTGATGGAAACTTTGGTTTCAAATCAGCTTCACCTTTTAAGATAGAGAAAATACCATTTGAACTAACAGTTATTAAATCTTTACGAGCTAGATAAAAATCTAGTTCCATTTCAACGGTACTATAAGGATCTAAAGAGAACCTACCATTTGATGTTTCAACATACCTAAGGTCTATTACATCGTGTAAGCCTGTTTGTTGGAAAATAGGAATCTCTTCTAAAGGAACCTGTGAATCATCTGCATACTTATAACTGTTAACAGTATAAAAATTTCCACTGCCAACAAAATCCCAATGAGTATATGAAATTGTTGTTGCTCCATCTTTTAAACAACGAACTTTTGCTTCCTTATAACTGTTCTTCCTTTGGCCGTCGTTAACTAGTTCCCATTCAGTTGTATCAACACTAATCAAATGGTAAACACCATCCAATGTTATTCTGTCTCCTACTTTAAACTCAAGAGGATCTCTAACTGGGTTGGTGACTGGAATTTTAGCAGTTACATCTAAATTAGTAACTGAAGTTTTAACTTTCTTTCCTAGCCTTTCAGAAATATTTGTTTCAACGCTTGCTAATAATCTAACCGCTTTAGTATTAGCAGAGCCACTATCAAAGTCTGTTAAATCAATAGTTATAATATCGGCTGAACCGGTTCCCAATCCGATAATTTCAAAATCGGCGTTTGGCACATGTTGATATGTAACGTTGTTTCCATTATCAACCATTACAACCATATTGGATTTACTCTTATCGATAAATCCATTATCTTCAGCTGTAAATGTTACTTTTACTTTATTATCAGCTGGGTCAAGTTGAGCTGTGCCATTTAAAATTCTTTTTTCTGTTCCTTTTAAAGAACTCACTGTTTTAACAGTTTGATATGGAAGATTTAAGAATGATGAACTAATATTTGTATCATGTATGCGCTTACCGTTTTTTGGTTCAACGATAAAGTCCATAGTTCCTATATCAGTTAACCCTACATTACTTGCTACTGCGATTCGTTTAACATCTTTATATGGTCGACTGGTATTATTAGAACGAGCAATGTCGGTAAGATATAGTCTAGCTCTTACTTTGCCATCGGCGTTTTCACCAAGTACCTCAACAGTTGATATTCTACATGTACCTACATCATTAACAAAGTCGTTAACATCTTCAGTTGACCACATAGTATAAGTTTGAACATTTGCATAATCAAGTGCAGGTAAACCAAAGGATGTATCATCGATGTAACCTTCAACATATGTTCCTAAATCTGCAGTGATCGCAGTTTTTAATAACTCGCCATTATTTTTATCTATATATGACTCACGCGCACGACTTGCAAAAAGAGAAATCTGCTCAGGTAGATCTACTCTATAACCTTTAACATAAGCAGTTGACGGTTGAATAGTAACAGCATAATCATCGTTAGAATCAGTAACACTTTGATATCCAGCTTCGTTTAAATCTTGTAATGATTTGTATAATCCATTAAATCTACCTACAGGATTTCCATCTTCGCCATCTCCACCCCAAATATCGCGAACTTCTAAACTAAATGGATCTAAAACATAATCACCAGATTCCTCTGATGTTCTTGTTGCAAAAATATCGTTTAGCGGGCTTTCATTATTTTCAACTTTTGTTTCTAAAATAATATTAGAATCTTGAATTTCAAGTATAACAATATTAGATAGATCCAGAGTTTCGTCTTTAACGAGAGCTAGATTAAGTGAAATTTGATAACGATCTGCGCCAGGCGCTGCATAGTTAGGAAACCCATTTGAGTTATCAAGAAGAGTTTGGTCATCATTATAATTAACGGTATCTTCTCTTACAGTTAATATAAGATAGCCGGAATATACAAATTCATCGTCATCTAATGCAATCGCTGTAATTTGTTCTTTAACAGGAACACAATTTCCCTTTATGAAAAATATACCATTACTGATACTTGCGCCAACTGCTAAACCTTGCTTAATAACTCCAGCAATAAAGGATGTATCAATTTCTTTATTTTCAATTGTAATATCAGTCGCACTAAATTCACCGAGGTTTGTATCATCTTCGCTAACAGTGTCGGCAGTATAATGAATAAAAAGCCTATATGTTTTACTAGGGTTTTCTGATTCTTCATTAGCTTCTAAAATATCAACTTTGTTTATACTAGCAGTAAGCGTAGTATTAATCTGTTGTAATTCTATATTAGCTAAATCAGTTGACCATAATTCAAATGTCGATACAAAATCACTAGGTACTTCTACATCGATATAACGTAAAGTATCATCAAATGAAGCGCCTCCTCCTACAATAGGAGAATTAGATTGAAACAAACCCTGGCCAAGTTTATCAACCTGGCTTTGCAAAATTGATTGTGCCTGATTTAATTCCCTAGCTTGAACACTTTGGCCTGGCTTAAATAAAATTCTTAAATAATTTTTATCTTCAGGCGTTAATCCATTAGCATCAGGTGTATTAAAGTCGTCATAATAATTTTCCGGATATATTGTAATTGACATTTTATAATTGTATAATTAGTTTTAATTCTTCGTTTTGGCCTTCTTCTCTTTGAATGCCACTTCGGTTATCCAAAAATAATACACTACCTGAGTCTCTTTCATATGAAGGCTCAAAGAGTTCCTTAATAGTGGTTCCTGTATATTGGCCAACGACTTGACTATCTGGAGACTGAAATGTTAGTTGCTCTCCTAGAGGATCTATATCGGTATATCCGAATTTATGATCTGTATAATAATAATATGAAAAATACGATAATGGTGATTGAGTGGTATTAGAATCGACAGTCTGAATATAAGCAATTACGCCGCATTGTTTTCCATTTTGCCAAATCTTCCAACCTGGCCCAATTTCAATATTATCAATTGATGGGATTATTTGTTGAACTGGATCACCTTCACCTTCTAATTGGAAAAACCGCATTGGCGTAACAAAGTCGTCGTTAAGTATAGGATTACCTGCTGTTGATGACAACGGATTTTTAACCAAAGAGATTTGATGATACTTTGTATTATTAGGAACAAACGGCGCAAGACTGGTGTCTGCAAATAATCCAACATACCAGCTTGGCAGAGTTTCGCTTTTAATTCCACCGAATCCAGTTAAAGGAGCAATAAGAGGAATTATAACAGCCTCTTGTCTTTCACTAACAGCAGGCCGCACGTCACTTTCAAGTTGTAATATATTATCGGCATCGCCTGGATTTGTTTCATTAACTAAAAGAGGATCTAAGACAAGCTTGGCTTTACTAAAGCCCCATGCGGCAATTTCTTGGCTTACTACTCCAGCACCACCGTCTGCGTAATCAATTTCATATGGAAAATTATTATCTTCTTTATAATATTTTACACTAACAATTTTAGCAGTATCATTGACAGGATCTGCTGAAAGATCACCCGAATCAATCGTAATTTCTAATGAAACTGTAATTTCTTTAGGATTACCGTTAAGATCTAATCCAACCAAAGTACCAGTATAATCATTACTCGTACTTTCGTTCAATAAAGAAGGGTGGCGATAAATATTACCTCCATTAATAACTTTAAAACCATAAACGGCTCCAGCAGTAATATCAGAAGATGTCGTTGAAGATATGGTTGGTAGTTGGTCATCCGTAACTGCAATGAACGAACTTGTATTAATTGATGAAAACTGGTTATATTTTCCTAGGTAAGTCCAATCATATTCTCCTTCACCACTTGTATATAATCCATAATTATTAACCTCTTCGGCCGCGACCGGCGCAAAGGAACCGGCAACGGTCGCGTCACTTGTTTTACCAATACATAAAAATAGTTTATCATCACCAACTGTAATATAACACGGCTTTAACCCTGTGTCAGGACAACCATAAAAACAACTTGGGTCAAATGGATCATAAACTTTATACGAAGATAATACATCATATGGATTTTTAGGAATAACATTAGTGATATTATTACTTGTTATTTTAAATAATCCGGTAAGATGCTCAAGAGTTCGTCTTTCATCTCCGAATGTACCGTTTGGAAACGGTGATGCGTCGTTACTGGAAAAAACGTCATCCCATGGATCTTGTTGACCAATACCTATATAATAATTATTGGTTGCAAAATCGTCCGAAAAAAGTTTTTTCGTATTCTTTCTAAATTGTTCTGTAATAATTGCGGCCATTGTTTATATTTATACTTTTAATATTTATTTTTTTATTCATTAATTTGAATTACTTTCAGTTGCATACCAACAAATTAATTCTGAGGCAGGACCTGGTTCAAAATAAACTAATGAATTGAGATAATCTGAATCTGATATGAAGACATCGTTAGCATTTAAGTCGTCTAAAGCGCTTCCATATTCAACAATATCTTTTATATATTCTATATTTTTAATATATATTTGATATTGTGCTGTTGATGGAATTTCGTCAAAAAACAATTTTAGTGTATTATTATCTATTGCTTTCCCTTGAACATAAATAAGGTCGCCTGTTGATATCTCTCTGGCAGTATACATAATGTTTGAAGATCCAATGTTGTGGTTAATTTCAATTTCATTATTAATTCCATCGCCAATATTAAATATTCTATCACTTGGCTCAGCATCATAAAATACTGAAACCTTTAAAGAATCTGGAGATAACTCTGGTTTTTCATTAAACGATAGTTCTAAATTATTTGAATCAACCGTTCGGCCGCTTACCATTATATTTTGTTTAGCGATTAATTCGCTAACGGCAAAAATAACATTTTCATTATTAAGATTATGGTTAACGTTATATGTCCAAATACTATTATCTGCTGGCTCAATCGCAGTTCCTGAATTAATTTTAATTGCGCTTGGATTACGAGCCAATCTTAATGTTGAATTAGTGCCAAAAAGTTGTGGCGCTTGTTGAAATCTAGTTGATTTACTTAAGTTAGATACATCATATCCCCATGATCCACCGCGGATGACTCTATTTGCTTCAGGATTTACTTTTGCGACACGAAGACCTTTCGACGGGCTCCCGATATTTGCACCGGCAAACTCACGCTCGGGATTTGTCAAGTTGCTTGCAAATAAACCAAAGCTACCGCCGCGGTATACCCGATTAGCAAGCACGTTATCGTTAGCGCCATCAAAAGTATTCTCCGTATGTTCGTATACATTACCACCTTGTCCCATTGTACCATAAGGACTGAGCCCACCAGCCTCTGTGACATCAGCTGGGCTTAAAGGTGTTACACCGGCACCGACAAATACCGCGGTATCATCAACAGTTCCAGATGTTACAGCTGTTGGAGCACTATCACTGCCTGTTGGATATAACCAATAACCAGCGTTAGTACCGCCACTCTTATAATAAGCGGCTTTATACCACTCATTTTCGTTCGGTATAAAGTATTTTGCGTCTTTATGTCTGAATAGATTTTCGCCGTCGGTTTGCCACGCTTCGCCAGAAGTCCAAACCTCAATATTTGTAGAACTGCCAGGTGCAGTAAAATTATATGCTGGCTGTATACCCTCTCTTTCGTTAAGCCAGTTAACATAACGAGCACATTCGTTCCAAGTTATGTCTGTAGCTGGTTTATTAGCGCCACGAAGAGGTGAGGTAAGTGTAATCGGTTGAAGATTATTTGCGGGGTCTGCATTATATTCAGCAATGTTACCTTCAGTAATTTCAAACTTACTGATATCATATGCATATGATACATCACCATAGCCGGTGGTATCAGCGGCGTTACCCTCATCGCCAATAGTTACAAACGTTAACTCTTCTAAAAGATCTATCGTTGAGTTAGCGGCATCTTCAATAAATTCATAAGCATTACCACCCTGACCCATAGTACCATATGAACTTAATCCACCTGCTTCATAAACAGATGCCACCGTATCATTGATTGGATCTTGGTCAAATACTGCGGTTCCTTCATCGGTTCCACTTGCAACCGCAGTTGGTGGCGTATCGCTTCCTGTTGGATATTCATAATATCCGCCCAAACCTTCTCCGTTTTTATTAGGATCATAATAAGCAGCTTTATACCATTCATCTTCGCTTGGTATGAAATATCTTGCGTCTTTATGCCTAAACCGATTACTAGCAGACCATGAATCTGCTAAAGGCCATAATTCAATAGGGTCGTTATCATTTGAAGTTGTAAAGTTATATGCTTCATGATAACCATATCTTACATTTAACCAATTAATAAATCTTGAAAATTGATTAAAACTAAAACCTAAAGGTGAACTATCAGGATCTCCTGAAATAGGCAATGGTGCATCCCACCATAATTCAATATCTGATATTTTAATTTCATATTTTGCTATTTCATAATCATATGAAACTGAACCATAACTGCCATCTGATGGATTATTAATATCTTCTATTAATACATAATCATTTCCACTTATTATAGTGTCATCTCCATCAAATATTTCAGTGAATCCATTATTAACTGGTTGGTTATTATTAATGGCTTTAAAAATAGTAACATAATACTCATTTTCTTGTGGAACCTCCGAAAATATAAATGAAATTATATTTTCATTAAAAACTTCCCATTGAACAATATAATTTAATTCACCGGTTATAACATTATGAATAATTGGTATAACATTCGTTGTGCCTAAATTATGAGTAATTGGTAAGACACTATTAAGCCCATCTCCAAGTTTAAATGAAAGAAAATTTTCTAAAATTCCAGACGAGCTTGCTTGCTTAATATAAATTTCATATTGCTCTGAAGAAGGTGGAGTATTAAATTCTAATTTAATATTATTGTCATCTATAACTTCGGCATATACAAATTGAACAGCGTCACCGGTTGAGATTTCTTTTAGAGCAAAAGCAACATCTGCATAACCAATTCCATGATCAACTATTATTTCGGTATCAATGCCATTACCAATACGGCTAGAAAAATCGTTACTTTCTTCGTTATAATATATTGTAACATAATACCCACCAGGAGACGCCGCCGGTTCTTCAGCAAACGTTAGTCTTAATATATCATTATTAATATAAGTGGCATTAGGTAAAACAAATTCGTTAGTTTCTAAGTCTCTAACAGAGAAAAGTAACTTATCATGCGAAAGGTTATGACTTATATCTTTAATCCAATATGAAGTGCCATTAATGTCGGTTTCAATAGTGTCACTACCTTCAAAACTTTCAACGTAACCATTAGTAAATTCTGTTATATCAACTTTAAAAATATAAGCGCTATATTCAGAAATATTTGGAGCTGAATCAAAATTAAAAACAACAGTATTTAAATCGGTAACCTCAGTATGCGCATAAACAGAAAGTTCCCCTGTAATATTATTCTTAAGTAAAGGAACGATATCATATGTATTAAAATTATGTATAACAGATAAAGAAGTATCTATTGAATTACCAATTGTAATTTTTTTGCGATCTCCAGCATCAATCACTTCATTTGTATAATCAGCCCAAGCATTAAGATCAACAATAGGAGTTTCATTGGGATCAATAATACAAGTATAGGAACGAGAAAAATCATCAACCGATGTATCATAACTCCAACCGGCAAATCTAGTATTATTATTTTCAACAGTTCTCCCAGGATTAAACTCTAATTCAGTCCCACCAATTGTATAATCTGAATATCCATCGGTATACGCGCCATGCTCTAGGTATTTACCGATTCCTCTATAAATATCATCCCACCGCTTTACTTGGCCATAAGGCTCGTCCGTAATTAAAAGCGATATTGCATATGATGCGTAAATCGCTTTTAGGTTATATTTAGAACATTTAGAATTAATCGTGTTTCTTAAATATTCAATGTAATGTACGTTACTATTATATAAGACAGTAAATACATAAACCAGTCTTAAATCAATACATGGCTGGAATAAAGGACTATGCTTGCCAACCGCTTTTTCCCAATCAATACTTTCCCAAAAATCGCAAGGATCTTCTGGCAGTTCTCCATCTTTTAGATATTTTGTTAATACTCCACACCCGTCATTCCACATTGTTTCCAACGCAGTATCTCCACCAATTGCACTAATTGTTAATGCTGTGAAAAACTTTAATCCGGCTGGGTGAACGAATTTTTTAAATTCGCTTTTCCATTCTGCGGCATCTCGGTTACTACTGATTAAGTATGAAAACTCTTGATATCTATAGCTGTCTCTTAATTTAAATTTATCAGATGATACGGATTTATCATTACTTGTATCGAAAATAAAGTCCTTTGGATATATTAAGGTTACAACTTCATTATAGAATATTTTAAAGAATGTATAAACGCTTTCTTCACTACCTCGATTAGTATAATAGTTTGCAATTATTTTAAAAAGCCTTTGCCGATCTAATGTTTCAGATTGCGGAATGTTCGGAGCAATAACTCTTTCAATTGCGTCTAAATATTTTTCACTTGCTAAATCAATATCATGAGATGATATTAAATTTGAAATTTCAAAGGAGGGTCCTAGTTCAGTATTAAGATGTTTATAATATTCTTTAATTAAGACTATAAGTTTCTTAGACTCACTTTCAAAAAAGTCAGGAAGAACATCTGATGCAGAATAATTTTCTACAGCCTTTGAATTACCACTAGCTACGCTTTGAATCATTTAATTAACTTCTTTCTCTTGGGAATGCTTTATAATCAATTGACTGAGTAACTCCGCCTCGAGCGATTTCATCAGGATTTGCAATTATCCTCGTTGAAGTTTCATCAATCCTTAAAAGGAAGTTTCTAGTTCCAACAACATCATTAGATTTAGGATGCACCATTATTTTTAATTTAACAGGATTATCTGCAAATATAGAACGAAGCTTTAATACACCGGTATCTAAATTTAATTCGCCAACATCCCTAATCTTAGTAATAGAATTTTGCTCGCCCCTCTTATAAAGAAATATATTTCTTTCACGAGTTGAGTTTATTTTTGCTTCATCTCCTAAAAATACGAGCTCTCCATTTTCAGTCCATGGAATGTCTGATGATGTTTGTACTAAAACGGTTCCATCATCAACGGTTAAAGGAACACCAAACTCAATATTAAATACATTTTGGCTATTATCATCAGGAATATCAATTGTTTGTTGTACAAATACCCTAACGTGAGTATTAAGAATAGCACGTGACGCATTATCAACTGCTCCAACAAATTGAGAATACCTAAAGATAGTATCAAACTTATTTAAAACATTATTGTTATAAGGTATTAATACCTCTCTTTCAACAACGGCCTGCATTTCATTTGTTACTAAACTCGTAATGTTTGTATCATATTTAAATAATACATCAAGAACAATATTAATATATTTTGCATCAACAATTTCTGGTTGAATAGATAGAATTTTTTTAGTATTAAGATAATCTACTATTTCTTTTTTATTTAAATTGCTAAGCTTTTCATATTGTTGGCTATTAGAAAAGCTATCAAGCGCAATGAAGATTTTACCATATTGAGGAGGAATGTTGTCTTCACCGCCCCACACACTTGCGCTTTGAATATATCCAAACTTAGAAAGAATTAAGCTTCGATAATCATCTGCAGTAACCGCTCTGTTTTGAGTAGTAAAAGAATTGGTTGAATTAATCTTTAATTCATTATTTGATTCTTTAACAGATCCACCAAAGACTCGAGCGTTATCTTTAATACCTAATGAAATTGGTTTTCCAATAGGACTATTATTATCATTAATTTGGTTAACTGAAAAAGGAGAGTTTAAACCATTTGCCGCCGTTCCCTGGGTGGTTAAATATTCAATTTCAATAACCTGGCCAGAAGTAAGGTTTTTACCAAAAACGCCATTACCGAAATATATTTCATATCTTCCAAATGAATTTTCAAATATAAAGTAAATTGTAGAATCTTCATTTACATCGCCAATATTAGAATAACGATTAAATACAACAGCGCTTCCTTCACTTTTGTTTGTTGTAGGATAAACCCTAACAATAAGAGTACTTAAATCGACGTCTTCATCTATAATTTCATACCTAGATCCATCGTCACTAGCATCTACAGCAAACGTTCTTGAAATTAAGCTGCCTTCTCTTGCAACAATCGGGGAATCCTCTGTCGTTTGATAATAAAAACTTCCGTCATCTGCTATTTTTTCAAGACGAATAATATCATCGAGAACAACAAAATTAAATGATTCTTGGTTAAATTGAGATGAAAATATACTACCCTTTGGAATAACATATTCAATCGGAGAGTCTTCTTCTGCTTGAAATTTACCGTCAAGAATAGCAATTGGCGCACTATAACTACGAGGAACATATCCTAAAAGTTTTGCAGAACTAACAATACTTGATCGTATTTGCGCACTATCAATAAAGCTTTCATTAACTGCCATGTGAGCGGTTACCGCATTATAATGAGTATTATATGCTAAAACATCAATCAGATTATTTATGTTTGAACTTTCAAAATCCCAGTCAGTCAATTCGGACTCACCATTTTTGAAATAATCAATAATGTTTTGTTTAATAGTTTCAAAATCTAATTCTGAAACTTTTAGTTGTTCTCCTACTTGTGCCATAAAATTATCTTAATCTGTTTAATGTAAATGTGACTTCTTCATCTGTATCATATCCTGCTATAAATACTATTGATACGTCGTAATCTGTATCAAATTGTCTTTGAAAAACTTCAACGCTCTTTATTTTTACTCTTGGTTCGAGTCTAGATAAAGCAATTTTGATTTCGCTTCTAATAGAAATTGCCGTAACCGGAGTAGGATGTTCAAATAAAAGGGTTTGTATTTTAGTCCCAAATGAAGGATTAAATGCTCGTGATCCTGCTGGAGTTAAAATAATATTTCTTATACTATTTTTAATAGCGTCAATATCGGTTGCTAAAATAACTCTGCCAGAAATTGGGTGAGTTAAACTATCACTAATATCACTATAATATCTTTCTGAAATAACCTTTGGCGAATAACCAGGTGAGTTAAAGTCTGACAGAATGGTGTTCATATATTATTTATTTATAATAAAAAATTAGCCCCACTTTTCCTGGGCGGTTGTATATAATGATGATACTTGTGTTCCACTTGAATATAAGTATGCTTGAACGCTTTGTAGTTGTGTTTTACTATATGCTTCAACATGTTCAGCTCCAACATATAAATTTAATAATGAAAAATCTTTAATTCCTTCTGCAGCATCAACAACCGTAACTAATCCCTTTGAGTTTATTCCAGCAGGATCATATATAGAACCATCTCTATTCTTTAATTGTAAAACGGTTCCTCCTTTAAACTTAGTGCTTGATACACTATATCCAGATTTTAATTCCTGATTATACACGCCGATAAACATTGAATTATAACTACGAGTTCCCAATTTAATTCCAAATTGGTTACTTAATCTATTAGTGTCTTCTTCAATATTTTTATTTCTTTCGTCAATCCAATAATCAATTAGTTTTTGAGGACGATCTTCAGGAGCTATTAAAAGGAATCTTAAATAATTCCAATCAGGACCACCATAGATTGTTATACCAGTTGATGCTAAAGCACCTATTGAAACAGTTCCCTTTGTTATTTTACTATCACCCGCCTTTTTATTTGATGTTGGTGAAAGAATATTATCAGGAATATTAAAGAAGTTATTACCAGTCCATGATTCAGGGCCTTCTTCCGCTTTTTTAATTTGAAAGTGTTTACCTATTATTGAGCCATCTTTATTTCCAAGATCTGTTAATTGAGTAACTCTAGTTTTAAACTCTTTCTTATCTTCTGAACTCCATGTTTTTTCATTCTTTCTCAGTTCTTCATCTGCTGCTTGTTGTAAAGCAGTTATAGGATCTTGACTACGTTCTGTAGCATATGGTAATACCTCGGGCGCTCTTGTTCCTGCTAATGAATCATGATAATCCCGCCCAATAAATTGTAAACTTGACATCATACTCATTCCGCTTTCAGTCTTTGAGACGTTTGTTTTATCGTTAACAACATCGCCCATTCTAGCCATCGCTTGTCGATAATCGGCTTTAGCTTCTTCAGCCGCATAGTTTACATTAACCGGTGGAGTAAAAGCCGGAAAGGGTTTTGGCTGTTCATTTAAAAATTTACCTGGTGCAGGAATTTCTTTTGCATTACCATTTGCATCAACTTTAAAATTAACCATACTACATGGATCAAAAGATGTAATGTTATCTACTAAACTGTTTAAATCTTCAACAGCATCTCCGAATTTTGATTGTATATTCGCAATAAGTGGAATCCTTTCAAGAATACCGGCGCCAGCCGCTTGCTTTAATAAGTCAGATAAGTTCTTTTCTTTTAACTCATTTATTTCATCACCCATCTTTTTGACGGTGTCAGACATTTCTTGCATCTTAGCAATATTTTTACTTAAGTCTTTAGCTGCTGGAATTTCCGAAATTGCTTTTAAAACTTGCTCTTGCGCATTATCTAATACAAGATTATCAATATCCTTAAAACAATCGCCGGCGGAAGATACTTGAGAGATAGCTTGATTTAAACCTATCCCACTTAGCTTGTTTCCAAACCCATTTACATTAATAGCCATATTATTTAATTATGCGGGGCCTCCAGTTGAAGAACCGTGAACTCCACCATACGGATGGATGTGTGATGATAGAGAAACAGCCGGACCAAATACATCTGCGTAACCGGTAATTTTTCCATCTGCTTCAAGAGTTGAGTGGTTTTGTTGTGCAGCAGCAACATCAAGCTGATCAAGCAGCCATGTTTTTTGTTCAACAAATAATTCACTACCTGAAAAACGAAAAGTGCCGCCGCAATCAAAATTAATACCATTTGCTATTCCAGCGTCAAAGGATTGTCCTGCAAGTGTTATTGCTCCATTAGGAACAGCCGTAACTTTTGATCCATTAATAACCTGCGTATCATTTATACCAGTGAATCCAACTTTATTACCGGCAACGTAAGAATTAAATTCTGATCCAAGTACTTTATGACGATGAGCGCCATTAATAGTTTCCTCAGCATCAGCATGAACATTTAATTTATAATTTTGTCCAGTCTTTAAACCAACATCACCCGTAACTGCTTTAAAATCGTTTCCATCAACACGAGTATCAACATTACCTTTAACATTAACATTCATGTTTCCTCCAACATTAATATTTAAATCATTTGTTACATTTAAGTTACACGAATCGCCAATAACAACTGTAACGTTACCACTTACTACAATTGTCTTATCTTTAAATACTGCAGTGTAATCATCGCCTTCTACAACAACAGTCCTTCCACCTTCTGGAGTAAACTCCTCAAAAGTTCCGCTGGCGTGAGTTCTTTTAATTCTTTCAACTGCTAAAGTATTATCTTCAACAAACTGATGGCCACCTAAGGTCTTCCTTAATGATACGGTTTGAGAGCAAGACTCTAAGGCGCCCATACTCGTAGGCAAATTAAATTCGATTTGCCCAGGAGAAATGTTTTCAGATTCTGCCATACTCTTTATTTATTTATGCAGTTGGAGTCCCGGGTTGACCAGTTGCTATAGTTCCACTTGGAGCCATACCGCCCCTCTCAGGCGATGCTGCAATTGAAATTGAATCTGTAATTAAACTTAGAGCTCGTTTTTTAATATAAACGCCATGGCCTTCACGTGATCCTGCTGCGTTTGTATTACCTTCAATGCATTGCACATATCCGCCATTTGAGTTTTCAATAGCCATACCAATATGAGAAAATTTAAAAACAACAATGTCACCCGCATATACGGTTTGAGGATTAACTCTGCGTTGAGCAAGGTGAGGGTGTTTATTAGCCCATTGCCTATAAGCAAACGCACTAGCGGTCTTTGGTCTATCTTTATCTTCTAATACGCCTGTTTGTTCTACAATCCATGTTACAAATGCTGCACACCATGGCTGACGACTAGAATAACCATCCCATCCGACAGAATCCCAATATTTTTGCAGCCCTGGTCCTTGATTATTTCCACTTGTTTCTCTTACTTGTAATTGGCTTTTACAAAGTGAAATTATTTTTTCTGCTGGACTACCAGCTACAGTCGCCGGAGCAGGGAACCCATCCCATCCACTATTGGCTCCAACAAAACCGCCTGTTGCCGCAGATGTTCCACCACTCACTCCCATGCCGGTTTCACTATTGGATTTAGGGTATGCTCCAATAATAACAAAATCTTGATAATCACCCGGGTCTCTGAAAAAACCAGTTACCCATGATCCTTTAATTAGTTGAACATTGGTAGAGCCAACGCTAGCAACACCGGCACTATCCACTGGAAGTAAACATGTAGCCCAAGGTAAATCTTCGGTTGGAAGCGCCAACATATCGGTTGTATGATACTCAAGGCATCGAGCTTTTACTCGGCCCATACTTAATGGGTCGTTAACATCTTCAACCACGGCTGTTGCAAATCCTTCTATCATATTAATTTATTTTTTAGTTTGCAGCGGTTTAATTAATTTCAATTTAGTTGTATATTCACCATTCTTAAATATATGAATAGCAACTGCAATTGTATAATCGCCTGATAAATTTGAATCTAAATCGGTTATACCAACTTTACCGCCATCTATCGACTTACCGCCATCTGCCGCAGGAATATTAATTGTTATTTTTCTTCCTGGATTTAAATTAAAATCTCCATATAAAGTACATGAGTGAGAAATATTTTCCGATAAAGATTTAAAAAACATTTCACGCTGACTATAAATTTCTTTAATATCAATCGTAGTTAGCGTCCCGGGCGGGAGGTCTTCATATAAAGGAGCGGGCTTATGTAAAAAGATATCTTTATTTTTTGCTAAGCTCTTCGCTTTAAAAGCGTCATTAATGATAGCTTCTTTAATTCCTCCTGTGGCAGATGAAATAATACCTGTAAATATATTGTTACTTTGTTTTTTATTATTTTGAGAAGAGAAACTAAACGTGCTACCAAGCGTACTTTTATTATTAATAGTTTCTTTATATTTTCCTTTTTTATTTTTTAAAATTTTAGTAACCTGAGATTGAAACTTATCCATTGAATACTTAGGATCGTTAAGTTCTTCTGAAGGAATAAACAAATTAGCGTCTACCTCTTCAGCCGCAACGTAATTCTTATCATATTCAAAAACATTTAATTGGCTGCCATAACCGCCTTCGCTAATTTCTTTTAGCTTATTTAATTTTAAAGATGACGAAAAGGATATTATTGTGTGTAATACATCCTTTTGATATTCATCAGTTCCAGGCTTTCCTTCAAAAAACTTTTTATAAACATAAGGTTCTCCTTCAGCCACTGTGTTAAGAATCTTTTCCCATGAAGTAATTAAAATCTTATCTTTAAATTGAGTGTTTATTGTTTGCCACATAAAGAATGGGCTAAACTTTAATTGAGATCCGCCTTCATCAGAAAACGCTTTTGATAGGACCCATGAAATTGCTTGTAATGGAGTCTTCTTTGTTAGAACTGTTTTAATTTTATGAGGGCATGTCCCATTAACAAGAATATTACTTTTTGGAACTCCTAATTTACTTTCATATAATTCTTTAACAATATCAAATATGTTTCCTTCAATAGATTCAGATATCGTTTGAATTTTACTGAAATAGCCAAATGGTGTTATAAAGATAATATCATATTCTTGAATGTGAATTCCATCAGCAGACTTTGTATATGTTGGATATTCTAAAGAAACTAAAGTAAGATCAATTGATTGTTGATCATTTGCGGTTTTCTTTATTAATGATAACTTTAAAATTTCCTTTCCAGATATTTTAAACTTTTGGAAAAAATCATCGTCATCTGACACTGAAATTTTACATGTAATAATAGGAGAGTATATTTCTTCAATAATTTTAATAGATGAAACAATTTTACTGAAGTTTTCTTCTTCAATACCATCTTCATTGATTAAAACCATTTTAACGATTTCATATGAAGCTGGCACTGTTGAATTACCATCAGCATCAAGCGTTTTAGGACTATGGTTTTCAGGCCGATCCTTATCTACATTTAAAATTCCCATTTATACTATGTTAGTAAAGTTCTATATTGATATGTTAAGTCAGATAAAGATTCTTTCTTAGGAACAATAATGTCTTTCTTGCGCTCATTAATTATTCTTTCATATTCAATAAATGTTATTTCTTGAGGAAAAGATATCTCTTGATTATAGATTGCATTAGTAACTACATCATAATGAGAAATTATTTTTTGATTTAATAACGTTTCTCCTTGTACAAAATTATCATAATATTGATAAGACGCGTTTTTCAAAAATTCGTGAGATAATCTGATGTTATAATATAAAGGAATAAGAGTTTTGCCACCTTCGGTTATTGTTTGATTAAATGTAGATTCTTCAATAATTTCTAACCATTCTTGTCCAAGAGGCGAGCTATCTGCTTCTAAATATATAATTCCTAATGACTCAGGCTGAAAAGCATTATCAACAATTTTATTTCCGATACCTAATTCCGTTATATAATTATTTGTTCCTTTTTCAAGTATAATACCAAATCGGTTATTATCAACATTTTTAATTTTTAAATCGCTTTTCTGAAGGTCATCATTAATGTCTTTTACATATATATTAATAGAAGAGTAATATTTTTTATTAAGAGGTAACTTTTGAAAGAAATAGTTCTGTGAATGCCTTGTAGAATTTGATATAGTTGGCATCGGCTCTGGACAAATAAAACTATACCCGTCATATTCAGATTCAATCATTCTATCAAATTGAGAATTAGAAAGAGGCCAACCTTCTATACCATTTCTCAATGAATTATTATATAAAAAGAAAAGCCAATAATATTGTGGATCATTATATAAGTTTAAAGAAACAGTGTCGGGCCGTTCGCCATCTTTAATTGAATATTTTAAATAGCGGACGCTAGTTGATTTATCTTTAATGATAATGTTTTTAGTAATATCAATAACTGTATTAAAATCGCCTTTGCCGCTAAAGTCGTATTCGACGGTATCAAAGTAATCTAAATATTTTATTTTTCTTGGTAAAGCCATGATGATTTATATGTAATAGTATTAACCAATTTCCAAAATATCTTTTCGAGTTAGAGCCTTGGTCTCTGTAAAAGTAAAATTAATATCATATTCAACAGGGTTACCATCTTCAAAGAAAGCGTTGGCGGCGCCGTTATATGTTGTTGAAAAAGACGTTAAATAACATTCTCCAAAATTTGGAAGGTTTGGTGGTTGCTTACCATTCAATACTGCGTATGATATACTCCATTTTGGTGGATATTTTAAATATAATAATTCGCCTTCAGGGTATAAATTAATTCTAAATAAGTCAATAATACTTTTAATTGAGCGAGATTCTCCTTCAGAAAATGGAACTAGTTTATATTGAAAAGAAAAGCTTCTAACATTAGTTCCTGTAAATTCTGTTGTTGTATTAGGATTAGCCGCTACACCTCGTGCAATACCAAAAGCTTTTCCAACATTACCCAGACTACCTTTAAGAAGCGCTGTAGCAGTATTACCAGCGCTTTCAAGACTCCCAACATTCGCTCCTAATTGTTTTTTAACTTTATCAACCGCTCCTTTAACTTCACCTGATCCAGAAGATTCAAAGGTATTTAACGCAGTCCCACCTAATGCTCCTAATTCAACTCCTCCGTAATTAGCAGAATCTGATATTTGTAAACCAACAGGACCTGGGAAAGTGGCAGATCCATTTGTGCCTCCGCCACTTCCTCCTTGTAAACAAGTAAATGTTATAACTGGTCTTCCGCCTTGCTCTTGAATGTTTTCTGGAAAATATAAGCTCATATAAATACTATTATTATTATTTATAAGGAAAGATGAAGTATTATTCTGGCAGATTTAGACCAAAGAACATTCCTAAGTATGCAGGAGACTATACTAAGATTAAGTATAGATCACATTGGGAAATGCAGGTTTTCAAGTGGTGCGACACTCAATCTCAAGTTCTAAAATGGAGCAGCGAAGAAGATATTATTCCTTATCGTTGCAAAACAGACGGAAAACAACATAGATATTTTCCAGATCTTAAAGTTACTTTTAATACAGGCGATACTTATTTAATTGAGATTAAACCAAAGAAACAAACCGAGGAACCAAAGGTTAGATCACGTAAAACTAAAAAGTATATAAATGAAGTGACCACATATGCTAAGAATATTAGTAAATGGGAAGCTGCTGAGAAGTGGTGTAGCAAGCGTGGATATAAGTTTGCGATTTGGACAGAGGAAACAATTAAAGGTCTAGGAATAAAGCTTTTAACCTAAAATTATAAATATAATATATGGCAAGCACCTTTGAAAAACAATATGATAAAGCTATTGCAGCTGGCATCGGCCCATATACAAAGGAAAGCAAAAAGTGGTTCTTTGATAACTTAAAATATCTCAGAGCTGTTAGAAACCCAAGGCGGATTATTACAGATGACGCTTTACTAAAAAGACCAAAAATTATACCTGGTCGAGTGTTTATGTATGGGTATGATCCAAAGCATGCTAAAACACTTCCCTATTATGATACGTTCCCTTTAGTAATACCGGTGAAGACTGTTAAAGATGGCTTCTATGGAATAAATTTACATTACCTTCATCCTTATGATAGAGCAAAACTGTTTGATCGAATGAGAACATTTATGCTTCAGGAGGTTGATGAAAATACAACAGGTTCTGCCGTAAGAACAAAATTTAGAGTTTCATATGATAAACTAAATGATAGTATGAAATTTAGATATTTTAAACCTGCATATAAAAAATATCTTTTTAGTCAGGTAAAAACAATTATGATGTTAGTTCCTCCAAAGTTCTGGGAGGTCGCATTGTTTATGCCAACCGAAAATTTTCAGAAAGCAACAAAAAGAAAGGTTTGGAGAGATTCAAATCGTAAATTCAGAGGAAACAAATAATAAAATAATATGGCTTCAATTAATAAATTAAAATCTATCTTTAATAAAAGAGGTCCTGCGCTTGCTAATCGATTTAAACTTGATTTTTCAGGAATGGCGACTTTAAGTAGTAAATTAGATGCAACAACAGAGGATCTTAGAGAGCTTTCTTATTTAGTTGATTCTGCATCTATGCCTGGGAGACAACTGCAAACCTTTGGGTATGACTTGTTTAGACATACATCTGAAGTTCCAACGGGATATGTTAATGAAGGATTTTCGGTTGAGTTTAATATGACAGCCGATATGATGCCTAAGCGCGTATTTGATAGTTGGATAAATCTTGTAGTAGATTCTGAATCATACTTAATGAAATATGAAAAAGAGTTTAAATGTAATCTTCATATTATTCAAACCGATATGGAAGATAAGAAATCATATGTGTTAGAACTAGATAAAGTATTCCCAAAAACAATTAGAGGAATTTCATATTCTCAAACTTCAGCAGACTTAACAAAGTTCGGAGTTGAATTTGCATATAATGATATTCGCATATGGGATGAAAAGCGCTATTCTGAAGTTAATAAATTAGCGTGGGATCATGATAAAGGCGGTAATTAAGCTTTATATATAAATTATATGAACTTACCAAAAATAACTACTCCAAAATATTCTCTTACCATTCCGTCAAATGGTAAAAAAATAGAATTTAGGCCTTTCTTAGTTAAAGAAGAAAAGCTATTATTACTAGCTCAGGAATCTAAAAAGACTTCAGAAATTACAAAGGCAATTAATGACGTTATTGGGTCTTGTACATTTGGAAATATTAATTTTAATGATCTGACAAACTTCGACGTTGAATATATTTTCCTTAAGTTAAGAGCAAAGAGCGTTGGCGAAGTCGCAGAAGTTTCTGTCAAATGCAAACATTGTGAAGCATCTAACGAAATTGAAATTAACTTAGATGAAATAGAAGTTAATAAAAAAGAGCCGTTGCCTGATAAGGTAATGCTAACAGATAAAATTGGTATTATCCCACGTTATATTTCAGCCGCCTCTTTAGGCGTAGATGTTGGAGATGATGTTAATGATATGTTTTCATTTTATATTAGAAGCGTAATTGAAAGCATTTTTGATGAGAATGAAGTATATCCAATTTCGCAAACAAGTAAAGAGGATTTAGACGAATTTATCAATAGTCTTAATCGAGAGCAAATGAGCAAGATCGAAGAAATTATTGAATGCGCGCCAAAGCTTGAAAAGGAAATACAATTTAAATGCGTTAAGTGTAAAAAAGATAATACATATGTTCTTTCAGGCGCAGAGAGTTTTTTCTAGTATGCCTCTCTCATGAGTCTTTGTTTAATTATTATAAGACCAACTTTGCTTTAATGCAACATCATAAATATAGTTTAACAGAACTTGAGAATATGATGCCATGGGAGAGGGAAATTTATATTTCCTTATTACTTGAATGGATAAAAGAAGAGAACGAAAAGCAGAAAAATCAATAAAGATATCTATATAAATATAATATAGATGGAAACGCCAAGTAATACTAATAATAATACTAATAATAATTCTATTATAGGCCCTATAATTGCTTCTTTACAGAAAGAATTTATAAGTGGGCTTAATGAATTAAAGGGTATTGGTATAGCAACTTTAAAGAAAAGTGTTGCCAATAAAATTGAAACAAATACATTATTAAGTAGTGGTAATAAATTACTTGAGTTCATTGCTAGTGATAATCAAAAAAATGTTGATGCTATCAAGGATTTACAAAAGGATTTATCGGCATCATCTAAAAGTTCTATAGCCGCTATTAAAGAACAAAGTGAAGAATTCCAAGGGTCTATAGATAATTTATCAAAGGTTGTTAACCAACCCTCAATAATTAAAGAAACTATAGTTAATAATGATAAAGAAACTATAGTTAATAATGATGATAAAGAAACTATAGTTAAGCCTGCGCCGCTACCTAAAATGTTTACTGATAGGGCTTCTTTATTTAATGCGCCCAAATTACTAGATCCTGTTGCACAGGACAGAGGCCTTAAAGTTCTAAAAAAGATAGCCGAAGGCAACGGGCTTTTAAATGCAAATGCAGAAGAGCTAAAATCAATATCTTTACTAACTAAAAAAGCTAATAAGACTGAGAGCGACAGTTTTAGTTTTGAAAAAATGATGGCTAGGAAATTGGCTTTAAATAAAAAAGAATCCGAAGCCGAAGCCGCTAAAAAAGGACAAAGTTCAGGCAAGATGGTTAAAGAATTTATTAAAGATAACGGATGGCTTACTAATATATTAGGTTCTTTATCTTTAATAGGTGGAGTGATTGTTGGCTTTGTTGGCGAAGTGATTAGAAAAATAAAATCATTTAAAATTGTAAAATCAATTCTTAAAATTTTCGAACCAGTCAAGAATTTCTTTAGCGCTATTGGAAAAGCTTTTCGCTCTGCTGCTTCTACTTTCAGCAAAGCGTTTGACTTTATAAAACCCGTATTCAATTTCATTAAAGGGCTTGGGTCAGGCGGAAAAATTTCAAAATTCTTCAGTGCTATCTCTAAGTTTTTTAAAATAGGTATTAAAATTGGAGCAACTCTAGCCAAAAGTATTCCGATTATAGGCCAAGTTATAATGATTATTGAAGGTCTTGTTTTTGGAGTCATGGGCGCCTTTAAAGGTTTTACCGAAACTGAAGGTAATATTATTCAAAAAATCGCCGGAGGACTTATTGGATTTATTAAGGGTGCGATTGAAGGTGTCTTTGGCGGACTTATTAATCTAGTGATAGACGGTATTGGCTGGCTCGGTGGTTTATTAGGATTTGATAATTTCAAGGAAATGTTATATGACTTTGATATTAACAAATATATTGGTGTGATAATTGACGCTATTGCTATGCCTGCCAAACTCATCATAGATTTCTTTTCAGACTTCTCAGAAAACATGAAAAGAGTTGGCGGATTCTTTGTATCTATTGGAGATAGTATAATGGGTGGTTTAGAAAAAATCGGCTTGTTCTTTGAACCTATTATCAAAGAAATACTGGATGGTTTTAACGCGATTAGTTCGTTCTTTGTATCTATTGGAGAAAGTATAATGAATAGTTTTAACGCGATTGGTTCGTTCTTTTCAAATATCGGAGAAGAAATAAAATCTGTTGGATCATCTATAAAAGGATTTTTAAAGAACGGGGTTACATCTTTAGTAAAAACCGTCTGGGATTTCATTGTTGATGGCGTTAAAAAATTCTTTGCTATGTCACCTGTTGGTTTAATTTCAGGCGCTATATCTGGTGATGGTGCTCTTGAAAATATACAAAGAGAAGTACTTAAAAATGTAGTTCCTGATCCTAATAAAAAGTATGATACGTTTAGTAAGGAAACCTTAATGCTTAAGGTAATGCCTGATTCTTTACTTGAATTTGTTTGGGGTTCAAAACCATCTGCAGCTGAAAGCGTTGCAGCTAGAGGATCAAAAAAGGTAGCATCTGATAAGAAAGCGGCAGAAGAAAGCGGTAATCCCGAAGCAAAACGATTGGCTGAAGAAATAGCAAAATTAGAAGCTGACAAACAAAAATTCCAAAAACAATCTGTTGAACTAACTAAACAGCAAACAGATGAAATGGATGATTTCTTTGTTAATGACGAAAAGGTAGATACTCTTGGACAACAATCAGATGAAGCTCAACGAAAGTCAAATGAGGCTGGGCTAGAATTAAAACAAAAAAGAGAGCAACTTAATTTATTATTAAACGAACCTAATACATCAAACCAGCTTAGCCCTGATCAAATGGAAAAGCCCTCAAAGGTTGATAATGTTGGAGAAGCGTTATCAGAAACTGGCGCAATGAATGCAGCTCCAGTTATTAATGTTGTTAATAATAACGGAGGGAACGTAACTAATAATAGTTCACAATCCACGCAGAACACTATCGCCGAATCCACTGATAATGTTCTGGCTGGGTCTGCTATGTCTTTATAAAAAATATCGCCATCTAGTAATTAAACCAGATGGCGATATTGTAATTAGTTTTAAATTAGCTTTTGGCCAATTGAGCAAAGTAACTAAGTGAATCGTCGTCATCATCGTCATCGCTAACGTCTGATGATACTTCTTCAGTAGTAACTTCTGGTTCTGATTGAACCTTTGGAGAAGTTGGAGCAGAAGGCTCAGTGAGAACCTGTACACCATTAACTTCTTCAGCACCAAGAACTTCAATCAGCTTGCGCTTTAGATCGTCGTATGACTTATATGAAGATTCATCGGTGAATTCAGATAGACTGTATAGTCCATCATAAATTTCGCGAAGGCGATCTTCATCGTTATCAAAGAGAGGAGTACAACCGTCAAATTCTGACTTATCATAGTTCCTCCATTGTTCGGTGCGGATCTTCAACTTAAAGTTAGCGCCTTCCCAAAAATCAAATGGGTTAACTGCTTTCTCATCTTGAAATTGTGGCTGCATAACATCCATAATTTTATCAAAGATCTTCTTACCATACTTGTAAAGGAAAGTCTTTCCTTCATTGTCTGGGTTAGCTGGATCAGATACCACCAAGATATTTGAGACATAATGTAGACGGCGTTTACGTGAACGAGCGACATCTTTGTCAGCTTCATTACCTGTATTCCACAGTCGGCTATTAATCTCAGATACTGGATCATCTTTACCAATTGATGTGAGTGATTTCTCAATGTACCACCTGCCTGTTGGCCCTTGGAATCCATGATCCCAATAACGAACCCATGGCAAATCGTCTCCATCTTTTACTGGAAGAAAACGAATGATGGCATAACCGTTACCTGCTTTATCCACGGTAGGTTTCCACTCACGATCATCGCCGTAAGATTTAGTGGATTTACCTCCGACCTTTTCAGCTTCTGCGACTAGTTTCCCAATTGCGGCTGACCGATTTGCTTTTAGTTTATCAAATGACATATTATTTTATTTGTATTGCGTTGTATTGTTTGTTTGTTTCGTTGTATTATTATACACTAATTTTCTACAGATGTAAACCATAAAGTTCTAGTTATTTCTGCATACTTATTAATGTCTATCATCGGTCTAAGAAAAGGAGTATATTTCCTAACCTTAAAAGTAAGTTCAGAAGATATTCCCAGAGGGTCCGTTAACTTAGACTGAAGATCTGATGTATAAGATGAAATGATATTAAGAATAGTTATAGTCTCAATTGATACATTACCACCTTGCACCATTTTATATATATAAGGAACATCAGTTAAGTCTTTCGGTAATATCATCTCATCAAAAGTTTTATATGGAGATTGCTCAATTAGAGTTTTCATCTCTTCTTTATAAGTGTATTCGACGTTTTGCATTTTGGCTTTCCACCTATCATATGCGACATCTGTAAAGTTGCCAATCCATTTTTCTCCACTTAAAAGGTTAGCTAATGAGTATAGAATAATATCGTTTCTATATGGATATTTCCTTGCCAACTTTTCAAATTGAAAGCGGTTTTTGTTTTGTTCAAAGGTTTCTCTTTTACATCGAGGACCTTTAAAACTAAATTTAAATGCATCATAATCTCTTTCAGAATTAAAATGCAGCGACATTGCAGTCACTGTACTCCACGCATCCATCGGTGAAGTGCTAGTATCTATACTTAAGTTAATCATTTAATGGTTCTTCTTTAATTACCGCCCATTTAAGTGGCTCACGGTTCCTTTGATATTGATCCATAGACCATTTAATATTATTACTTTTAATACTAACGTATTCTATTAAATCAAGATTAATATATTTTACTTCAATTGTGCAGTCTTTCATTATTCAAGTGTGGCTGTATTAGATCTAGGTAAAACATTATTTTTCTGAGCTTCAACTTTTAGTTTCGTTTTCAATGGGCCTTCAATTAATTTTGCAACATCTTCTGGGTCAAGTTCTAGTTCTAAACAAATCTGGCACACGGCGTGAGCATATTCGATCTTATCTTTTAATACTAGCCTTTCTGTTTTTAAAATTAATTCTTCCTTTGTTATTGCTAATCCTATTGTTTTTTTAATGTCGGTTTTTTTCATTTAGTATCAAGTGTTCGTAGTATAATCATGTTTGCGTTTATTCTGCCATTCCCTTTACGGGGTTTTGTTTTAAGTGTTTCTAAGACCTTATCGATCTTTTTAGGAGTGGCTGATAATAATATCGGTAGAAATTCCATAGGCTTTCTAAGAGTTGTTATAATGCTTCGTTCTTCATCAAAACCTTTTAGAGAAGTTCCTTTTACTTCAAACCCAGCATTACCACTAGCATAATAAATTGACAGTTGGCGATTCTTAGTATTAAAGAAGTAAGCTCTCTGTGAAAATGGTAAGCTCGTTGGATCAACGCTTGTTAGTTGATATTCGCTTGATGCAGCAGCATACTTAAGTCTAGTAATTTGTTTATCAACAGCCTTTGGTTTTTTAACTCGAGGTTTACGAGTCTTAACTTTGCTTCGTGAATAAATCTTAGTATCATCCAGCATTTTTTCAAAGTTCTTTATAATCCTATTTAGTTGAGGACGACGTAACCAAGAATAACCTTCAACAACATATTCATCGGTTTTGTTATACGCTTCGTTAAACTCATCGAGATGTTTATTAATCCATTCAACAACATATTTAATTCCATTACCAGCAGCATTATTACTACGAAGTAATCTACCAATATCCATATTTGGAATTTTTGCAGGAGCAGTATCTGGTTTGATACTAATGATATCATCTAAAAGCATCTCAAGAGGAACAATAATATCTTCATTTATTTTATTCTCTACACGCTTTAGAGGTGATATCGGTTTTACTTTAGGAATATCTACCTTTGCTTCTTCATCAAAGATTCGCTTTGGATCGTTCATCATTCGATTAATTTCATAAAGCGAATCATTTAACTCTGATTTAATCCAGCTCTTAATGTTTCTCTTATTAGGCATTCCCATATTCAACATACGAATGAGTTTACCAACCGTACCATTGACATAGGACGGCGGAGCCACTTTAATAATATCAACTTGCTCTTTGGTAAAACCATTAGATGGCATCCAATCAAGAACCCACGGCTTCATTGTTTTAGAATCACAATAATAACCATAAAACCTTAACCCACGATCGAGCCGTTTATTATATTCTTTAAGGTCAATTTCAGATGCATCGCCCCATTCGGGTTCGTCACCAGTATACTTTGTATCTAGTGCAATTATTCGGCCGCGTTTATTAAATAGTCGTTGTGATGTTTTTGCCATAATGTTATTTTGTATAATATAATTATAATCTAAAATGAAGTATATGTAAAGGATAAAATAACCTTAAAATGATATATTGACATTTTCTTCTTCAATAACAAGGTCTTCAATCCTTTTTAAGACTTCGGCTTTCTTATCTGAATAATTGTTGTGTATTTTTAAGGTGTTATCCAAAGCGTAAATCATTCGAATTTGAGTTCTTTTCAAATCCAAACATATAGCAATAGATGTAACCAAGCACACAAGAAAAACAAAGTTTATTAGTAGTTGTAGTTTCATATTAGTCTAATCCGTTTTCGCTAAGCCAATCAAGATCTGATTCAAATGTGACGTCATCATCAGTACCAAACTCTTTTCTTTTGTCATAAACAATATCGCCATCCCAGAGCTCTTCAATATAATCGCCAGGGCAATCTTTAATTGCTTCGGCAAGTTCAACATTACTCATATCTTCATATGAAATTCCGTTGTTAGTTCTAACATCATCAAGGTTAATTTCAGTTCTCCATGTTGTGCAAAGGTGAGCGGTTTCTGTTCTTTCTACTATAACAGTAGTTTCACGAGATTCCATTAGTTCTTTACACCCATCATATTCCTCCAATAAGGATTCACTTGTTTCGTTGTTCATAATTTATTTGTTTTGTTTTGTTTTATTATATGAGATATTAATCTCAAAGTTTCTTTCTACTAGAAATCTTACCACTTCGTTTAAAGGCATACATGCTAGCATATAAGCTTCTTCTGGGAGTGTATCCATCTGCGTGAATGGATCGATGCTTTCGTCATTACTGCATTCTGATAAAACATCTTGCAGCATATTCCAAAAGGCACCAATCTTTTCATTTTCAATTAGGTCTATATCTGTTGGCATCATAATATTACTCGCCCTTTAATTCTTTTAGTTCTTTTTCAAGAGCTTCTATTCTTTTTGATTTCTCATTCCAATCCATTTCTTGCCAATCATCAGGATCTCCTCTATAAAAACCTCGCCATGAAATTCCATCAAGAGCTTCTTTATTATTTGTAAATATATTGGTTTCTAAATCAGGATCACTTTGATTTACAACGGCAAGATAAGTTTCAAAATAATCAGTATCTTTGCAGTCGCAGATAAGATCAGAGTCGGATATAAATTCATTTAAGTCTTCTTCATCCATTTCTAAGATATCGGGGCGTTCATAATCTTCAGCCATTTTTTTCAAATTAACTTTTAAAAGTTGCCCACGGAATTCTGTAAAGGATTCCCATTTTTCTATTATTATTTCGTCTTTATTCATATTAAAATATTTCTGATATTGTTATTAATAATGTGTATATTACAATTATAATACTAAACGCGATTGTCGTATCAATTATCCATTCTTCCATATTAGTATATTAGTTACTTACCCAAAGTGAAGTTTCCCAGTTTCTTCTTTTAGTTAATCCTTTGAGAGTTCTACCTCCGCCTTTATTATACTTAGGTAGCATCTTTTCTACGCTTTCATAATTTCCTGAGTTTAAGCGTCCAGGTTGATTTACTAGCATTCGCAGATTGCCTTGCCCTGCATTAAATGTGAAGGAAGTGAGGGCTGCCATTTGAGCTTTCGTTAAAGGTACCTTTACAATACGTTCTACATGGCTTCGTGCTTCCATAAGTTCATCCATTAGCATTTCCTCGGCTTCCATTTCAGATACGATTTTCTTAACTTTGGCATATTTACCAGTATGCCCATATCCAATGGTAGTTACTCCAGCAGCACATTTATAAGCTTTAGGTTTAAATCCTTCAAAGAACTTTACGCCCTCAACCATCTTATCCCAAGCTTCGTTTTCATTACGTTCGGCTTCATCTCTTTCAAAATCCTCGATGGTATATCGTTTGATTGTCGGTTTAACCAGAACTGCATAAATTCGTTTTGGCTTTACTAAGATCGGCTTGGAAATTTCAATTGGAGTAAAAATTTCGTTTGGCACGTGTGAAGCGGTATCTTCGGCGTTAAAGGTTGTAAAAATACTTCCTCCAACGATGGTGGTTAGCGTAATTAGTGTTTTCATGATATAAGGTGGTGGTGGATTGAGTTGGTTGGTGTCCCTCTCTGTAGTTATATTATACCATAAAAAGGCACATTTGTAAATAAAATAATTCACAAAATGCACATTTCACTCTACAACCCCCGTAGAATATAGGGTTTTCCCACTAGCTAAATGGGTCTCTTTTCTTTCTTTTTCGATGCGGTTTGTGATGTTTGTGCATTTCTCGGCTAATAATGTATGATTTAATAAACATAATTCCTAGTATAATCTGAGGAATTATCATGAGTAGAATCTTTATATTATTACTCAAATCAAAAATGAGAGATGATATGAAAAGAAAAACTGATATGAAAAGAAGGTTTAAAATCATGGCGTAAGGGCTTTATTTAATTATATTTATTTAGGTTTGTAAACTAAATAAGAAATTTTTAAAATGTAATGAAACCTCGTTTAAATCATATGATGATTTAAAGCCACTATTAAATTTTAATGTTATTGTATTATCATCTTCATATATAATTTCCTCTAATAATGATACATTAATAATAACGTTATCGGTTATGTTGTAAAAGGGCCTTGCCATTAATATAATTTATAATAAAAAAAAGGTGGGCAGGGCTGGATTCGAACCAGCGTACTCATACGAGAGCAGATTTACAGTCTGCCGCCTTTAACCACTCGGCCACCTACCCAATAATTATTAACTTAAAATGGCTCCCGAGGTAGGATTCGAACCTACGACCTAGTGATTAACAGTCACCCGCTACTACCGCTGAGCTACTCGGGAATTATACCTTTATTTGTTTCAGTGAATCCACTTATTACCACGCTTGCCTTTTACTAATTTAAGGTGTCTCGTACTTTCTTCAATATGAATCGATAATAGTAATATAACTGTAAACGTTAAATTACAAAATGCTAAGACAGCCAATAGAGAAAGAAATAGATTAAGTGTATTCATATAAAGCATATATGCTATGGGTAGTAATAAACAAATTACACTTAATACCACAGCAGATCTTAATATGAGTTTCATAATATTATTCAGTAATAATTTCGTATTTACCTTCTAAACTTAACAATGAATCACATGCTTCTGCAACATCTAGTAGTGTATACTCATAACAGAATTGAAGGATTCTGTCTTTAGCGTGGTTACGAAAGTAGAAGCTGTGGCCATCGACATAGGTGTGGCAGGCATCATACGCTTTTTTATTTTTAAACTTTAGTTGCATTTTCATTATATTTTATTTGTTGTGTATTGTTTTTTTGTGTTTTCAATTGCATGTTCCCAAATTACATCTGGGACTTTATTAGCTGGAAATTTTTGTTTGTTTATAATAACCGTATGTTGGCTTCTTCTTTTTTCTAAAACCTTCTTTGGCATAAAAGCAATCCTCTTTGAAAATTCTAGATTTTTTGTAACGTGCAGGCCAATGGATATATTTTCGTATTTATCGTTTTCGTAAAAATCTGGAATAAGTTCTTTAATGCCAAGTGACAAAATTAGTTTATCAATGTTTTCTATTTGCTCAAGATATTTGGCTTTTAAATCTTTAGCTGCTTCAAGAGCGGTTTTCATTATATTTTGTTTGCTGTGTTTTATTTTTTGAATGAGGCAGCAAACTGATTGATAGCGCGGCGGAGTTTGGTTTCTTCATTTTTCATTAAGCTCTTAATATACACGTCAACTTCCTCCTTACATACAAGGAATTGCTCGGCAAAACCTCCACGAAGAGGCAATACACTGTTAATGTAATCCTGAAACTTATCATCATTGTTACCAATCGCGAGGCTTTTATCTATAAACTTTACTATCTTTATCATATTTATTTGTTTTCTAATTTTTCTTCAAGGGTGTTTATTCGTTCATTTGAATTATTAATCTTAACCGCATTTACTACTGATGTAATGAATATCACCAAAAAGGCAAAAGCAACTAAAAGTGTTTCGGCGTTTTTTACTTTTTCGTCTCTCATTTATTTTCAAAGTTTGATATAATTTTAATAAGAACCATTCCAATAGCAATACCACTAATCAAAGGTATTACCGTATTCCATTCAATTATTGTCGCTATCATAAGTTAAACATGTGGGTTTTGAGAATCTTATCAATTAAGATATCTTCTGAGTTTGCAAGTCTAACCTTATCTGTCACTTCAAAAGAATGAGTTGTGTGGCAGGTTTTCTCTTCATATACCCATCCATCTTCTTCATTAACAAAGTATGTTGGTTTCCAATCGGTCTGCTTATATAGATAATCCCGAGTAACTTCTTTCTGTTGCTCATTATCTAAATTTATATTTAGTTCCTGTGTTGCTTTAATTACCATAACGTGTTTCTATTTAAAATTTAAATTCGTATCCGAAGACTGCTCCAATAGTATTATCTTCTTCTTCAAACGCCGGCATAACAAAAAAGTCATGATAAGTTGCTCTTACAAATGGAACAACAGGCGCAATTGAATATCCAGATACTATGCCAACTTCAATGCCACAGTTATATTTTTCCCATCGTTGTCCGACATATGCGCTAATTTCTTTTTCGCTATTATAATATACTCCAGTAATAATATCATCGTGTGTATATCTTATATGTGGATGTACTTCATTATAGTCTTCTTTTAATCCTACATGTAATGATAGCGCAATTATTAAATCTAACATATTAAATATAGTTAATTGTTGCTTTTAGATTTTTATAAGCATAAGTATGATCATCTTCAGTTGTAAACTTTTCAATTACAAACTTACTAGCTTCTTCTAAAGAATTAATACCAAGTTCATTATCTTCGGAAATAGATAGTAACCATGACATAATCATTTTGGAAATAAGGTTGTTATTATCAACTTCTTTAATATATAAACCACATACTTCTTCTGAATCACATGCTATTAGCACACCTTCATTAAATAGGTTGCCAACTATTTTTTTCTTTTGTTTTTTCATATGTTTAAAATAAATCGTCTTCTGTTACTGTTGTTTGTTCTCTGTTGCCAAGAGTTTTAGCGTGTTCTATAATATCATCTGTGGACGTGTTAAACCTATAGCTTTTACAATTCCTACATATATTAACGTGGTATTGCAAAATGGAATCACAACCTTCGCAAATCTTAAATAGATCAGGTGATGACATTATACTCAAAGCAACCATTTTTCTTTCATCACTCATACATATTATTGATGTTTGCAGCGATTTTGCTTTCTGCTATTTGGTCTTGAATATTACTATAATGTTCTAAGATAAAGATATATCTTTCTTTTGATAACCCGACCATTTCACGAGCACGAGGATCAAACATATTAAATTTACCAGTTAATCTAATGCGTTCATAATTACGCCAATCAACAATATCACGATCTGAAAATCTATTATTCATAATATAATAAAGTTTTTAATTAACTGCACCAATAAGTTTCACTTGCTACGGATTGTGTAAATGGAGTTTCTTCCTCTTCAAGAATCCAATATTCTGACATAATGTTTTGAATCCATTTCTTACCATCAGGAGCTTCATCACGCCCATGAATGTAACCTTGTTCTACCCAATAAGGAGCAGTGTTTCCATTCTTACCTTCGTCGGTATATTCAGTTTTTTTGTTTTTCATAATAAAATTATATAGTTTATCCAAATTGAATCCAGAGCTTAGTGGCAAAAGTCTTAAATTGGCCTGGCTGATTTTTATAATGTGGGTTAATCCAATCTTCACCGTTTCCGACATATTTCACTGGCATATCGCCATCTTCAGAATGACCAACGGCGGTGTTATTAATAACAAGTATTTCTTGAATCTTTTTCAGATGCTTATCAACGAGAATGTCCATATATGGTTTGTTTTCTTTTTTCATATTATATTAGAGTTTTAATTATGCAAAAAGGATATCATATATACCATGCCCAATAACCTTAATATAATTGTCTTTGCGATTTTTAAGGTAATTTAATGCCTCGGGCTCAGTCGTTATAATTACATCATCGTCTTCAGCAAGTTCAATGATATCTTCAAGAGTATAAATTACCCATTTAGTTGCGGGCTCTGGTGTGGCGAATTCTGATTTCATAATATAGTTGGTTGTGGTGGTGATCCCCGCCTTACGGGGATCTTAGGAACTCTTAGGTTTGTTTTGCCGTTCCCTTATTATGATTATATTATACCATAAAAATGCACATTTGTAAATAAAATAATTCACGAAATGTGCATTTTGCTCTACAACCCCCGTAGAATATAGGGTTGAGGCTCATTAAAATATTGAGAAATACGCGTAAAATGCTTATCGTTTTACAGATATTTACATATTTCTTCAGAAACAGTTATTTTATATACGCCAATCTTTCTAAACTTTAACCAGTTGTATGATGATTCACATTCTTTATTTCTATTATAAAAATCAACTGCGGATTCTACATTAGAAAAACGAGGTGTATTAGGAATCGTGTAAGCATCATCGTTATGCCTACTAATAATTCCTTTTATTGCATAATGTTCCATATTAGTTCTTTAAGATTGCCAAAGGTTTTCTACAACATCAATTGTGATTTTTAAATCCTCGATTAATTTTTCAACTTCCATAATTTTACTATTAGTTTCAGATGATTCTGTATGGTCTTCTTGAGTAAATTTGTCAAAGGTTAAGTTCGAAAAATGCTCACGTTTTGCAAGCAGTCCTCGCAAAGTTTTAAAATGTTTATCGGATACCTTATTTAATTCATTTAAAATATCAGCTTTTAATAATTCTTTTCGGTTGGTTGGTTCTTTTGATTTCATAAGTGTAATCATTTTTAAAGTACGGAAGGCGGGAATCGAACCCGCAAGGACGTTACCATCCACCTGAGCTTAAATCAGGCGTGTTTACCAATTTCACCACTCCCGCATGTTTAATTATTTATTTACCAACATCTTTCCAAATCTTACCGTGAACATCCAAGTTACTACTCCATAACATTAGCTTTTGGTAAACAGGATAAAATGGTTTAACCAAGAAATTACAGTGTAAAGTATAACTAATAATATCACCGAGCCAGAATAAAATATAAGCTAATATAATTTTCATTATTTACCCTGCCCTCTATAACGCTTCAAATAGTTTTTACTCTGTTTCAGTTTTGAAGCTTGCGTCTTAGCATGAATGCCTTTACGTTTAATTCTTTTCGTGCTTGGTCCGGTTTGTGTATTCTTTGCCATATTGTTTGTTTGTTACATTATTAATTATATATTAAAATGTTGATTTGTAAATAACAAATTACCTTAATTCTTGTTTAAATAATCTCCATCGATCAGAGTCAGCTTTAACAGTTCCATCATTAATCTTGGTAATGATTTCCTTAACTTCATCAAATGAATTGTAAATGTATTTGTGAGGGAACATACCCATTACCCAGAACGGAGTCTTTTCTTTACCGCCTTCCATAATAATAAAGGTTGGCTTCTTACACCTAGCGGCCCAACTAAGTTCTTCCATAGTTCCAAACGTTGGTACCTCTGCGTTAAGATAACAAATGATAAAGTCTGCAGCGTCAACCATTGAAAGATCAAAGTTACGAACCTTCTTCATATGTTTAGCAACAGTATCATACCCAGTGTCTTTACTCCAATAATCAAGATGTGTCTCGCCCTTTTTCATTAAGCTCTCCATCCATTCATGAGTTTTCTCATCTTCTTCAGGAGCATTAATAAATGGTTTCTTATAAGGATCAAAGATCGTTACGTTAATTTCATTTAGAAATTCTGAAAAATCCTCTCTCCAATATCGTCCTTCTGCATATTGCATTGGACCAATCAGGTATGTTCTTGTCTTATTTAATACTGCCGTTTTCATAATCCTATTTGATCTGGATGTTTAATGCGCGATGTAGTACCTTTCTTCCATATTACAAAGCCTCCAACGTTTCTATCATCATCGCTTCTTATTGGTTCTACGGTTCCTGGTGGTAATGATCCTCCGCTAATAATAAAGCGCGGTGCCAGTACTCCTGGCTTTGGATCTGTTAATAGGCCTTGTGTATTGAACTCGTAATAGAAGCATGTGGACGTTTCTCCCGCCGGTTGTCCTGGGAGCCTTGCATCGACTGTTGGTATAATTAAGTCTGTTTGATTGCTTAAGCTTGGAATGAACCATGCTCTATTTGGTAGATACTTTCCCTTCTGTGCTATTTCCCAAAAGTCATCGTCTGTGTTCAATTGCTCATCTGGCCCTGCGTTTAGTACTTGTATAACCATATACCTTAGATAGCGCTCTCTATGAAGAGTGTTGGTTGGATCATTAGTACCATGAATAAGCAGCCGTGATCGCGATGGTCTTGTCAGTGCCGTTTCTTTTGCGGCCTGTGTATATTGCTGTGCTAACGTTACTCCTGTTGACACTCCTCTAGCCTTACTGAAGTTTGAAATGCCGAACGATCCAATTGTCATCAACGTTGCCATAATGCTAATGACGATGAGTAGCTCAATTAGAGTGTATCCTGGTTTATTCATTAGTGCTTAAGTTCTACGTTTATCATACCCTCAACATCCTTTGCCCACATTGTAACCATTATAACGTTTACTGTTAGTAATAGTACGGCTGATGCTAGTAGTAGTGACGATAGTGTTATATGCTTGTTTGTTGTTTGTACTATATCTACAGCTGGGGTTACATTTACTCGCACTGTCTCTTTTCTTAGTCGTATTTGTGGTGCTTTCCTTACTAGTGCTATTGTTGGTTTATCGTTCATCTTGTTTTACTAATTATATCAATGTTCCTCTGGTTGCACTTTATCAAACTCTGCTGCCTGTTTCTTTGCCTCTTCAAATGTGGTTAGCTTATGCTGCTCTCTGGATTCTCTCATCTCACAAAGCCTATTAGTCTCATATAGCTTATCCGCGAATTCCTTAACCTCCCTCTCTGACATTCCTGCGAAATAACCTCGCGCAAACACCTGTGTTAGATTGTCAGTATCTTTATAATACTCTCTGACGCCATTGACCCAATCACGGGTTATATCTCGTAAGTTTATATTCATGTCCATAGTCTATGATGGTGCTTAATAATGGCTCTCATACAATCCTTATCCTTCTTAAGTTTTATAGCTTCAAGTCTGCCTACCTCTTTATAACACGCTGTTTGCTCAGGTGAAACGGTTATCTCATAATGTCCATCAACGGTTTCACTCTTGCTGAATAGTGTCTCAAGTGGCTCTCGTGGTGGGTATGCAGCATCTATCTGCTCATCTATATCACTACGACCAGTCTTAATCCAGTTATAGGCCTTCATTAGCTCTTTGTCAACCTTCATCTGCTCATCAGCATAGGACTGACTTACAAACTTAAGCTTAACTTCTTCAGCCCAATCATAACCAATGTCGTGTACCCAGTTAACTTTGCGTTCAACCTCTACATGATGCTCAAGGCACTTAAATAACATCCGCGGAATAAGTTCAACCTTATCACAATATGTATCAGGTATAACATTAGTCAACCACTCTTGCTTTGGGTGGAAGAAGCATTTGATCTTATACTGTAGGTCCCACCAGTAGTGGCTGTTGAATAGTAATTTTATTTTCATACTTGTAATTTTTTCTTCCTTTGCTCCCACGCGTCCTTATCATACTCGTTAACAGGCTCATACTCGTGGCTTGCATCTTGAACGGCTTCGAAAGATAATGTTTTAACCCACGATCCGCGCTTGCACAACACACCGTAGTTACCTGTAAGCTCACAACAACTACGTGATTTTTGTAATGCTGCCTCAGTTATACATTCAATGATTTTTAAAACAACAGTGTCGCATTCGCCATAGGTCATATAGATTCTCAATTGACCGAACTTCTCTTTAATTTGAGCGACAACAATATCCTCATAACCAAATTTAATACACACCTGATTAATCATATGTAATGCTTCATCAATAACATCATACCAACCATCTCCGCACTCCATTCCCCATGCTAAACATGTAACTCTAGGATCACCACCGTAATCCTTTAGAAGCCGAGGATATTTCTCAACGAGCTTTAGTTCTAATTCTTTTTTCATTTCCCTTTGATTTAAATTCTTTACCAGCTAACCACAAATACTTATCAACTTCTGCTAAAGAATATTCGTGTAAATGATTCTTTTGTATAAAATTATCCATCACTCTCATGAATGTTGGATAATCTCTTAGTTCTGGTTTCTTAAAGGTATCAAATGGGTCATTCTCATTAAAGGTAAACAGCGCTTTCTCAACAAATGAATCATATATTGAATATGTCTCTGGTTTATGGTGCGCGCAATATTTACTAGCGAAAGAATAAAAGTTTTTAGATTTACCGCTAATCTCACATTTTGCTATTCTATTAACTAAACTTAAATCACCAGTTAATAAATCTTCATCAACTTCTAATTCGTAAATATGTTTAGCAACGGAATAAGTATCAAAAATTTGAGTACTATATAAACTGTTTAGCGTGCATACTTTAATTAAGATATGCTCAAAGAAAGTATTTGTATTAAAATATTCTTGGAATAAAACATCTAAAGTTTTATCAATCCCTTGAAGTTTTTCGTTCCCTTTCCAATTATATAAATGTTGTTCAATCGTCATTTTCTTTAGGGAGTGATCCTCCATGTAGTGGGCAGGCTGTACTATATATAAAAGTGTTTTCCATTCCCATATAGCCTTTCCCATATTCGTTATCCATTACAGGACAACTACACCCAAGCGCAATCGCTTCATCTGAACCTGGACTTGGTATTTTTTTATCTTCGCTCATATTATTATTTTAACGATTTATTTTGTCCAATACAACTCTGGCTTTTTGATGCAGACTTTCTCTCGAATTACTAAATGTTCCGTTCGTCTTTTTAGATGCTACCGCCAAGTGAATAAAATCTAATAGTAATGCATGCTCTTCCGCAAGTCTAAAACATTCTTTTTCCAATAGGGTATCACGTTGTGTTTCATTATAATTTTTTATCATGTATATATTATATCACGTATAATAAGAAATGTAAATAAAATAATACAATTATTTTCAATAACGTCGATATGGTGATACACCACAACTTGGTCTTGTACTATTATAGATATGATGATTTCCTCTTACTCTATAAACATTGGGAGCGTGATAGAATCTGTGCCCAGTTGTATAAAAGGATGCTGGTCGATCGCATCTTCCATTATATCTATTGGAACCATAATAACGATTATTATAGTAACTATTATTCTGCCCTGCATTATACGCTAATGCTCCAACAGCAACTGCTCCAACAGTAGCTACTACAGGATCAACGGTTTGAATAGGGCGGCCATATCTATCGTATGATGTAACACAACTACATATAGTTATACAAATCAAAGGTAGTAGCGCGTATTTTATTGTTTTCATTTGTTTTGTACTGGTATTAATATTACTTTTTCTTTTTTAAGATTTGATACTAAAGTCGCTAATCCAAGTATGAATCCAAAGTCATACCATCCTCCATTATTATACGGCTCATAAATTAAAATGTTATCATTAAACAAAGAGATTAACCAAGCAATAAAAACTATAAAACCTTGTAAGAATCCAATAAAGAAACCGGCAGGAGCGCTGTTATCAGATCCAGCTGAACAAGATGTAAAAAGTAGTGTTAGTATTGCTAAGTAAATTTTCATAGTGTTGGTACATTCCTAGATAGATACTTATAAAGTTCATGCGTTTTCTGAATATCATATTCCGCATTGTGAGCTTTTGATTCGTCCCAACCAACTCCAGCGCTTTCGCAAACAGTACCAAGTTGGAAATTAGGCAAAGCTCCTCGAACTCGTTGAACAAACCATGCAGCAGCTTGCATTACACAAATCGGGGGATTCCAAAAGAGAGAACCAAAGTAAGGATCATCCGCTTTTTTCCACCACTCCCTCATAAACTCAGAATCAAACTGCGCGTTATACGCAATGAAGTGCATCTTATCTTTTTTATTATATGCGTCTACGTGAGTTTTACAAAGGTCTATAAACAGTTGACGAGCTTCCAAAGATCCAAGTTCTAATGAATTTAAATATTCAAGAGATGCTCCAGTTTTATCCAATGCGCCTTGTTCAAAAGTTTGTGTCTGAAAGGGCCTGAATGATAGAGTCATTTCATCCAAAATATGTTCACCTGTTGGGTCAGTAATAATTGTAGCCAATTGGAATATATCACATTTATTGCGATCAAGACCTGTTGTTTCAAGATCGACAAAACATAGTTTATGGTTATATTTGCTCATTTAATTTTTAAGATTCATCATATAAAGGGCGATTGAGATATTACACAGGAGCTAGTATATAATCCTTACCGTCAATATTAATGATATTTTTGCTTGGTATTGATGGCTGAGGAGCTTCTTCTTCAAATTCAATAACAAGATCAAGTAATTCCTCTTTACTGTCAGCAAAGGTTTCTTCAGATGGTTTTACAAGATCTGAAAATTCATCTGGCATATAGGCCGCGAAAAAATCATTCATTGATTCAATTTTAATAATATCGCCCTGTTCATATCGAACCCATTCATCAAATTCATTTGCTCTATACTCAAGAATTTTTACAGGCTCTTCTGCTTCATTAATAAAAGGTTGCCATTGGCCTGTCCTAGTATACCACAACTGCCCTGAATTAGGACGAGTTAAAACTGGTGCTTCTTCAATAAATTCAGAGTGTGAATTATTATTATGTAAACGACCAGTTAGTCTAAAGCTAATGTAAATTAGCGCCATTGCACCTACTACCAAAAATGATAGGAGTGTTTCCATTGTCATATAGTTTTGTATATTCATATTTAATCAATTTGTGTTTAGATACTGTAAAGAAAAATGTATTCCTTTTCCAACCATCTGTATCTATTCTATCACAAAAAAGGCTATTTGTAAATAAAAAAATGAATATATTTTACTATGAACTTGCGGCCCATATTAAGCCAATATTGGCGGTTCCATAACTCATCCATATTAAAGCCCATGGATAATCGCCTTTTAGTATGTAAGATATTCCTACTATTACATACCCAAGCATACACATTCCAACAATACAATTTTCAAGATTAAGCATCAGATTCTTCTCCTTCTATATATGATAATATTTCAGGAAATACGTTTCTTAAAATAAACCTTTCTCTATATGCAGGATCTTTAATAGTTTGCCAAGTTGTATTAATATCGGCTTCTGCTTTTAACCACTTGTTGTTTTCCCTTTCATAATCATTGCAAGGCTGAACAATATTAGGCAGCCCATCAAAGCCAACTCCGCTAATAGCACGATCCAAAAATAACGATAAACCATCATTATTCTTTAACCATTCAAACTCATTTTGATATCTTACATCAGTAATAATATAAACAATATCTTCGTTTGATAACTTATCGCTAACTTTATTAATCCAATGCGAATCGTCGATGACTCTTCTAAAGTCAGTTCCCCACCAAACTAAGAATGGGCGAATTAATTTCTTTTCTTCTTTATCAGTTGTAAAGGCACTAATGCCTAGAGATGATTTAAGAAACTCGTCGGTTTCATATTTTAATTCATCAGCAAAAGCGAAGCGTTTTGCTTTAATGTTGCGCTCTTTTAGAAGTTCTATTAGAGCGTTACAAAAAGAATCTTTACCAACAGTAGCGTTACCTGAGATACCAATTATTTTCATTAGATTTATTATACCACAAATTTGGTATAAAGTAAATCAAAAAATAACTAATATTTAATCCTTTTTCAGGATATTAATAGTACCTACTAAAGATGCTCCTGCTGTAATAATAGCTTCTGCTTGGTCTGGAGCAAGGCGCCACCCTAATAAAGTAGCAACAGTAATAAGACCACGCCATGTACTTTCTTGTTTTAGCCTTACCATAACGTCATCATTAAAAAAACTATGCTTACATACAACAACAGTTGTTGGCTCTTTTATTTCTTCTTTTGTTTCTTCACTCATATTTTTATCCTCCAAATTCGTGTCCAGCAACACGTTTCATTTGTTTTTTAAACTAAGCTTTTTGCTTATCTTGAGTAGATTTAGCAAGGCCTTTACCATAAGCCTTGCTTAATTTATTTTCAATAATATATTCTTTAAACGATAAAATCATTTATCATTTTTTTGATTTAAAATCTTATTAGCAGCATTAACCAAAGAATCATTACGATATTTTATATGCGGCACGTTTTCATTTACAATAGTGTCTTCCATTAGAGAAAGCAATGAAAGAACATATCGACCTCCGCTCTTACGTTGATTAAACTTGAGTTTAGTTTCAGGAGTATCCTTTGCTTTTACTGTAATATAATCTTTACCCATTTTCTTAATTACTCCAAAGTTAGTTTTATCACCAACCTTCATACTTAGAGCAAGTTTAGTAATACGAGCAACTTCAGCATTCTCTTCAAGCTCAACGCTCTCAACAATCTTTCCTTTAGTTAAATCAAGTATAGTGGCCGTTCCCATTTCTTCTGGGTTCTTTTTATATTCAGCGCTGAGTTTTTTAGCTTTATCAAGAGTTGGAGCCGTATGATAAACTTGTCCTTTATTATTAAATACAAAGAACTTATTTTTTGTTTTAGTTCCTTTAGCGACAGCAACAAACTTATCAATTGATAAATCCAATTCTACAAGATCAACGCTCTCAATCATTTTAGTATCTGCTTCAAGATCATCAAAAATTTCACCGGCCATACGAAGATGCTTATACATTTCATCGTACTTTTTATTAAGTTCTCCATCTGAAGCATCGTCAAGTTCTTTATTTAAACGACCTCCAAGTTTAAAATGACCCATGATATCATTAAAAAGTTTAGTTCCTTTTTTAAAGTTAGCAGTCTTTATATGACGTAAGCCTTCATTCAATTCAGCGTCTTCGCCAACTTCAACCTCTTCATTCCTCTTAAAATCTTTATATGCTTTTTCTGCTTTAACATAAGCTTCTTTACGAAGTTTATCAATAAATTTTTGAACTTCTTTTAATTGTGCTGGATCAAGATTAAGTTTTTCTCTTTTAGCAAGAGGTATAAAATCTTTCATGACAGAATCAAGATAACCATATGCAAATGGATAATTGATTTTACTTGCTTCTGATATATCTGTATCTTCATTAAGCTTTATACTCTTGATGTCTTTACTAAGTTGTGTCATTTGATCAGCAGTCAAGTGAACATAGTTATCTCTCACACTTCTTTTTCCAAGAGTTCCTGCACCGATTTGAAAGGCCGTGTTTCTGCCCTTTAAAGGAGAATCAAATCCCATATTCCATCGAGTAATAACAACACCCTTTTTATTATAAACCTCGGTTGATTCGTTTAAAGTTTCTTCTGGTATATAGTCAGACTCTTCTTTTACAAGTTCTAAATCTTTTTCCTTTGCACCTGCAGCTCCAAGACGATACTTTACATTTTTTCTATTAACTGGTGTAATATTATAAACGCCATTTCCTGTCATCGCAATCACCGTATGATCTTCTCCTTTGTGCGGCCCCGCCAATGCTTTTACAATTGACCCTACTTTAATTTTTCCGTTTTTCATATTAGTTTCCTTGTCTTTTTGATAATTCTTTAGCAGCAAGTTTTAATGCCTGAGCGGATTTAAAGAATGCGGTTGCAAACTCTTTACCAGATTGATCTGCGATTTCCTTTGCGGTCTCTTCTTGATACTTTGCAAGAGTTGAAAGTAGATCTTCAATTACTTCAGCATCAGAAATACCGATATATTGATCCATTATACGTTGAACCGTTTTGGTTTTTGCTTTAACGCGCACTTGTTCTTGAATATCTTCTCTTTGAGTTTTTTGTTTTGCCAATCCTTTTAAAATTTCAGCAGCAATCTTTTTTGCTTCGGGATTTGTATTAGACTCCTTTGGAACTACACTAATAATATTACCAGTCTTTTGATCAACTTCAATATCATAAAAATCGTTCTCTTCAGATCCTAATGTTTTTTCAAATAGCATTTTAGCTGCCGCGTTAATTAAATGTTTCATATACTCATTTATTTATTTATTAAACCCAATAAGAGTCATCTTTATAATCTGCAGGAATAGGAGACATAGCTTCAATCTCATCAGACTTAGTACGAATACCTTGAATTGTTGTCCATACTGCTTCCATCTCTGCTCTATCAGATTCTTGTTCAGTAGTAAGTGTTCCCCCGCTTTGAATAATCTTAGTGTAAGTTAAATCGGTTGCGATATGGTTCCGCTGTTTCCATTCTGGGCAGATGGCTACTATTCTACGACCCGCTTCACTCTTAACTGCACTTGGATCTATTGGATCATCTGGCGCTGGTGTGCCATCTACGTTATAGTTGTCGGCATACGTGCCATCGTCTTTACGAACGCATAGCGACCAGTCATTTTGGATGAGTTCTGGGCGAGAATCATCAACTGCGAATCTTTCTCCTTGAGGATCTATGTATATTTTGGGAATCATGGTTACGGTAGTTTTCATTATGTTTCTATCTTAGTTCGTGCCAAGTCCCTAAAGTGCCAAATATTATATTCGCAGCTTCGCTCCTGTAGTAGACCAGTGCAGGAGTGGTAGGTATTACAGCTTGAACGCTAATGATTTCGCTAATTGATGAAGCCACTGAATTGTCTATTATCAGCCCATCAAAGCGTAGATCTAAAGCGCCAAATTGTGCGCTCGCAGTGCCTCTGATGGCTGCTACAATGGTTCGCCCAGTAAAGTTATTATAATTGGTAAAGGGACTGCGAGCAGAAAGAACATCCACCCACCCCTGCCCGTATCCTAGTGGAGCGTTTCTAGCCTTACAGGCTAGTGTTACTGTGACACCACTGACATTAGGCTGCTCTTCAAGAGTCTTGTTTGCAGCAGTCCATGTCTTGTTAGCGTGAGCGTCATTAACTTCGACAAGAGCGCCACTGACAATGTTGGTTACGGTAAACGCCTTGTCGTTATTGCCAGAGGTTGATCCCGTCACCTCAATGACATCACCGACAGCCAGTCCTTCTAGTAGACCGACACCATTTAGTGCTATCGTGTTGGTTGAGTTGGTAAAGGTTGCTGTGCCTGTGACTGATGGTTCTACAAACTTACCATTGCTAATTATATTACCAGCACCGAACTTAGCATCATACCAAGCGGTTGAACCGTCCTCTTTTAAGTTTCCTGCCCACTGTATTTCTAGGTCGAGGTCATCGACATAAGATCCACTACCAGTTGTCTGGAAGTCTATGATGTCAGTATAAGAAGTGGCGAACTTATTATTTGCTACAATAGTCTCAAGTTTTTCTCCTACTGTTCCCGTGGTCATACGTATAGCACCACCAGAAAGACTTGAGTCATAAGCAACGAAGTTATTACCTATTATTGAATGATTATGGGTGAACAGGGACGCTATACAGCCAGAAAATATATTGTTTGTGATTGAGGAAGTAGCAGACGCGGTTATGTTTACTCCTAATCTCGGAGCCCCGCTGCCATTAATTGGCGTACCGTATTGGTTAGCATTAAACATGCAATTTGAAATCAAACAAGTTTTACTATTTGTTTCTACGCAAGTTGCACAGCTACGGAAGAGACATGACTCAACTCGGGATCTTGCAATTTGAATTTTAACTGCGACGCCTGCCCAATATAAATCATCACCGATTGCAGTAGTATTCACCAAATCCCATTTCTGAAAAGTGCAGTCCTTGACAATCTGACCAGCTCCGTTCCCAATGTATATGCCAATATCGTTATAGTGAGAAAAGTTAACGTTGTCGTAAGTAGCACCCATTGCCAATGATAAAATTAAGTCGTTAAGGTTAGCCGTAGCTGTTGCCTCATCTCCGTCAGTTCCTCCATCAATATTGATGTTTCTGACTGTCACATGATCTGCGTTTGCATTGCAATACAACATATAGGTTGCCCCGGCTCCCGGAGTGGTATCGCCAGCCATTGCCGTTGTAGCTATTAGCGTTCCGTTCTGGAAGATGATTGGTCTGCTTATTAACAATGTGTCAGTTATACGATACAAACCACCAGCAAGGTCGACTACAGCGCATGCGCGGCGAGTGACGATAGTACCGGCTGTAGGACCAGGAAGTAGTAATTCAGCGGCGTCAATAGCGTCCTGTATTGCAGCACGATCATCCGCAACACCGTCACCCACAGTACCGTAATCTGTTACGCTAAAAGTCTCACGTAGCTTGGTTTCTACGTCCCTGTCTACCGCTCCCGTGCCTGCTGCTGTGTAAGCCACTGATTTCGCCAGAGAACTAGTAAGGCCTTCCCATGCTTTACCGTTCCATTTCCATGTTCTGGAACTTGCGGGATCTGTATATATTTCCCCAATAGTTGTTGGGGGTGGAAAATTAATAGCCATATTAATAGTTATTTATAAAATTTAATTGTCAACACCTTCGCCATCTCGCAGACGAGTGACATAAGGAAATCTTGGAATTCCATCTGGAGTTAAGTTAAAATAAGTACAAGTCGCATATGATCCAATATAAGTTTCCTTTTCAACTAGCAGGTTTTTTAGAAACTCATGATTACCTTTAATGTTTGAATGAAATTGAGTTCCATCACTTTTCTCAAGAACCATAAATCCTGCCATATTTGTTTTATTGCCTTTCCCTTCTTCAATAGAAACAATCTTATATTCTGAATCAGTAAAGTCTTTGCGCTTTAAAAGAGAGTTACTTCGCTTACGATCATATTTTGAATTAAGGCGAACCATGCCTCCTTCATATCCAAGTTCAATAAAGTCTTTGTAATTGTTATTAAGGTCTTCTTCAGAATCGTGATAATAAGTTGGAACTAATATAATACCACTTAGTTTATATTCATTACTAAGATTTACCATTTCTTTAAACCTATCAGAAAAGATAGTATCTTCTTCACAAAATCCGTCAACTGGAATAATATCATACCACCAGAACTGAAGTTTATCAGCAGAATCTTTTAGATCTTGTTCAGTTGGTTTTGTCTTTTTAGCTAATGAACTGATTGTATTAAAGTCTTCTTTATACTCATGATTATATAGTTCGCCATCCAATACAAGATTTGGGTAAACTTTAAATATTGGTTCTAATGATTTTAAAATATGTGGAATAGTAACCCATGGTTTTCCATTACGAGACTTTGCTCCATCCTTTGTAATAATAGCTCTCATACCATCGAGTTTTGGTTGAGTATAAACTGGATATTCAATTTTATCTTTTCGATCTTCCCACTTCTTTGCTAGCATTGCTTTAATAAAAAGAGTACTAACATCAACAGATTTTAAATCTGGAGTATAACCGCCATCAACTTTCTTTTTCCATTTAGCTTCTGCTTGGAATTTAGATTGTTCAAGTAAGCCTCTCTCATTTGATCTACCAACATTCATTGCAGTTACAGAATACCATTTTGATGTTGTAATCTTACCGCCAATTTGACCAGAATGAGTTCGGAATTTTCCTTCTTCATATTCAACAGTCCATTCGCGAAGAGCTCCAGTTGTTGCTCTGGAATATAATGTATCTAACTTCATAGTATTATTATATATTATTTATACATAGATGTAAATAAAATTAACTACCGTTATATATACTATATATTTAAAGTTACATGATTAAAAAAAATACTATAGAAAAAATTCCAGTGTTTTTTCACATACCTAAGAACGCAGGAACGTATGTATATAATAAAGCCTTTCATGTGATTAGATTATTAAACACAAAAGATCTAACAACATACAACTTAGCAGTCAAAAGAGAAGGCAAAACTGTATACCGTATAGTTTGCTCTGCAAAAAAAGAGCTGAATGACAAATATAAAGACGCAGGTTGTTGGATTGATAAAAGTGTTGACTATGAAGATCTAGATTTTAATGATTTAACTGTTTATTTTATAGTGGTATGCGATCTTAGTTTTGGTATATACAAAGAAGACATATACAAAAAACTAGACAAAAATACAAAATTTTATGAGTTCTTGGTTTTAAGAGATCCATATGAAAGGGTTTTGTCGCTATTTAGTTATTTAAAATCCTCACAATCCTCCCACGAATCCAAGCACGGTATTTTTGGCGACATGACATTTGTTGAATATTTAAACTCTCCTTATTTAGAGGGTTCTTGGCTTATTAGGACTTTACTACATATACCTAATAAAATACCGATAACTAGTAACGATTTCGAAAAAACCTGCGAAATACTAGACGGGTTTTTAATTGATGATATCACAGGTGTAGATAAACTTATTTCCAAAGTGTTATATACATGTTTAAACGTTAAGGATTGCAGCTTACCCCAACGATTACAAAATGTTATAAAACCTTTTTCAAATAAAACAAAGGAAAAGATTACGTATGATTTTAATTGTTTGAGCGAGGAAACTAAAGACAACTTCAACAACCAAACAAAGTGGGATCAATTATTATTTAACAAATATAAAAAAATATAAAACAATGTACATAACACCTAAAAAAAATATAGACATAAATGATTGTCGATTTTACCATACATTTAACTTTGATGGTAAAGACAAAATCAATGCGAAATGGGATCTTACAAACTGTATAGACGATTACCTTAGTAATTTTGATTTTAAAGGAAAGCGCGTAATTGATATTGGATCTGCTTCGGGTTACTTATCTTTTGAAATGGAGAAGAAAGGCGCTGATGTTGTTTCTTTCGATATGCCAGATGGTAGTTATTGGGATCACTTAATATATCCAGGCTATAATAAACCTAAATCAAAACCATCAGAAAGTCTTTTTAATAGTTATGAATATATTCATGAAAAACTTTCATCTAAAAACAAAATATTTAGAGCCAATATTTACGAACAGCTCCCTGATGAGATTGGTTATTTTGATGTGGCCGTTTTTGGAACCATGCTTTCTCATGTACGAGATCCAATTTTAACCTTAATGAATATACTTCTTAGAGTTAAGGATCATGCTATCCTAATAAATCCATTTCAAAATGAGAAACCGACTATATACAAAAACCACAACGGAAAAACATGGTGGATGCTATGTCAAGAAGATATTGAAAAAATAATGTTTGATATTGGATTTCAAATGGAAAAAGTTACAATAGTCAAACCAATGTTTGATGGAACTCCAAGACTTTACAAATCTATTTTATTTAAGAGATGCTCATATCACATAAACACAAATTCATAACAATTGACATACCCAAGACAGGAACCAAAACTCTAAGGGAGACATTTTTACCTGTTATTCCTATTGATGTTATTGGTAATCCTGGCGATTATCTTGATGATTTTTATCAGCATAGCACAGTGAATGCTTGTGAAAGAGGATTTAAAAAACGCGGTTGGGATTTTAATCAATATACCACCTTTTCGACTCTAAGAAATCCTTGGGAAAGATATGTATCTTTCCTTATGTATAAAATAAACAAAGGCAATGAATATAAAAACGCCACGGAAGAAGAGCTTAAAAATTGGAAACCTCTAAAAAGACTTCAGGGTAAAGAATGTGGCAGAGTATTTGATAACTTCAATAGAAATGAAGTAGAGTTTTTAAAGTTTATCATAAAAACAAACCCAAGTCAAGACAATTATGTTTTAGATAGTAACGATGAGATCGCTATAGATTTTCTTGGCAACCTTGAAGATTATAATAATCATTTTTATAAATTCTGTGATGCGGTTGGTATAACTTCAATCCCAAAACTTAAACACTCTAATAAAAGCTCATATAAAAAACCACATACTGAATATTACACTCAAGAGTTAATAGACATGGTTGCAGAGAAAGAAAAATGGGTAATAGATAAATTCAATTATAAGTATAACTAATTAAAAATGTTAATTAATAATAAACATAATGTAGTTCTACACTTTGACAGGCTCGTTTTTAATATCGGAAATATACCAATTGTCTTTCCATCGTAACCAACTAATAACGTTATCGGTATCTCCATCACATTCGATTTCAATAATATCTCCAGTCTTTGGATTCTCAGAAAAAGATAATAGATATTGATTAACAATGACCTCTTTTAGTTTTTCCTTTATTGAATTAATTTTTCTTTTACATTCCCAAAAGTCATATGATTCAAAACTAGAACAATCTCTAGGAAAATATGAAATAATCGAATAGGGATATTCCTCGCTCGTCATTATAACGCTTAGTTTATCAATTGAGATTTCCATTACCAATCTGCGTTTTTTCCACGAGTGTCTATATGTACAAACCCTCGATAAGTTCCTATGCCGCCTTTAAACGTTTTGTTATCTCTTAGTACTCTAGCGGCTTTAGCAACTCGCCAAGAGCTTTTATTAAATACAACATCAACGGCTTGATTCGTCATATGGTATGATCCTATATTACCATGAACTGCTTTGTTATATTCGGGACTTCTATATGCTGAGACTATCTCTTTAACCGGTAATCCAACCTCATTACATAACTTATCAATAACCTTAAGTGTTGGGCCAACCTTCTTCCATAACTTCTTTGGTGGTATAGAATTTCTAACTCTACCGCGCGTTTTAAAGTGTGGAGCAATTACCATTCTTGGAGTTATATTTTTTAAGTTTAATTTTAAAATATAATTCGCATATCTATAAACATCATTATTTAAAATAAACCATTCATCAGGAATTCCTTTTACTTTTTTATTGTAATCTTCATGACGAATAAAAGCACTACCTACTGGTAAATTACTAATAAATAAACTTGAACTTGTTAAACCAAATAACTTTAAAAATTTACGTCTAGGTTTGTTCATAACTTTATTTAGTACGCTCTATAATTTCTTTTTCTATACTACCAATAATCTTTTTATAAGTAGGAATTAAATAAAGAGCCTTTACTCCAAACTTTTCATCTAATTCTTTCGCAGTCTTTTTATTACTTAATTCTTTTAATCGTTTTTTATGGTCTTCTAGATCTATCCTTAAATCTTTTAATGATGTTTTCATAATGATATATTTATTGTTATTTAAGATCCCTTCGGGAACCTTCGGGGTTTAGTTTTTAAACCTTTATGGTTTCTTTAATAACTCATAGTTATATTATACACTAAGAATAGAATTATGTAAATAAAAAAATGTAATTATTTTAAATACTTAAAGTTTAAAATCTTTTTATCTTCCATTCTTTTCCAAATCGCGGCAACTCCAATTTGTTTAGAACGAGCTGTGCTGCTCCACTTTCCATCTGAGACATATTTCCCAGGCTTTTCAATAGAAGTCTTAGCATAAAGATATGGCGAAGGTGTAGATCTATGGTACCTCCAATAGCCAGTTCCATTATAACCTTCAACTGCCCAAAGAGTATCAAATAAGTATGCCCAACGTTTTTGACCCATCTTATCATAGCTTAATGCGTCCTGCGCACTTTCTACCCACGTAAATGGCGGAGCGCTGGTTTTAGGTCTACCTTTTGGTACCCAACGAGTTCTACCATATAATGGAGACCCTTCATGTAAATGGTGTTTAAATGATCCACCACTTTCCATATTATGAAGGCTGGCAATAACATACCAAGGAACATCTGTTCTACTATCAACACACTTATATAGTTTTTGATTTAATAAAATGCGTCTAACAACTTTATCAACTTGTGGTATATATTGCTTCTTAACTTCTGCATTAAGAAAACGCTGTACACGCAAGTCCGCTCCCTGCTCGAAAGCAGGAAGGGACCCAGTTAGTAAAGTCAGTACAATTAAAGTAATGAAGAAACGCATAGTAGTGTAACAGCGTAAGATACGAATGTTGCAAACCAATAATGTAAAAGCTCAGGCGTT